TATGGTGTATTTGAGATTTCTAATTTAGTTACGAAAGAACAAAAATACTTATTTCAAATAAACTTGTGAAACATTTAAACATAATTGTTTTAATTACATTTTATAAAAAGTTGGTATTATATATTTAGGCTTGAATCGATAGGATTATAATAAAAAAATATATTAATGTTTAAATATAATTTATTATATATATATATGTACAACTTAAAATATAATACATAATTTTATAAATTTTAATTTATTCAAATATGCCCAGTTTGTGATGCTGATGATTAGGTTTGAATGGATGTTTTTCTTCCCTACCATACTCTTCGTCGTATTCATAGTCATCGTTGTTGTCATCTTGTTGCTTGCCTTTTACATACTTGACACTCCATTCATTTTGCGGTTGTTTGTTCAGATAATGTAAACGATTGTTGACTTTTACTACGCTAGATTCATTGCGCGACGACAGCAAACCACAGCAACAAGTACACGCGTCTGAACACAAACCTGGGCATAGCAGTTTATAGATTCTATACACAATCAAAAATACTGTTAGACAGGCCATAGTTATTAAAAACGCTTGTGCTGCATGACAAGTGATCGGTGTAAAGCTAATCAACCAACAAAACGTGCTTTCTTCTTTGTTGGACAATTCCGTTTCTTGAGCGTTGAAAACTGTATTGTTGTTCATTCGCTGACGAAGATCAATTAATCGTTCAGTCATTCCCTGTAAGTTTTTGTGATCTAAATCAGTATTGCTACGTAATGACTGTATTTCCAATTTGTCTAAATCTCCTAACGCGGCGCTCAGGTTAAAGTAGGTCGAAATGGGCACAGACGACACAGAAAACAAACTATTTTTAAGCTGATGCAAACTCAATTCTACTTTTTTAGTGACTAATTTACAGGGACGGGTGACATTTTTACCGCTGATGGTGCCTGTGCCGGCGGCAATGATTAGTGGTGATATATTCATGTCTTTGCCGCAATCAAACGTGATCTCTGTGTCTTTTTGCAACACATAGAGCCAATTGTTGTACTCGGAAATTGGGTAGAAAATTTCTGTGTCAAATTTGCCAACGCGCACGTCACAGTCTTTGTGCACTTTGGTATAGTCGTCTTCATTTTTGAGCAGAATTTTAATGTCACACAGTGTGGCTTGACTGGAATCGTAAATAATTTTTGGCGCAAAGCACAGCAGATTTTCTGTGGTCATTTTGCATATTTTTGGCGCATCGTCTTCCAAACGCACATAATTTCGTTTATTAGACGACACTCCAAGATATTTACTGTCCGGCACAATCACGGCACACTTGCCGTCGTTGTTGCAATACGGAATAGGAATCACTTGGTACACATCGTAAGTTTGCTGGTTGATCAGCGGTATTTCCAACACGAACAATAGTTTGCGATCGTTTGTAATAAACACGTGCGTTTTAATGATGTGGTTGTTGATGAGGTCGTGCATATTCTCCAGTTTTAGAGGCACGGGCCAAGTCAATTTTAATGGGACGTGAGTTGTTACATCAGTCATTTCTTTTAACAAACGTTCGGGTGTCATCACCATAGAATTTATCTTGTTATTTAAAGCGTCATCTACAGCTCTGTCTAAATTCGTGTATAGGGTGTCAATTTCGTTTATTTGTTCCAAAATGAGGGCCACTTTAGCATTGATGTACACACACAAATCAGCCCGTTGTTCTTCAACACACTGCTTGTGTTCTATGAATCGGCTAATAGAAATCATTTCGTCCGTCAATTCTTTTACTTGTTGATTTAGAGCGTTTGACGTTTTGGCCAGCCTGTGCAGCTCGTCGGCATCGTTGCTATCCATTACGCCAAACAAAAACTTGTCGACAGTACCGACAAAATTTAGAATTCCTCGTTTGGCGCGATGCCGAACGTCGCCGCCGTCGACAGCTTTGAACGGATCGTCGGTGGTCAATTGCATGGGCGCTCTGTCGCGTTTGTGCGAGATTTTATCGTCGATGTCGTTGTGATGTTTGACCAGAGTCAGAATGCGTTTTAAGATAAACGAATCAATTTCTTTGCGCACAATCTTGGCGGTGGAACAATTTTTAAACTCTGGCCGCTTGTCGATATATCTGATTAGCTCGTTCGTTTCCGAGTACAGCGAGTTCAGTTCAAAAAATATGTCGCCATGGTCCATTTCAATGATAAAGTGCCAAACGTCTTCAACGAATTGCATTTTGTTGATTGGCTGATAGAAAAAACCTGATGTATGAGGCAAAGGATGAACGTCAATTACGTCTTGAGGTCTAGAGACCGTGATCGCAGACACTAACGATACGGTCCAGACCATAGCTATAACTCTAGCCGGTAAAAGAATATTGATCGCCATCTTGTAAACTATTGTGATTCAAACAAAATTCTCTTGCAATGCCCGTTAAACAGCACGCTGTAAGTTATATACTAAAACAGTAGTAGAATTTCATTAACGATCAACCAATCGTCGTCTCCGTTCTCTTATTAGATTATTAGAGATAACCCAAATTGACCTCATATATGTTTTTTGTGAATACAATTATCATAAATTACTCGAACCGTGACAACATCATGACGCCATCACGGTTGTTATTTTTAGCGATGTCGTGGTCGATCATGTGGTCGGTGTCGTGGTCGTTAAACGTTAGCAGTATCAACGACTTGATCGATAGTGTGTGTGTTCCCGTGAAATTTGCAGATGCAAGATGCGACGGAAACATGTTAATGAAACAAATTGACCAGCAAATCTTTAATTTTCGTTCAACTGAAGACCTTGCCTTGTACGCGTCGTGGTTGCGACTTATGAACAATTTGGAATACTATAAACTTCATGATCCTGAACAACTGATAGATATTATAGCTTACAACAATGACCGTTTTGCTTTAATAAACTACAACATCACCAGATTGATGAAAAAAGAAGCAAGTGAAGTGTTCAGATGGGTGGCGGACACGTGGACTCGTTATCACACAACGCACAATTATTATGTCTTCAAACAAACCCTACCATCGTTTAGAAATTTTTTCAATACGTTTGTGCTATGGTGTGATGAAGATCCTGCTTACTTCCTAACTACAGCTTTGTACGCTTTCCGAAGAACCCGTGAATCGTATCAATTTACCACTCACTTTAGAAGCATCGACGATGCCGCTGTTGAACTTGTTGTTCTTGCTAATGAATATCCACTGTTGGGCCTGGAAAAAGAGTACATACAACAATTGTTTTACATAAATTATGTAGTGCATATTAAAGATATTGTTCAACGTCGGCGATTTGGGTCTCTGTATATTGCTATGTCACCAGACAACATTCTGCCTAAGACAGTTACGTTTAAAGAGCAAATGCTCGCGTTTCATGTCCACCATAATGTTGAAAACGATACAGTCGTGGATGCCATGCGCAACGAAACCGAATATGTCTTCAAAAGTTTTGTAGAATCGTTTGAGCGAGTCTCAGTGCATTACAACTATACGCCGACCGATATTAATGTGTACGTGCACGAATCCAAAAAGCTGTACACAATTTACGGACCGTTGTGGAACATTGCTACGGACAACGGCGGCTACACACACATCAACCCCAGAACTCGGAATATTGAAAGCCATGTGTATTTTGAAAACGACATCCTACCTAGAAACTATGGCCACGAATTGCACCACGCCATTCTGTACTCTGTTACGTCTGTGCATTTGATGCCCGCTTGGTACGTAGAAGGAGCAGCCAACAGGTACGGCAACAGAGATTGTTACGAATTTGACCACAAAACGTTGAAGATGCATCAACATACACGTATTGAAAAGATAGTCCAGGCGTCGTACACCTCGTCTGCCCTTGTTTACGGTATGGGTAGCGCGCTAGTAGCATTCCTTAACGAACAACAACCGGCCATATTCCAGACTATGGCTAACACTAACAATTATACTCTAACAATTACACCAATGCTTGAAAAAGAATTTAACATATATAAACAAAACAAGATTTTAGAATGCGAGATGTATTTGAGAAATAGGACAGCATCTATGTCGTCGCAGCTTCAGTCTACTTCGCGTATCAACGCATACCTTCAAGTGCAACTAGACTATAAAACAGCCATTAATAACACCAATGTGTTTGCCGAATGCACTAATTACATTCAAATAAATTTCGAAGATGTTACATTTATTATGACGCCTCACAAAATCATAATGGCAAATGTGTATACTAATGATTCAAGATCTGTGTCATTTGCTCAACACGAGATACGTTTCAACAGGCACAAATTGAGTAGATTCGATTACGACTGGTTTCTCAACGGCTTGATCAAACAAACCCTCATTTATTTGGGTGATGTGTACAATTATATTGGAATTGATAATACTGCCTACAATTATCGACCGGAAACAATATTTTGCCAAAAGCAAACGCAAAACCCTGAACTAGGAATCATAGAGTTTGTATCGAAAACGAACGTTTGGAGTAATTTTTTCAACAACATGACAGTTGCTGAAGCGCGACAGCACATCAGAAATTTTGTCAAAAGTAAAGAAGATTGCGCTACATTTTTGAATCCGGTTGTGGTGAATGATGATATTGCGGCAAACGTGCCTCAATACCTGAAAAATTATGCATATAGAATCAATAATGTGGTTACTATTAATATACTAAATAAACGCGATGTGTATATAAAACTTGATTTCAGAAACAACACCATTTTACATCTAGCCGCATTACACAATCCCAACACATATGTACAACTTTCAAACCAATTTTCTAAAGAATGTAATAGTCTTTTGAATTACGACAATTACACTAGCAATCAGTTGTACCAATTTTACAATAACTACAAATTGTCAACAGGTGTGGTTAAAGTTAAATATTGTTTTAAATATATCAAAACGCAACCCAAGCAAAATAGCTTAGTGCCGAATATTATAACCACATTATTGCCGGCTAAAACAACATTTAATTTGACCACAATTATCCCTAAGTATATTAATGATGATAACAAAAATGTAACAAGTAGTACAGATAATGATAACGAAAATGTAACAAGTAGTAGTACAGATCAACCTGTAACAATTCGACCTATTGCTAAACCAATAATTTCGTCTGTTCATTTGTTGTCTACGTTTACTTTGGCCATTTTAACCACATACAATTATGTCAGTGAGAATGAAAACAATAAAAGCAACAATAATAATAATCAAAACTATAAAACTCGCTTTGTGCCAGTAAAGTTAGAATCCGATCGTCTAGTGCCAGTGAAGCTGGAATCTGACCAAAAAGTTTTTGGTAATGACGAAAATGAAGAAGAAACATTATATTTGAATGATAATACAACAGCGCCTTGGACAAAAGAAGCAATAGCTGCTGCTGCGGCTGCTGCAGTCGCACCGTCAAATATCTCGTATATTAATATAAACAAAAACGACATGTATTTTGTGTTAGCAAGTTTTTTTATTGTATTAATACTGGTCAACATTACATATATAACGATTACAATTGTAATATACGCAAAATGTTGTGCTATAAAAAAAACTACACATATTAACAAAAATACAAAACACAAGTTTAACAAAACAAAATTTTATTCTAACAATAGTATAGAAGAGAAAAGTGATACAGAAGCAAAATTACATATGTTTGAATAATAAATAATTTTACAATAAATTAGCCTATTATTTTCCTAGTATTACTACTGCTGGTTTGCTGCTTAGTGCTGCCGACTACACAACCCAATCACCTTCATTAAATACAAAAACAAAATCTACACACATTATTAATTCACCAGTTGTGCAATCAATAGGAGCCCAACGTGACACATTAATTAGTTTCTTTTTTTCTTTCAACTTGTTACTTCTTCTGTCCACGTTATCTAACATAAAGTTAATGTTACTAGTGGTTTTGTTACAGTGTATCACATCAGTGTGACTAAATTGAGACACATCCGACAGTTTCAGCAACAATTCCAACTCAGAATCGCTTACAGTGTGTATGTCCAAATGATTGCGATTAAACAAGCTTCTCTTTAAATTTATAGCCTCATGTAAATACATTTTCAACAGCGTTTCCGAACCCATAACGCTGGCCATTTTCTTTACATTAAGTTTACATTCTGGACGCAATGCACGCACGCGTGACACATTGAACGGCACAGTTAGAGATTCATCGTTTTCGCACATAAAGCCGTCAAAAATAATCGGAAAATTTTTATCAAGCGCATTTATTAGCGACACGTTACTGTGTCCGTGCTGAAATGTCGCTTGTACAAACTTTTGTTGAGATTCAACTACAATCCTCACTTTGGCGTTTAATATTTCTCTATTTCGTACCACATACCAACACTTGTATTCAATGTCTGTTAGTTTTAATACTTTAGCGCAATGAGCTATCGTTTCGTCGAAATACACTTTGATATCATAGGGCAAACAAGTGGTCAAAACATTGGCGGTTGTCATCGTGGCGATAATGTTCACATTACACACAGTTTACTCACTGCATACAACTCTTGTTAACAACTAAACATTTGTCTTATGTCTAGCTCGAAACAATCGGCTTCGTGAGTGCGTTGAAACATTATCGTATTCATATTGTTGACCAACATAAAATTCTTGTATTTGGCTTTTGCCACGCTTAAACACACAGACTTGTCCACTTTGGGATCAATACTCGGTTTGTATATAATTACCATTCCGGGCGATTCGTCTATCTCGTTGCCAGTCGGTGGTTTGGTTCTGAACACAAACTCGTTCTGATGCCTCATAATGCAAATAAATTGCTGAATCTTGTTGCGGAGACGAGTAATTTTTCGATTTTTCTTGGCAATGTCGGCCCTTAATCGTTGTATTTTTGCCTTGTATTTCTCCTCATACTCCATCGACATGTGCTTTAACATTTTATTTAAACGTAGATTGCTCTGTTTGAGCAATAGCACAGCGCGCGTAATTTTTTTCAAGTTTTCCACAGACACTGTGTGAAATTCAGGTTCAGTTTGCTGTTGCATGCTTTTGATCAAACTTTTATTCCTCAAAGTGGACATGATGTTACTATTACAATTTGAATATGATAATGCTGCGTGAAACCGGCGGTGAGCGTTTATAAACGCCGCGTCGCCGCAATTGACTGTGACCACCCACCACATGCGGCGAGGTTTAATTACAAACGCGTCATAGTTTAATCAATTTTATTTGCATAAAAACACATTACAGGAAATTGAATAGCACGTTAGGCTATTACGCGTTACACAAATGACAGCCTGATCAAATGTTGAAAATGACTCATAATACTGGCACACAACAAAGGCACAAATATGTATGACATCACGTAATCACTAAGACTTGTGTTGGCCGCTTTTGTGTTCATATACAAGGACTTTGAAAAGTTTTTTTGCTCGATCACGCGCTCAGTATACCAAACGGCAGTGTGCTCTACAGACATAGCTCGATGACGCATCAAATGACGTAAATCTCTTAAATTTTTGCGTATCATTGGTGATTCAACCGCATTCTTGATGGCTTGCGTCAGCTGCGAAGCGGATACGGTTTCTGTGTCAACAACCGTGCCCACGCCTAGTTCAGCAAGCTTATACGTATTGTACGCCTGATCACCCATCATTGGAACACCTACCATCGGGACTAACGTGTCGATTGCCTCATCCACTGATTGCACACCGCCCTGTGTAACAAACGCCTTGATGTTTTTATGTTTCAGCACTTCCATTTGATCGTACCATTTCTGAACGTACACGTTGGCCGGCAGGTCGTCAACGTTGTAGTCTCCTTCATATTTCCACAAAACATTGTACGGCAACGATCTGAACGTGTCCACCAGCATGTGAACAAACTCGTCGTCAATGTCAGCAGTTAGTACGCCTGAACCGAAACTCACGTACACTGCGCCTTGTGTAGACGAATTTAAAAACTTTTCCACGCCTGCGTTAATTTTGCGTTTAGCTAATTTTTGCTTAGGCGCTTTCAAATGCAACTGACCCAAATACTGAACGTTTGGCGGAACTGGACGATTGTTGTCAAATAAAGGATGCACGTTAACAAACAACAATTTCACCTTAGAGCGCAACTCGTAAACGTTTGGTGTGTCGACTCCAAATTGTAACCGAAGCATTTTAGTCTGTTCTTCAGCCAACAAATTAAATTCGTTTTGCAGTCGTAACTCTGTATAGATTTCGTTGATCATTTGCCATGTGGACATTGTGCCAAATTTACTTCTCCACATGTTAGGATAAAACACTGGATGTCGGCTCACTGCGCCCGTAGTTTCAAAATTTTCCGGAACTCCGTATCCAGATGATATCTGAATTACAGGCACATCACCCGCTATACCGCCGCTAAACAAGTGTGCAAAAACCAAGGAATAATCCAGAAACGCCTCGGTGACAATCAAATCAAAATGTTGTTGGTGTCGAGTGGCAATAAAGTGTTTCACTTCAGGCGTATTAAACTGGTCACGCATCATGTATAAAAGAGTTTTGTAGTTTGTAGCAGTCACTGTGCTGCTGTCCGCCACCACACCCCTTTTCTTCAACACCGGCGACGACTTGATGAGCTGCATATAAGCGCTGTCACCTAAGCTGGCATTAATTTCAGTAATATTGTATTCTTGTTGATCGGCATATGTGATCCGGTCTATGCTTTTCACCACTACTATTTGATGACCTTTGGATGCCAGCAAATGTACGTAGGCTTTAAACACGCTGTGGTGACTATACGCCGGTGTTGGGAATACGCACAAAATTCTCGCCGATCGTACCGATGTCGGTGTCGTTGAGAGCAACATCAACGGTAAAGCTAACAATAGAATCGACACGTTGTATAAAATCATTGTACAACAATAATTTTCGCACTGTATTAAAGTACAAAGTACAGACGACTTGACACAACTAAAACAATGGTCGGAATGAGGTTAATGGGTCGGTGACACATTTATACGGCACCAAGTGTATATTTTTAAATCATCGCGTCACCATATAGTTGAGTTTTTGAATAGTGATTTTGTCCAAAGCCGCTACGGTCGACAAGGAATCCTCGCGACCCATCAAAGTGCCAGTAGCGCCTGAATTTATTTGCTGATCATTTTTTTGTTGTGCCGACCGAAAACATGAATGTAACATTTTGTGCAGGCGCGTTCTAATCGAGTATATGAAAGCCATAATCAGCACTAGCAAAATTATACGAGAATAACTATAATCAGCCACTTCGGTCTGTTGTATCTTGCTTATCTCGTTCATTATCAGCACCAACAACCGATCTAGCTCGTTGTTACTGATAATTGTCGTATCTTGTGATGATTCAGTCATGTTGAACGTCATACTGAACTCTCGTGTATAATGATTTGAATATTAGATTCGGAAAGGCAGTTGATTTGCCAGTTCCACTTATGTCTCACATAAGTCAACTTGTTCAGTCTGTAGACATGTTGTACACCAGACAACAGGCTCAGTTAATGTGGGACGCGGTGCCGTATAACGATAGTCGAGAGTTTGCCTTCTTTACAGGCAATAAGTGGTTGCATCCTAAACAGTATTTCGCAACGTGTGAACAATTTTACGATTTTATCAAGACACATTTTGTGAAAGATGTCCATGTGAAGGCGTTAAACGACAACGGCGGTCGCGAATGGGTAATTGATGTTGATTTTAAAGATCGAGATGAAGCGGTACTACTTGCAAAGATATTGTTGGCCAAGGATGTGTTTGTCAACTTTTTTGGAGACAATGTGAGTCGAATAATGCATTCAGGCAACAGAGGGTTGCATGTGTGGTTAAGAATCGATCGATTCCGACTCAGCGCCGACAGGAGTGTCCGACAAAAATACTATAAGACCTTTGTGGCGCCAAAGTTTGTGCGGATGTCACAATTGCAACCGGGCAGCTTTGCACATGCTATACATCAGGCTGTTTTGTCAAATCCCTCGATAGTGCAACAGTATTTTAGCAGCAAATCGATTGAAGAAACGCTATTATCAGTTTGGCCGGCCGTAGATCAGCACGTCTTTTGTAACTTTAATCAAATTAGAGCACCGTTTAGTTACAATTTTAAAGGACGCAAATTTTCATATTCGTTGTTGTGAAGAAAAAAACGTGTGTAATATTGTTGGGTGTGAACACTTGTAAAACTAAACTGTAATTTCAATATGTTTAATTTGTTGACTAGATTGTTTAATTTTTTCTGCAATGATTCAGAGTCCGAATCTGTTGAACAAACAACACCACCCTTGCCGCAAAAGACAGAATTGAATACAAAATTTGATAAAATTCTGGCTAATACTCCTAGTTCGCATATAGTTCTGACTACAAAACTTAAATTTGATTGTGTAGAATTTCGATTACGTTACACGTACGTGGATGATTGTGTTTGGGCGATTATAGTGGATTTGCTTAAAGGCCTTGACATTGACGCCGCACACCTTGATTACGTGCATCCCGACAATGTGAAAACATTAAATGAATTAATATTTAAAAATTCATCCAGAGTTGGTGGCAGCCTGAAATGCATCAACAGTATGGGCTGTGTGCAAATTTTAAAGTCTTGCAATAAACTGGACTTGGCCAACGACTTGATTGATGCCATTAATTCCTTGAAACCGAACACCAACAAAGTCGATGTAGCCGTTGAGAAGCGACAAAATTCTAATGAATCTATTGAGCAGAAACTGGCCACAATGATGGAATATATTGAAAAGTGCAACAAAACACTGGTGGATACTAACCAATGTTTCAAAAACGAGATCATTAACAAGTTTAGTGTGTTGGACACAAAAATTGAGAACTTTGAAAATCAATTGAAACAAGTCAACGAGAAAATAGATTTACTCAACAATGTTGAACAGTTGTATCAAACACTCAAAGAGCATCACAAAAACAAACTTGTCAACAGCAAAGTGGTGACGGCAAAAGCGGACTCGACCACATCTTGCTTGTCTTTCCTCGACGAATCGCACCGGCAAGAAGATCAAGGAGTGACCAGTAGCAATAACTTTACTTCGAACTATAATCGTTATGAAACCGTAAAGTTTCCAAAGGATATGAGTAAACATCCAAGGTTATCGGTGTTCGTAAAACCTTTAAACGAAAACAGCACTGCTGTAGCATTTTTGTCTGGTCAAAAACGACACAATTTATTGGGCAAACGTAAGTACAACAATATGGAGTTGGTGTATGACAGTATACATCCTAATCCACAGTTAGCGGTACATTGCATTAACGAAGAATTGGACTCTAAACAATTTGAATATCACAAGAGAACTAGACGTTTGTATCATGTTCAATGTGGCGTCGATGTGGTTAAATCATTTATCAACGAAAATTTGTAATATAATTTTAATCTTTTATATAAACAGGTTATTTGTATGTTAATTTTGTAAACTAATTGTAATAAAAAACACAATAAATAGATAAAATCTTACAAGTTTGTATTTATTTTATTCATTCTGTTTTCATTTTTCACACAGACAAGACACGTTAGCGAGCGAAGCTTGTATAATGCATTTAACGCTATACAATTTTGCTGGAAAAAATATTAAAGTTAGACAATTGAAGATAAAAGACATAAAATGGTTTGTGTTTGTACACTTTATACCTGTTTTGGAGTTTTCTCAATACAATGCTATAAAATTGGTATATAATTTTGTTTCGTTAAACAACTATAAAATGCTGAGTTCATTGACAAATTTCCAAGTGGAAGACAAGTATACAGATACACATGTTGGTGACAGCGGCGAAGAGAACAACGAAAACGACATTTTGTTAATTAACGAACAAGGATTGACAGAATTGCTGCTGATATCTCAGTGTCAATACGCAAAACATTTTCGTTACTGGTTAGTCAATGTGCTCACCTCAAATACCTGTATAGGCGTTTTAAAAGAGTTTGACATGTGGCTAAACGAAGAGACTAATCAACAAACGCTTAAGACTCAAGTGTTACAAAATAAAAATGATTGCGTGGTTTATGTGATTACCTCAGAGTTGTACAAAAATGTGTACAAAATCAATTGCACATACGATATAAATCACAAGCTGAAAGAACTAGACAGACATTCTGTATACGATCACACTGTTGTTTCAATATACGAAACCACAGATGAAATGGCTCATAAACTTCTTCGACACTTGTACGATGTGTACAAATCTCAACGAATCAGACGGGATTTTTTTAAAATGAACAAAACTCAGTTGTTTGAGTTACATAGAAGATGTATGTTGTTTCTGAACACCAATTGCACAAAAATTGAAGAAGAACAAGAGTCTGAAGTGTAAACTGACTAATAACATACATAATCTGTAAGTTAGCTCTTGTATTTTAAATAAATCATAATACTAATGTATGTGTGTTATTATTGTTTCACCCTAATCACCCTGATCATATAAGCATGTATCTGATGATTTTTCTGTTAGTCGTGTTGTTGATGATAATCGTTGTGATGGTGACCACCGTCATACAACAATTGTACATCACACACAAGCCGATTGTCATTCCCATAAAGAAATTCGATAATGACGAATCGCTATTAATTAAACCTCCTACGGAAATAATTATCGAAGGCAACCAACACGAATGCCACAAACAGCTCACTCCTTGTGTCTCGCACATTGATTGCGACAAATGTCGCGAGGGCCTCGCCAATTGCCAATATTTCGACGAACAAACAGTAATCATGCTTGTGGATCCAAACACTAACAAAGAAGTACAACACATCATACAACCGGGCGAATCCTATTGTATGGCACTGGACAGAGAGAGGGCACGTAGCTGCAATCCAAACACTGGTATTTGGTTGTTAGCCGAAAGCGCAACAGGATACACTCTGTTGTGCACTTGCTTACAACCCGGTTTAATAACACAATTAAATTTGTACGAAGATTGCAATATTAGCGTAGGCTGTCAACCAAACGGTCATATATTTGATATCAATGAACATCCTTTGAGGTGTTTATGTGAAGAGGGGTTTGTTGCTGATTACAACAACACCACGGAAACACCTTTTTGTCGACCGCTCAAAGTGCGCGACGTAGTGTACAACGAGGATTTTTTTCCTCGAGCACCTTGCGCAGACGGAATGGTTCGCATCGATCATCCCGCGCTCGCCGACACGTACCGACGAGAGCTGCGATTAGGCGACATATGTGTAGTGGATCCCTGTTCCGTGGACCCGGTGTCTGGGCAACGCACAGCCGGGCGATTGCAGTATTACCACAACGAAAAGGACAAAATAGAATACAAGTATTGTCATTGCCCCATAGGACGCAATCTTTTTCCCGTTCACTCCAATTTACCATCCATGATAGGAGAATCCACCAGACCTGTGGTCAACGCTTGTATAATGCCTTTCAACACGCACATACTAAACATTCCGCGAATCGATTATCGTGTATTTTGGGGACGAGACGACGAGTATGTGTCGGACGATGAGATCGTGGCCGTTGTCAATAAAGACGTTAATGTTATGAGCCATCAACGGTACGAGAATCTACTAAAACCTCTGCTTAGAAGAAACCCTCAGTCCATCGACGTTTCGTTTGAAAAATCATTAGTATTCAAAGTTAGCACAGCCCATCAGGTGTTCATTTTGGAACGAGTCTCTGACAATATTTCAGAGCGTAGTCTATTTGAACAATATGTTGCAATAGCTTCGAGAACAGAGAGGCCGTGTTTTGGCATAAGGTCTTCGGCGAGCAGGTGTATTAACGACAGTTCGTTTAAATGCATCAATCGGTACCCAGGGTCCACGGTGTGGCTGGCCGAAACGCTTAACAACGCGTGGTGCGTAATCAGCCGGCAAGGATGGGCCATTAGGATTTGGAGTTCTCCGACTCGCTACCCAAGAGGCCAGTTTCCGATGGTGTTCAATTTCGACATTAAATTTGTTTACGAAATGCCAGATATACGGTTTTCTTTCATGACCATTACCACAGGCGTCAATGTGACTGATGATGTAGATAATCTGGTGGTGCTCATGACGACTTACAAAAATTACACTGTTGACTAAACGTTTGTGTTAAATCTGTGCATACAGAATCAATATAAGTGTAGAATAGCAACAAAATGAACAACAATCTTGCGATCCAGCTGGCCACAGAACACGTTCAGGCCAATATGTGCAGAAAAGCCATTCAATGTTACCTAATGGCCATTGAGTATGTAAAAAATTTCAACACTACAGCCTTAGATTGTGTTGTGGATCAATGTAAACTGGCAATCAACGATCTTCGTCTGTACATTCAGGAAAAACAACTGGGACTTACTAAATTGTTCATGATCAACCAACATCAATGCTACAAACAATAAAAGAGTTTAAATTGTATTCACTTGTTTTATTGATACAATATTCAACATTATACATGTATTATTAACGATTAATTATTGAACATTTATTGTTGATCGTGAGGCTATTCACGTAGAACACACTGCGAGGAGCAGAAGTTGAGAGACTGGAGTCATTCGTCTTGTCGCTGCGGTCATCGTGATCATGATCATCGTCGATTTCTTTTTTTCTCTCCAACAAGTCTTCAATAACTGTTTTAAGGGGCGAGTGAGTCGTGGTCATCATGACTGTGGTCGGTAACTTTAACGTAGTAGTAGTACGGGGCATGACCGTGGTCGTTGCCGTCGTCGTCGTGGGTAACAAATGGATGCTCAGAGAGGGTTCGGTGTCTTTGCTATAAAAATTTTTCTCCACGACTCCTTCATCGTATTCATCGGCATCGACAAATTCGTCTTTGTCATCGTCAGTGTCCACAATATCGATGTCGTCCGCACTATCGTCGACAATTAAGGGCGACTCAGTCATGTTCGCCGCTAAACCTTTGAGGCCTGGTAACAAGGGACGATCAAGTATTGTGGTTAAGTCATTATTAACGTCTTCATTTACAAGCGCTTCGTTCAAAAGATTAGGAGATGCACGGGAATGAAACAAGCTTCGATGCATGACTATTTTGCTGTCGTAGGGTTTATGTTTATAATGTGTGCCATGACTGTGGTGTTTCTTAGTGGTGACGGTGGGCATAACAGGCTCAATGCATTTCTTGTCTGGATGGTAGTTTAGCTTCATTCGCATTGTTTTTACTGAAGGACAGAGGCTGCCGTCAACCGACAGCAATTGGTTCCAATCCGAATAAACACTTGCCGTGTAATCTGCATACTTTCCCAAAGTTTCGTTGTTAGACAACACAATTCTCCTGGTCTTTCCTTGATTGTTTAATGCCAAATACAATTTTTTATCTGTCATCGGTCTGTAAATGTACGTGTAATGTTGGCTGTCTTCAAACTTTTCAACCCAAATACACTCTGCAATAGGCACACGCGTCGTGTAAGTATAGCCGCATTCGTTGATACACAAAAACCAACAATACGAAACCGATCGCAAGAGAATTGAGCTTGTGTTGACAGCATGTCTTTGCCACACCGTACTCACGTCGTGAGCATTGTCCGTGGCGTTGATAACACCATTCGATGTGATCGCCAAAAATTGACCGTTCATATGAATCTGAATTTGCCTGCTACTCATAGGCGTCAGCGGCAATGATAGCGTCGAGACCGCAGTCATTATGACAAACGTCATCGCCACTTTAATTTTCATTGTGTCTGCCGTTCCACTATAACAACTTATTAAATATTTTGTTAGCAGCCCTCGCTTTTATACCATGACGATGACTAAATCAATAGAGCTAACGGTCGTACATGACTGCGACGTTTATGAATTTAGCCAACGTAAAACAACATATCAGCACTTGTAAAATTTTATTCAACTCCAAACACTTGTAAAATTTTATTCAACTCCAAACACTTGTAAAATTTTATTCAACTCCAAACACTTGTAAAATTTTTACAATTTTATTCAATTTCAAACACTTGTAAAATTTTATACAATTTCCAATACTTGTAAAATTTTATACAATTTTAAACACTTGTAAAATTTTATTCAACTCCAAACACTTGTGAAATTTTATTCAGTTTACAACACTTGTAAAATTTTATACAATTTTAAACACTTGTAAAATTTTATACAATTTTAAACACTTGTAAAATCTTATACAATTTCAAACAAATTATTAAATAATTACAACTGTCTGTCTATAATTATTTTGTATTTACAATCTTTAGTGTGTTTTACAATTATAGATCTATTGTCATTACTATTTGTAAAATCTGTCGTTTGTGAGCAACAAAATGTTCGAAATTTTAACATATGTTTGTCGTAAAACAATCCTTGAGCAGCAAGTTGCAAGTCTACATTCAACAGACGCAAACTCTCCACCCGTTTGCTGTGATCAGCATACTCCATTACTGCAAATTTTAAATTTCCTCTATCACATTGCATCGCGTGTTTGTCCAACAAACAATTATAGTCTATATCTAAATCGAAACGACTTGAACAAAACACGCAACTCAACGATCCATAATTGTAATACAAGCCGGTCTCACTTAGTGAGTTAATTTGATAATCGGTAAAGTTGTGGTGTTGGTCCACAAAACTCTTTATACGACTGTTAATGTTGTTTAAATTTTTATTTGTCTTGTTCTTAAGCACGTACATTTCTAATAACTTTTGTTCACTTTGCTCCTCTTGTAAACAAAATTGCTTGTTTCGCAGCACTGTTAGAGCGACACACGAATCTTGAAATTTGACTATGTACACACACAGAGGTGCATTTAAAACGTACATTTGTCTTTGCATTTGCCTGTAATGAGCATCTTTTTGTTCCACTTGAAACAGAGGTGGTCCACTAATGTTCACAGACAAGGCTGTATTCTTTACACGATAGCGTTGTTTACGAGTGCCGAGACCGGTGCGCATTTGTTCAATAGTTGTGTCTTTGTAGGTGGCAGGACATTTGATTTCCACAGGAATCCACTGATTGTCGTCGGTAACAAAATAGGCGTCGGGTGAGGCAGAATGCAAACCGCGCGGTGTAAAGAACAAACCACATTCAAGTACAGTGTCGCGCACCTTAACGCCCAACACGTCTTCAACACACTTTTTGCGAACAAGTGAAATAAATGATTCGTCGCTTTTGACAACTTTTTCGTTAACGATACCAAAACTCATTGCCGCCGTTGTGGGAATCGACACGTTGTTAACAGAGCCTGAAGCTGTTTTTCGATCCAACCGCAAAATGTTCCACAGTTTGTTCGCGGCTTGTCCTCGCGTCATCTTCTCTACGAGCAAAATGTCCTCTTTGCTCAATCGTTTGTTGACACAATCTAAGCTGGACACAAAATTGCTGTACAGAAATCTGTCACAAATCGATTGCTCTTCCAGTTTTGCGTTACTCATTTTCAGTGTAGATGCTAAATTGTTTCACGTGTAAACTACTTAGTAGATGAAATGAAATAACAACACAGTTGTATGTTATGTGCATTTATTGCCAATCAATATCTCAATAATTTTTTTGCTATACACAAGTAATTGTTTAGACAATCGTGATAAAAATGTACATCGTTTCGAGGAAAATTGACTTGATACGTAATATCACCAATGTGTCCGTGCTGTACACGGTTGGTAACGTACAAACGATACAAAAGCAACGTGCCTAGTTTAGGACCAAGACGATACATGTAATGTTTGTAGTCACGCAAATTTATGACTAGATTGTTTGACTTTAACAGAGAGTTAAACAAAGCGCGTTTTTCTTTCGAACAACAAGTTGCTGTCGCTGCCGTTCCGTCGGGTGATAATAAAAGACTTTTTATCAACTCAATTTGAGATTCGATATAACCGTCGTTTCTGAAAAACATGCTAAACAACAGTTTATCGAATTGGTCGGCTATTGTGTAGTCAATCGACTCTACTAGAGCTACACTCTCCAGCACTGGACACATTTTGTAGGATGTTGAACGATTAGTGGAGTCACATTTGATGTTTAAATTCGAGAAATACAAATCGAAAGGAAAATAGTTTAACTTTGAGACCGTATCGCTCATATTCGTGTGCAAAAAAATAGGCGATCGTTTGGGTGAGGTAGATGTCATGTGCACGTTTACAGAGAATCTGACCAACAAGTATTCACCGTGGTTGACAAAAGATGTGGTAATTTTCACGGGCGACTTGTGGTTTACAGAAAATTGCACATATTTGGGTGTCACTTCGATTGCTTCGGGAACATACGATTTGCTGATGACTACAGTCGGCGACATGTTCGTCAAATACAAGGGCAAACGAGTGCGAGCCAACACGTTGCCAATGTCCACCATTTTGCTATTCACAATTGCCAACAGTTTCTTCTTTAGCTCGTCCAGTTGTAATGCTTGCGACAATTGATGTATTTTGTCTTGACTGTGGTCATGTATAAAAGTATTGTCGTAGACTGTGTTGCTAGTGTTATTATCGCCAACATAAATGTCCAAGTCTAAACTTCGCAAAGCGAACGTTGGCAAAATAGTTTTTACAGCTGCATCGTGCTTTAAAATGTGCAGGTGATGAACGGTATCCTTGACGACAGAATAAACTTTACAGTAGAAATCGTCTCCCAACTGACTGAGAACAGAGTCGGACAAATCATCATTGACCATTTTCTTTGAAATGTAAGGAATATAATTCATGAGCATACGTTCGTATAAACGATCCATTGTCGAGCCATGCATCTTCAAGGCTTAAAGTATATTTTCGGCGGCGAATGGTCGAATAGTGTTACACAGGCGATTGACTATATCGTCAGTATCAAGAATATGGTCGACACCAGTAGCGTTGGCGGACGACGAATGTTTTACACAATATGTTACACAGTCGCTCGCAAGTATTTGCATCAATTCAACAATAACGTCTTGGCTTTGAATACAATCCAAACTTTACTTGATTCTATAATTCAAGCCGAACAGATGCTATTCTCACGAAGCCTATTGCTGGATTTTTGTGTTAGATTTTTAATCAACAACAGTGACGGACAAAATCTTCAATGTTTAATCAACACCCAATTGCTAGACTATCTCCTTAACAAATACGACTTTAAATATTAATAAAGTTATGACACCAACACTTTAATACAATAATATATAAATACTGTTAATATATTATTGTACGTTTCTTTAAATATGTTTCTAAAAATTTAATTTAATTTTTTATTGTTCTCCCTTGTGTTTGCGAATAGGAATTTCAGGTGTTAGAATGTCTAGGATTTCTTGCACGTTAGAGAGCAAAGTGTTTAAAAGTGCGCTTAGACCGTCCAGATCCAAGTTACTTAAGGTTTGCAAGATATTGTTCAGTGTGGCGTTAATGTTTGTCACGCTCGACGTTAAGTTATTTAGAATGGCGTTTACGTTGGTCAACTCATTGCGCACAGCGTCTTGAAGTTGAGCCAAGGCGGCTGTCAAAGCGGCCAACAACTGATCAAATCGCCTGTCTACATCGCCCAACAAACGTTCAATCTCGCTAGCAATTGTGGCAATTTGTTTTTCAAGAGCGTCCGCAAGTGCTGTCAACTGGTTAGATGTGTTCACATTTTGCAAACGAATAGCGTTGAGCTGATTCGTTATTTCCAAGTGTTGATTGGAATTGCTTACATTTAATTGATTAACAGCACTCATGATCAAATCGTTTTGCCTCACCAGCCTATCTAGCGTTTCCCTATTGTCGTTGTGATTGTGACCACCGTGGTGGTGGTGATGCGGGCAGCAGTGTGGCGGTTTTGGAAGTGGACACGGCCTAGGAGACGAAGAGCGGCGACGACGTGACGGTGAACTGCGCCTGCGCGATGATGAACGGCGACGACATCTCGGAGAAGACGAACGGCGACGAGCCCGTCTCTCATCATCGCAACACAATTCCCTGTACAAATCGGCTATGAAACAAGTCATTAGTTGATCTGCAGCCTGGGATGTCACTTTGCTACACAAAAAACCCAAGGCATACAAGTCCACAAATAGCTTGTTGTTATCGTAGCGGCAATTGTTGTTAGTGTTGCAATGGTTGTTAAAGTCTAGATAACATTTTTTGTGTCTCGGAGCGATTGATTGCACAATAGAATTTGGAAGGCGCAATATTTGCAATACCTCTTCTACAGACACCCATACTACCCACGAGGGTTCAACAAACACCAAAATGTTACAGTCTAAAAATTTTCTATTATATGTCGACATTATATATTGTAGGTAGATAATAAATTTATGATTATTTACTTACATTGGACATACAATTAAACAAACCAATAATGTAGCAAAATTTATTAAAAATCATGAATACATAAAATATATAATGAAACTGTTTATTCGACATGTAAAGGTAGATACGTGTCGAGTTTAGAATTCAACATATCTAGTTTTCTACTGTTGTTGTACACCAAATGTAGTGTTGTTGCGGTGGTGTTCTGCAATGAGTTGAGATACAAAAGCGTCTCGTTGCGCATCGACATGATTTCGTTTGCGATTTCTGTGAATTTAGCCATTATTAGCACATGCATACTTTTAACAAGTTTTTTAAGCACGCCGATCTCGTACGTTAACGAGTTTGTCTGCCACAAATAGGCCATTAACAAAACCAACATGATTGTGGATAAATTCATTGTGAGCATTATTAAAAATTCACTGCAATACACACTTAACTCTTATACATATTGAAGTACAATAATATTAAAGTAATACTCAAGTAAATTAATACTAAAGTAAAATAAAAATAAGTATTTGATTCAAAATGAAGAACAAAAGTAAACTTAATTTACGAATAAATTATTTAAACTATTTTCAAAATATCAAGTACTTGGTCGGCTTTGTGCATGGATTCATTAACAATAAAGATCAATACACCAACCAAGACTACATTAAATTCTCAAAAACTGTCGTTCAGTTGTTAAATGATATCATCGATGATCTCGTAACTAATGATTTTTCGTTGACAATAGGGTCAGCGGCATCGTCGAGTATACGATCGCCAATTCCCGCAACTCAAACGAGCGCTGTAGAGTATTTGACGCGAGCGCGCGACGAAATTATTAAATCTATGGAACGTATCGGCGATGAAAAAGAGCACCAACACCACGGTCGTAACACGTTAATATTTAAAGATTTAACCGCATATGTTGAAAACCACATGAATTTGTTGCCTCCAGTAAAAGAAAAATAGATTGCAAGTTAGGCTGCTATTATTTTTTTCTAATGATAATGTCTTTAATGGATTTAAAACTGTCGAGCATCGTGTCATTGCTAAACGCCAGTTTATTGACTAAATCTACGTGCATAGTTTTGAGTGTGTCCAGTGTCGCGTTGATGTTGGATAACAGGCTAGAATGTTCAGAGCGAATTAAATTTTTCATGATGTCCGACCACGAGGTGGTGAGCATGTGGATGCCGTTATTTCCAGTGTCGTTTGATATTGTAGTACTATGGTAAATTTGGCCATTGTTCAAAACCGTATCCATGTTGTTAGCGCCATTTGAAGAGTTGACTAGACACTCTTGCAAAGTACACAATTGAGTTTTGATGTCGTTGAGAGGATCGACTACATTACTTTGCACGCCCATTAACAAATCACTGATTAGTCTTTTAATCAAATGATATTGAGGCGGTTTCGTGTTGCTGTTTAGATTGTATGAAGACAAGTATTTTCCCAAAGCAAACACATGGATGTAATTAATGTTGTTGCGTACGAGTCTTTGAGAGGGAATCGTGTTAGTCCACAAGACGGATTTGTTGAAACCTCGCACGTTTGTGAGTGGTGTTATAATTCTAGCCGCGTTTGCCAGTTCAACATAACCGTCACGATCGTCATCGCCGTTGTCTATAATGAGCACTTCAATGACAATATCCTCATCATATTTAAATTTGCCCTGCTGTTGATTTACATCGGTGGATGTTGTGGTGGACAACGAAGATGTGGTAGTAGACGGGAAGTCCATTGAAAATGACTGTAATACACTAGGATTATTGAGACCCACGTACATACTTATAATATGATAAACGATACCGTTTATTGCAAATAACTAAAGTGTTAATATAAAATTTTACTTTATTGTTAAGTTTGTTTGATTTTTTGTAAACAATCATGATGAAGAACTCTGCTCAATATAATGGCTCCATGTTGCGGCGAATTCACAGAGAGCACGAATCCATGCGTCGCGATTTGCACAATTTGAAGTATTCTCTTTACGATTTATGCAGACACACGAACGGCAACGAGAGCGATGTGTGCAACAGGATTAAAGCCTTCGTTTACGATAACACCAGTGACGCCTACTACAACTTTTTATCTTTTACAAATTATAAAAACACTATTGAGAAGACACCGGAGCCTAGTGCTTCATTGTTGGTGAACGTTGACAGTAGTCCTGTTAATAATTATGTTCGATCGCCCCCTGAAACAAGAACCGCCACAAACGTTAGTTTGGAACCCTTCTATAGACAAAAATAATGTGTACAAAAATGCTGAGTACTTGGTCAATTTTGAAGATTTCGATCTAGAGTTAAATCCTTACACAGTGTTTGATCAAGGCGGTATTTGTGTCAGAGTTTCTGGATTAAGATTATATTATTTGCTTAACAACAACATGTTGAACAAGGCGACACTTGAAGCTGTGGCGACTGGCTCTGGAGGTGCGCAAAAAAAATTTAAACGAAGCAACAAAAATGTATGTTTCGGTAGCGTTAGGACTCGCAGCGACATAGCCGAATTGATTCGAGGCAAGCTGAAAATGCCACCGTGTATGTCAACGTTGCTCAACCAGTTACTTATGCGTCCGCGAGGCGATCGATATGAGAAACGATTCATTTTCAACTGTTACATAGCTAACCTGCTCACGTGCACGAAATGTGATAAGAAATGCTTGTTGTCAGCCATGTCGATGTTGTACGAACATGACACTAAATGTGTCAGGGAGTTTCAAACCTTGCTTATTCGCAACGAGGACGTGTACAAGCCACCTAACTGCGTGAACATGCAAAAGAAGAATTTGTGCAACCGGTCGAACACATGTAAAGGCAGCAACCCTTTGTGTAACAAATAAATAAAGAAATAAATAAATAAATTTTATACAACAATTACATTTGTATTATTTTATCCTACAATAAGATTCTTATTGTAAATCAACACTTGTATGCTAAGAATACAATATAAGCGTATTGTGCAATTTGTTTTTTGTTTTTTTTAATTATTAAATTTATAATGGACAACACTATTATTCAGTTGCGTGTCAAAGAAAATAACCTTCGAAAACAGTACGAAAACAAAGTGGAAGCTAAACTTAGAAAAATTTTTCGCAACAAAATTAACAGCAAACAAGCTCCAGATACCAAACAGTTGATGAGCGAAGAACAGTTGCAAAACGATTTGTACCATTTATCGGCTCAACTGTTTGGTTACGAGGAGCAGTTGTTTTCGCTGCAGAATAACACAACACACGAGCATCAAGTGGATTTTGTTAACAACTTGAGCGAATTCGACTTTACCAACGCTGAAATTGAACAAATCGTAGAAGAAAAGAACGACAAGTTTTTTATGGACAAATTTGACGCAGCTCGCCTTAACCATCATTTACAGTCAATCTTTAGAAAAAACAGTCAGAGTTTTATTAAAGGTTTAGTGGAGTTTGTTAACAAAAGAAATGTGTACAGAAAAAAACCAAACGACAGACTTTTGCAAGAATTGGTTTTATTGAAAGCCAAAATTATTAAACATTTATGTGTGATGCAAAAACTGGCAGAACCTACTCGCCATTAATTGTCATTAGTAGGCAAAATGTAAGCGGTTATTTTATGTACTTTTAGTTTGTACTTTTTAATGTTCAACACTACATACTGTACCAACAACATAGATACTATAATAAATGTTTTTTCTGATAATAACTTTGACAATTTTATTTTTGGCTCTGCTCTACAAGCCAATGTACGATGCATATGTTACAATCAAAGCTGCACAAGAACAATACAACGCGACGGTGGACGAACGCATCGATTACATGCAAAACGTGTTGCAAAGACGCCACTATGTGCCTCTTGAAGCGCTTCCCGCCGTTAGATTTAACACCAATTTGGGTACTTTGAATGAGGGTGAAATTAAATGTATGTCGGTGCCGATATTCGTAGGCGACGATGACACACCTAATTTTGATTGCGCTTCGTTGTGCGACAATCCCACGGCTCGATATTTTTTTGTAGGCGCTTATGACAAATTTGTCATCAACGGCCAGCTACTCACTCGTGGTGGTTATTGCACTACAAGCAGCGTGCCTCGCAATTGCAATCGAGAAACAAGTGTCATCATTCACACACTAAACCATTGGAGTTGCATTGCCGAGGACCCGCGCTACTTTGCTGGCACTCACAACATGACTCAGGTGGCCGGTCGTCAGCATGTAAGTCGTATAGCACCTGGCCAAATAGAGCAAAACATATTGTTTGACAGACTTTTGGGTATGGAAGTTAACGTGACCAGAAATACGTTTCGCAAAAATTGGGACGAATTGATGGAAGATGGTACACGCCGATTTGAAGTTAGATGCAACGCTAGGGATGATCACAACAATTTAATGTTCGTAAATCCCTTAAACCCAATAGAATGCTTACCCAATGTGTGCACGAATGTGGTCAACGTACACCCTGATGTTAGACCTAACTTTGAAACCGGCGAGTGTGACTGCGGTGACGAACATATAACTAGAGTGAGGCATGTGATACCTGAAGATCGCACGTCTATGTGCGCCAGTATTGTTGATCAATTTGATCGCAACACACTATCCAACTTGTATCGAGTAGAATGTGTAAATATGGACATGCCCGTTTCCCGCTTGCCACATGTACACTTGTTGTGTCCAGGCAACACGTTTACACAAAACACAGACAATGCGTATTTGTTCAGTTTGCCTGGCACGTTTCCCGTGTCGGAAAATGGCATAGACGAGCCTACTTATCAATTCTACATGGACACTCGAAGCAGGATCAATTACAGAATACAAAGGCAACCGTAGTGTATTTTAAAAAGTTTATTTAATCAATATTAACACATTACAATATTAATACATTACAATATTATAACTACAATATTAATAATATACAAAAATTAATCATATACAAACATTAATAATGTACAAAAATTAACAATATACACAAAAAGCCACCAACGAATTGTCCGTATTTTTCAACACTTTGAACGCATACACATATTCGTGGTATTTAGGTGGACTTAGAACAATTTCGTTGGCATCGAGCTTGTTCATGTTACAGTATTTCAATTTATCCATCTGGCCGCAACATTCGTCTTCCATTTCATTACACACCGTGCACACATTGTTTACCGGAGATATATCTTCCACAAATTGTACGTCGCTGTTAACACGCTTCAGTTGACATGTGTACGGCCAGTCTTCACAAAACATGTATCTGCCGTACAAATACAAATCGTATTTCTTCAAAAAAGTGCCTATGCGACACTCAGTGGGACAGACTGTTCCCATAGGAAATTCTCGGTCGTTAAACGTACTCGCGTCTAATCCAGCTGGTGGTTTCTTTCCAGTGTGCCAGCTACATTTTACCAACATGTTTAGAATATCGTCCAGATTTTTCTCACCAACTCTATACAACATGGTGCCGTCGCCTATTACTTGCTTGCTGCTGTAATACTCTTGTTTGTCTAGATATTTGTTGTATTTTTCGCTGTCAACGGGATATTTAATACTCTTGATCGAATACTTGCCGTCGAGGAAAAATTCATCATTTGTTCTGGTCACAAAATGGCTTTTTCTGTAATTGTAAATTTGGTTCATTTTGTCGACGGTAAACACGTTCAGTCAATAGACTAAATTAATATTTTTAAACCGGGCGGTTTTATACTTTTTAATATCATTTTTAAATATCATTGATATCAACACACTGCCCCACTGAAATTGTTACTTTGCAACGTGTTGTCGAGGAATATACACGTAAACAAAATGTCTAGTTGCGTTAAAATCGGCAATTTCAAGTTTGGCGAAGACACGTTTAGATTGAGATATGTCGTCGAAAGAGAAATTGTCAAGTTTGTGGCCAAAGACGTTGCTAGTAATTTAAAACACCAAAACACTAAAAAAGCCGTAAAGGATCACGTAGACGAAAAGTATAAATCCACATATGAGATGGGGAAAGAAGTCGTTACCTCGAATTTAGAGCCTGTTAATAAAGGCGACTCGCTGTATTTGCAGCCACATACAATCCTAATAACTAAGGAGGGGGTCATTCAGTTAATTATGAAAAGTAAACTGCCATACGCCGTGGAGCTGCAGGCGTGGTTGTTGGAGGAGGTGATTCCGCAGGTGCTGTGTACGGGCAAATACGCGCCGGCCGTCGAGATGGATACGGACATTCAAGAGTCGAAAATTTTGAATACATACAAGCAAGACATTGCGGAAAAAGACGAAAAAATTCAAAACTTAACCACAGTTTTGATAGAAACTAACCAACAGGTTGTCAAGTTTGCCAATGCGTTAATTGTGGCAAACGAAAACTTGATAACTGCCAACAACAACCTTAATGTTGCGAACCAAAACTTACACGAAGCCAATCAAACCATTGGTCACATGGCCAACCGCATGGCGGACATTGCGCAGGACGTTATAGCCAAACCCAGCGACCCGCAACTGCTGCACTCGCTGGCCGTGTGCTCACTTGGAGGCGATCAGTACGCTTTTCTAAGACCGCAAAAGCGCAGTTTGCAGCGCAGCCTAAATCGGCTGTCCGTAGACGAGCGCGACATCGTGTTCAAAAGCGACTACGTGCCCAATGCCGTCAACGTGCTGAACAAGGTGAAGGAGACGCTGCCGCGAGACAAGTTTAAAGCCAAGCACAACAAAATTACACTGCTGGACAATTTGACGAGGGAGCAGCTTGTTGAAGCCGTGCAGGCGTCTATGACGGAGCGCCAGATTGCACGACAATTTTCTAACATGCAAAAAAATTTAAATTCTGATAAATAAAATACTAACAATATGCAAAAATAATTTGAATAAATAATTAACAGATGAAATTTTATTTTGTTTTATTTATGATTTTTATAATAGAAAAACGAACATTATAATTTATACGTTTAATATAATTTGTACAATTGATATTACACACACACACATTTTACAATAAACATTCATTGTACATTTCCACAACATTGTAGATTTTTTCCACTAAAGTCGTGAGTTCCGACAGCGGAGCCGTGTCTAAAATCATCACGTCTGCCACGTTCATTTGGGCAATGATTATGTCTTGATCGACACACACTGCCAAGCAATCACCGTTTGCACACATTATGGCGTCGTGTACATCAAAGTGCTTCAAATAAAGGGTGTACATGTCCTGTTGATTGTAATTAAAATTATTGCTCACACAAATCACAAATGCAGACAATTTCATATTAATTAACAAAATAAACTGGTTAATGTTTAGAGTGTTCGACGACAGAATGTGCACATATTTTCCTTGATGTCAAGCAGGTGATGCGTCAACCGCAAACATGCTACACATCGTTTGACGACAGCACAGCTTTTATATAGACTAGTCTTGAAATCAACGGAATCCGCTTCGTACAAAGAAGGACACATACGATGATTTGTGTCTAATTTTTTGCCTTTCGTCAACTGGATGTAACCCGTACGGCCAATGGCCAGCGACGTTTCCATGCGGTTTAAATTTTTAACGCCCAGTTCGCGTTCCAACAAACGTGTGACCACATTTTTATTTTTCGCTTTTTCGACTAAATCCTTGTATGTGGTCGATGAACACGACCAAGATTGATTCATTGTGAATGCATAAAAATGTGCTGATAAAATTTGTGATTATTATACATTTGCAATCGCGCGATTATATTTTTAGATATCGCGCCATAATTGTCGACCAATCAACTATCAGCAATAAATGACTAATTCGTACTTGTTTGTCACATTTTATTGCGCAGTTAGATGACATCATTTTGATTACTCATTTTATTTTAAAAGTCCGACATTTAAAATGTATGAAACCAAACAGTCGGACTACAGAAATTTAGGGTAACGTCCAAGTTAAATCAATAATTTCTAGAACTATGAATCATACTTGTTTGTCACAAAAGGATGAGATCATACTTGTTTGTCACAAAAGGATGAGATCATACTTGTTTGTCACAAAATTATTGCGCAGTAAGATGAGATCATTCGATGACTAATTTTAATTTCAAAAGTCGGACGTTAATAATGTATGAAACCAAATAGTCCGACCGCCTAGATTTAAGATAATGTCCAAGTTCAATTGATTGTTTTTAGAAATGAGATCATACTTGTTTGTCACAAAGGATGAGATCATCTGATGACTAATTTTAATTTTAAAAGTCCGACTTTTATGATGTATGAAACCAAACAGTCGGACTACAGAAATTTAAGTTCATGTCCAATTTCAATCAATAGTTTCTAGAACTATGAATCACACTTGTTTGTCACAAAAGGATGAGATCATACTTGTTTGTCACAAAAAGATGAGATCATTCGATGACTAATTTTATTTTAAGAAGTCGGACTTTTAAAATGTATGAAACCAAACAGTCGGACCATCAAAATCTAGGATAATGTCCAAGTTCGATTGATTGTTTCTAGAACTATGATGAAATCATCAGATGATATCATACTTGTTTGTCGCAAAAAGATGAGATCATCTGATGAGATCATCTTGTTTGTCACAAAAGATGAGATCATCCGATGATTAATTGTAATTTTCAAAGTCGGACTTTTAAAATGTATGAAACCAAAAGGTCAGTGAGATCATCCGATGATTAATTGTAATTTTCAAAGTCGGACTTTTAAAATGTATGAAACCAAATGGTCAGACCACCTGAATTTAGGATGATGTCCAAGTTCAATCAATAGTTTCTAGAACTATGAATCATACTTGTTTGTCACAAATGGATTAGATCATACTTGTTTGTCAGAAAATGATGAAATCATACTTGTTTGTCACAAAAGGATGAGATCATTCGATGACTAATTTTATTTAAGAAGTCGGACTTTTAAAATGTATGAAACCAAATGGTCGGACTACAGAAATTTAAGTTAATGTATAATTTCGATTGATTCTTTCTAGAATTACGATGAGATCATACTTGTTTGTCACAAAAGCATGAGATCATACTTGTTTGTCAGAAAACGATGAGATCATCCGATGATATCATACTTGTTTGTCACATTTTGCGCAGTTAGATGAGATCATTCGATGATTAATTTTAATTTAAAAGTCCGACTTTTAAAATGTATGAAACCAAATGGTCGGAACGTTTAAATTTAGGATGATTCCAAGTTCGATTGATTGTTTCTAGAACTACTTGTTTGTCACAAAAAGATGAAATCATCCGATGAGATCATACTTGTTTGTCACAAAACGATGAGATCATCAGATGACTAATTTAATTTGAAAAAGTCGGACGTTTAAAATGTATGAAACCAAATGGTCGGACCACTTAAAATTAAGTTAATGTCCAACTTCGATCGATTGTTTCTAGAACAACGATGAGATCATACTTGTTTGTCAGGAAAGATGAGATCATTCAATGATATCATACTTGTTTGTCGTATTTTTGTATTGCGCAGTTGGCTGAGACCTACTCGCATTGATTAATTTAGTGCCACAAAACATTACTATACGAACATTAAACATATTATATGTTATCGCTGCAAACACCAATTATACCGCATCCTAACCGACCACCCGAGTTGCCAGTGGTTTTACTCAGCGGGTTGTCGGTGAGACCCAAGTCGTCGCGATCGGTGTGCACCACCAAACTTCTGCCTAAAACGCTAAATTCGCCATACAACGACATAACGTTATCGATGATGTCCACCTCGGTCAATGAGTTGGACTTTTTCGATTCAATGTTACCCAAGTCGCCTACGTGCCTAATCAAACTATTGGGAGCGCCGTGGTCGCTTAAAGTCGGATTAAAATGCTCGCCTGCTGATGTACAGCCATTGCTGGTATCACCGAATTCGTGTACATGGAATCCGTGCAAGCCTTTCGGCAAATTCATAATGTATCCGCTGATTTTGAGTAAATGACGTGGATCTTTTTGTTCAAACACAATCTTGCCAGTTACGTCACCATCGATAATGCAAATCGCTTTCATGTCGAGAATAAGCGTGTGCGTGCTGTCAATGTATATAAAAGCAGCGATTTAGGCTTGATATGTCAGTGTTAACTTAGAGCAGTTAAAGGTCTTATTACTGTGTGCTTAACACAATACCAGTTGTATTTTAGAAATTCTATTACTTTATATCACTATAATCATGAAAATCAATTACAACTCTATGTTTGTTTGCGAGGAAGCAAAATACATTTACAACCAAAACAGCTTTATTTGCTTCTCGTGCGCCCAAAACGTAGAGGATATTGACAAGTTTACGGTGGCGGTAATTCACCAAATGTTACACAAACCACCTGGTAAAACAATGAAGCCTGCTAACTGCAGCCAATGTCGCAAAACTATCGTCACTTACTCTAAAATTACGGACTGCGATAGTTGTTACAGCACATGTTCAACTTTGTATAGCAGAGTGTTGCAGCGAGACAATGCTTATTTGTGTAACGAGGATTCTGATGCCGACGATGCGCACAATGACTCTGATCAAGACCGCGACGACCACGACGATGATGAACACATGGATGACAGTCCTTATGAAATTAATGAATTGTGTGTGGACAAACGCGATTATCTGAAAAAATTATTGGTAGAGTTGAATACTGACGTAAACTACCTTGACAATTTGTCTATTGAAGAGATTAAGATGCTTGCCACAATGGATCAGGATGAAACTGAAAGCTACGAAGCTCGTTTGATACGCAAGGCTGCCGAACAAATAGTAGACAGCAAGGAAACGGCTGTGGCTGCTATGCATCTCATGCAAATGAAGTCCAACAACCAGTAGTGTAATAGCAATAGTAGTTAAGTTTGTGTACCCATATAAAACTAATAATGTTGTATGTTTGAAAAATAAAATATTGCAAGAATTGGATTTTTTACTTGTTAAGATATAATACCTTGCCCTGTAATGCGTCAAATCTTAGGTTTCTTTACAATAATTATAGTGTTAATTATTGTGTATTATTACTGCATTACCAAGGTGGCTGCTATTAATGAAGATACTTTTCAGCAAACTAAAATGTCTTTAGAACATCCTATTGATATAGTCTTTGAACGAAACGGCACTGTAGACTGTAGTTTGACTCGTCTGCCTTGCATAACTAACCAACAATGCATTGACAATTGTGTTAACCGAAATATATTTGTCGGCAACAACACTATGGTGTGCGATCAAGGATATTGTTTAACTCGAGACTCTCAAATCACGGGTAGTAGCCAAGAAACTAAAGAATGTGACCAGTCGCTAGGCTTAATACGAGCCTTCGTTGCGTCAGAGTTTGTGGTTGGTCAACTGTGTATAAGCACATATAGGGATGTGGTCGACGACGAGGGTCAAATCAGGCCGTATGTGTGCGACAATGGTTTGTTAGACATAAACGTACTTGAGAGACAGTTTAGCGTCAATGATTGCATTTGTAACACCGGATATACTAGGTTCATATTTAGCCAAACTTCGTTTGTTAGAAACATTCCCGTGTGCGTTCCCGACGCACAAGCCAGTTTGTTTACAAGAATATATGGGTGAAATTAAATAACAATAAAATTAATCAAAATAAAAATATATTGTATATTGAAAAATAATAATAAAATTAATCAAAATAAAAATATATACTAAAAAATATGGATACTATTCAATATTGCTACAACACAATTGATCGCAGTCGAGGTTGTGGTGGCAAGAATTTGTTTGGACAATACAGTGTCGCTGTTGAAAGTGATGATGACGAGAACACATGCGATATATACACTTTTGTGTATTGTATGGTCAATTTTATGAAACTGTTTGCCATGGATTTGGAAAAAACAAAAAAGATGGGCAAAAAAGACTATAGAGATTGGAAGTCCGTCTTTAGTTGTTGTGTGTGGAATTTTGTGAAGAAGTTCTACCTTAAAAACAATAAATTACAATCGTTGACTGTGCACGAGCAATGTCATAAAATGGAACAATATGTAATGGAAGCCGCGTCTGTAATGAACAGGAAAAAACTGCACGCGTGTTTAGCTAGTATATATAAACGACACTATTTGCATGAAATGAGAAACGTTTCTTGGCAAGAACTCAAGCGTTGTATGAAAAGAATCGAACTATGTAAAATGAACATAAATAAAATTTAAACACGCACACTGTTTATTATTTCCAATTTCTTTCATATACTACACATTTTAATTGTGTCTTGACATACGTCTCAGCACTCTAACCTTGAGGTCTCAATAAGTATGGATAGTATTAGAGAATCGTTACTAGTTTCTTTAAACTCTTTACAAAAAAATTTAATACAATGCCAACAGCAGCTAAATGTAGTTCAACATCCTAATTATGAAAAAACTTTAGAGCAGCTACGAGAGTATGAGAAACAATACATTAGCTTGCGGTTGCGTTTAGCCGCCACATCACCCGAATTTGCCAATCAATTAGCCGTTTTGTTGGACAACGATAAAGTGACACTAAACAACATGATAACTTTGGTCAGCCAAATGCGCCACAACACGACGCTAGATTTCAATACAGACTCTTTGTCCTCGTCATTAATTCAATTGCCACCGCAGGGTCGAATGTACACAGAAGTACATGATGAGTTGCGACGATGGGGCGAACTGTTTGACTTGGATGCGGACATACGCGAATCTAAATTTGAGCCCGAATTGAACCGTTTGTTGTCACACCGCATACCCGATTTGGTGGACGGTTTAAGAACTAATGTTAACCGTTTTGATTGTGCCGCCATCATTGCTCAATCGTTTTTCTTAGGTCATGTAGGAGGTGTTAAAAAGCTGGATTTTCAAGAAATCAAACAAAATGCTACCACAAATAACACAATGAAACACAAACTGTTAGCATTGCTGTTTTATTTTTACAAGGCGTGTAACATGATTAGACATAATTTTGTCAATTTTGACACTGTGATATCAATTACTAAATTTCGTTTGGATTTTAATTCTATTCAAATGTACAGTAATAATAATTTGGTGTCGTTAAAAGACGTAAAAATGACTGTGTATAGGCCAGAAGAAGATGTAGACAGTACGGCAGAATTACACGACATTATAGCAATTCATTCCGTAGGCGAGTTAGGGGCAACATCGCTGACGGCGAACCTGTCACAAGAAGATGTGCAATTTATGCGCTATCCAGAGTTATATGTGACTAAATTTTTCAACGACAAAGCCACACGAACCAACGAATCCTTGTATCTTAACAACTTTATTAGATACAATAACTTGTCAATAGATAACAACACGGTGACTTTTGTCACGACCGCCGTTGACCAAAGCGACTTCGAAGTGCTCTACGTCAATTTCATCAACTTTACGTCAACCATATTAGCACATAACGAACTTGCCGGCGGAGTGTTGGACAAGTCTGCGATTGACGACAGAATAGCCAAATTAGCTTCGGGTCTGTACAATTACCGTGCCGCAGTCGGACCATACACTCAAGTATTTTTCATCACCGGTCCGTACGGCGCGAGACAAAACCGAATTTTTCAATTTTTACTCGAACTGCTGGTGTGTTGTGCTTATAACATAAAAATTTATTATGTAGCCGCCGACTATGAAACTTACATGGAAATTAAACAAACGCTAGAGTCTTTGCCGAGCAACACGACCGTTTCAAAATTGTATACGGCTTTGCTGCAATACAACTTGAACGTGCAAGCCGTTTACAACTTGACCAATTCATTGACATACTAATGTTTACTAGTAATAAGGAGTTGGTATATAGCGCTGCGCCGACGCCAACATGGACACCATCAATGTTGACGATTTTGCACGACAGTTGATTGCTGACAAGTGCAGTGCGCTTATAGAGTCTGAAAACATGTTACCATCAAACATATTGTCAATAGTGAAAAACGCTAGAGATGAATACTTCAACAATCCCACTAACAAAAATTACGAAAACATTAAAAAATTGTTTAGCCAAACTAAATACGTGGACGACGCCATTGATTATAAAGACTTCAATCGTCGAATTTTGCTCATCGCTTTTAAGTTTGCTCTCAACAAAAGCAAACAATACTTTAAAAACTACAAATCCGTATTAGAAGTGGCGTTAAAGCGATTGGACGGAATAAATCCCGATTTGAAGAGCTCGCCGCGAGCCATGCTCCAACATTACAACGAATGCTTGGAGAATCTAGACAATCCGCGCAACAACGAACACCATTTGGTCACGTTTGCCAAAGAGATTGCCACCAAAATTTTTATCGAAACTATCGATCTGTACAGTTATGGCAATAAGAGTCCATTCGAAACGCACCCTGGGTACACTAGCGTCACATCGTCGGCGATGCCATTGTCGCTGACGACCACGTCGTCGTTGACTGCAATCGCGACCACATCACATAACGACAAAGATGTATCACTGTTGGCAAATGCTATAGTGCGCAACAAAAAGAGTCCCAAAATAAATTCGATCGTCAAACCGTACAAAGTGGTCACGCCGTTGTTCGTTTTGTGATAACAAGACCATAGTCGCAGTACAATCTAAATAGTCGCCGTATTGGTCGTCCTCAATATCAATTAATATCCCTTTATACAGACTGATTTATCAGTGTTTCTGGCTTGATATAGTGTATAAATGAGGCTGTATTATTAACAAATTATTAGTCTTTACAATGGATCGCCCGTGTAGAGTTGGCTCGGTAAAACCTTTTTTATTCTACAACGAAGACACGTGGCGAGGTCCAAAGCGAACCAATCCGTTTTACACGTGTCCTCGTCAACATTATGGCATAAGTTTTAAGTTGTTTGATACTAACCTAAAATTGAGTAAACTTAGACCGCATCAACGTGTGCAGTATTTTTTTGACTATTGTCTTCCAAACAAATTTAAATGTCGTTCGCATATGTACCTGATGAATGAGCGTGTGATGAACGTGTTCATGCCTGCTGGACACTATTTGAATTCCATGCAATATAAAGATGATTTGTGTTTCCAAGAATGGCTCGATTGCATTGGTTCTAATAGTGCCAAACTTGTGTTTGTGGCAAAACAAGTGTTGAAACGTTTGCCTAGATCCAGAGCCAAATACAACGAAATCGAAACTTTTATTGAAAAATTATTTGGAGGATTATTTAATATTGACAAACAGGCATTTTTGAGAACGTTTACAATGTTTGCGCAAGTTGTACACCGTCATTTGAACAAACGCAAACACAACACGAGTAAATACATAATATTTGTGTATATGGCATTGGACATGTATGTGCGTAAAAACCTCTATCTCTTGGCTGGCGACATTGATGTCTTGTTTGAAATGCGACAATTGGTACAAATTTACAATTTGAACTTAATATACGACTATATGCAAAAAGTATTGCAACGTTGCCATTGCGATACTTTGTTTGATACGATACTTTTGCAGATGATTTTGCGCAATTCATACGATCACAAAAATTGCTTGAAGTTACTCAAAATGCCACCGTTGAGCACATCTACAATACAGAAGATTAAAACGATCAGCGACAAGCAACTTTTTTCCAGCAGAGTTCGCGACTGGTGTACAATGTACACTCTGGTGAAAAGACAAAACAGATTTGTTTACAACGGCTGGGACAAACAAAGCCTAAGAGTGTTGCGTACTACCGATTTGACCCATAAATGTATACTTTTCATTAAAGTCAATAAGAATGGAGATAAAATCGTCACAGAACTCACACACAACAGGACATCTCAGCTGAGGACCAAGGTGAAATACAAACTTAACAATATGTAAAATTAAATATTTTATTGTAATAAAGAAAAGAATACAATATAATTATTTGTTTTATTACTATAAATGAAACAGTACAATTAGAATTCTACAATACATGTATTTTAAATAGTATAATTTAAAATTCTATACACAAAGAAACATCAATATTTAAAAACTGGCATACAACTTCACCGCAATCTTGTAGTGCAGCATACAGATTTATGTATTTTTGTCGTTTATTTGACCATTTAAATTTACACTTAAAATCGTAATTTAATGCTTGTAATTGCTGTAATAAATCCTGAATCATAGACATTTCAACATGGCTAAACTTAGTAGTTGTTCGACCCATAAAATCAATCTGTGTGTCTATTATTTCTTTAAGTTGCAAGTCGAGTCGAATCGATTCTGAAAACGTTGGTTTTTGATTAGGATCAAATATGTAATTGTAGGTTGGTTTTTCAAGTATGCTTTGTTTCCAGCTACCTCCTCTTTGAAATTTTACATGTATAGAGTTTATGAATTTAAGGTCGCTGAATTTTTGTGTAAATTCAAACTTGTGATGTTGTTGATAATAAGCTTTTATGTAGTTGTGAAACACAAGTAACATAAAACACGCATCTTCATCTTCATTGTATCGCATTCGAATGTTTTCTTCAAAATCAAACTTAATCGGTTTAGTATTGTGCCTGTTGATGAGCATCGCATAATTTTCCAAATAACTATCCCACAAATTGCCTTGATATTCAATCAAATGGTCGACGGTACTGTCGAAAAACGGTTCCAGGTGTCGGCAAGATTTTTCCATTCGTGTCCAGTCTATAGGTGTGGGTAAAGAACAATCCATGTCCAAGAACAAAATATATTTATAATCGTTATCGACTACATCCGTCGACGGCAATAAAAATGATTGTCGATGAAAATGTCTTTGTTGATCAATGACAAGTTGCATCTTCATGTAGTCAATTTTGTTACATTTCAATTTAAAATTTTTCAATTTTGTTAGTTTCTCTTCCGAATACAAGTGTTTAAAATTCAAACACTTTAAACGTTCGCATGACTGTGGTACTTGCGGTAGTGGCGACGACTCGTTGTCTACGTAATACACCAAGTAAGCGTCGTGACTAGTGGCCAAATGTAAAACATTGTGCCAAAAAGGGTACGGAGGAAAATTATAGACAAAATTAGTTTCGTGATACCACACAAACACTAAAGCGAGCTCTTGATCCATTGCTGTGTTTCGATTGAAAATTTTTCAAAACTAACTCATTAACTACACACAGTGCTGTATAAATGTTTTTCACAATACGAACGTTATATTAATTGCGATTCATAAGTAGATATTGGAATATGTTTGCGTACGTGACTCTGGTCATGCTAGGCGATGAATACGTCGAAGGCGCAATTGTGTTATCAAAAAGCATTGCCGCCACAGGCAGTACGCACGATCGTGTGTGTATGGTGACCAAAGATGTGTCGACTGCGGCGAGGCGGCGATTACAAAATAATTTTAATGTTGTAATAGAGGTAGAGTATGCATACTATCAGTGCCCGCCAATGCTCACCAAAAGGCAAAATGAAATGTACGGCAAATGGATTGATTACGCCTTTACCAAATGGCACTGTCTCACTTTGTCGGCATACAAGAAAATTGTGTATTTAGACGCCGATCATTTGGTTGTCAAGAACATCGATCACTTGTTTCAATTACCTGCACCGGCAATGTGTTTCACAGACGAAAACTATGGTTATTACGACAAACTGTTGTTTGGTCAAACCCTCACTCCGAGAACATTATCGTTGTTTATGAAACACAATAAGATTTTGTGTAAAGGCGGTACAGTAGTGTTTAGTCCAAATGCAGTATTACACTCAACAATAATGTCTCTCATCAATAGCAACAATAAGTATCTAGTCCAACATAGTCGCTATCACAACGGATTCGATGAGCAAGTGCTAATGCAAGCCTTAATACAGTTAAATATTTCTGTCACTCAGTTGTCTGTGTTATATGTATGGAATGCAGGTTCGTATCATCGTTTAAGCAAGAACATTGAACCGTTTATAATAAATTACTATGGTGACAACAAGCCGTGGACCTTTAATGACGATTCTCGAGTTAACTATATGGATATATTTTTGTGGAAATACTTTTCCTTAAAAACTGACTGTTTGTCAAATTTTAACACATAAATAGAATGCGGACAACTTTTTATGAGGGTGTTACACCCAAGTTGGCAATAAACGTTTTTGTGTAATTTTCTTGTTCTCTACTAATTTTTTCTGAAAAGTTTATGATGTAAAATAAAAGCAAAATAAACACTACTATAACTACAAATACGATAAAACAAGCAATAATTAATAAAAAACTGTTTAAGAATGGTGTGTTTTTATTTATCAACTCTCCTAATTGATCGAAACCAGTGTTTGTAACAATATTTGCTGCTGCGTTTCGATTCATTTATATACGATTAGTATAGAATTAAATATTTTATATAGTTTTATTTGTTAAATACTTAGAAAAAGTAATTGTATCTAGCTGCTCCCACAGTAATTGATTCTATTTTTGATTCGGTTACAATATTTTGTCGCAGCTCATACAGGTACTTGTTGTTGTTAATGTTGGTGTAATTGAATGTGGTCGGGTTGTCGTCGGGCATGTTGTTGGGTACGGATCCGTAAGAGCTGATGGCAAAACTGTCATTGCGGCAGTACAATCGTACACGTTTTTGCTTGTCCAAAGTGTTTAATTTAATAATCACGTCCGGCACCAGTTGGTAGGGCAAGATTAAAGGCTGAAATATACGCACAAACTTTACAATTGCCTGCGACGAATTGTCTATCCCCAAAATATCCAACGCCAGTTTTAGATATTGCAAAGCTGTCCGGTTCACGCTCATACATTTGTTGTTCATGTCGCCTTTCATAATGCGCCTCACTCGCTCCCACTTCAGCTTGTTAAAAATACTGTCCACCTCTGTGTCAGGCAAATAGACTGTGTACCGAGCAGGCACCGATCTGTACTCAAATATACTCAAAATACGCTTAACGTTGAGGATCTTGACCATTGTCGGAGTTTCACGTTTAAAACATATCAAAAAATCGTTTAAATTGTCGTCAATCAGTTTGTTGTAATAATATAATGGCACTTCGCCTTCGATGGGAGTTAAATTTTTATAGTTAATCTTGGTGCGAAATTCGATTGGGCACAAAGGCACGTTCTGGTCAACAATCATTGTTGAACAGAAAAATAGGTCGTTGGTTAGCAATACGCTAAACACTCGGGTTTCACCTACGCCAATTTCGTTGATTGTCACTATAGGATTCCAGTATACAATGGTTGCGTTTGGATTCTTTTTGGCAAGTCTAGTTTCCAGTCTGTCTGTGGTCTCTTGACGATACACAAGTACAGATCTGAAATTGGTGAGCTTCGATTTGTCCACATACTCGACGTCTTCATCTGTGGGCACATACACGATGAGATCGTATACAGGCGCTCCGCCGACGTCCGTTTGTGGAGCTACATATTGATACGGAAACATAAAGAAAGATTCGCTAATGCAAACTTTTATGTTTAGTGGACATTGAGCAGACATGATAAATTTTTTCACTAATTATTATAGTATGCCACAAAATTCTTAAATCGTTATTTGATTAGTAGTTAATGCTTCAATTTGTGCACTTTAACAAAGGGTAACAGAGGTTGCGGTATATAATTGTATTGATAGAACAAATCTGTCTCTGTTTGTTTTCTATTCAGTCTTAGTGTAATTAACGAGTAACAAGCTACCACAAAAATAATCACAATCAGTATTATAAACTCGTACATGACACTTTTCCAAATGGTTAAAATTAAAGCTCATCGTAGTCGGTGTAGTAGCTGGCAGCGTTGGCAGTAGAGGACGTAGCACCACTAGTACCGCCTTCGCCCAACATCAATCTTATTATGTTCCGATCGACACCAATGTCTCCTGAGTAACTGACCGGATCGGAAAAGTGTATTTGGTTGAAATTGGTTTGCACAGTTCTGCTAAATATCTCCAACACATTAACAATTTTAAGATTTTTGTTAGGCGTGAGAGCTGACGCCGGCAGTGTACTTATAAACTGCCTATAAAACCACAAAAAATTGTAAAGGACCATGAACATGGTTAATCGATCGGGATCGTTGTAGTTTTGAACGCCGGCTCTGATTTCGTAAAACTTTTCAGCAGCCATAATGAAATATCTACTCGATCTGACTATAAACCAAATAGCCTGACTTTGGTCATTGAGCGTGTTGCCATAGTACGTAAGAGGTTCGAGCATGCGGTAAAAATGCACAGAATTTGACAACTGGCTTAAATTCAACGTTGCAACCGATGTGAGTTTTGAGCGATAATTTTCTGATCGCGGAACAGTCAAGAGGCTGTTTGTGGGACATGTTAAATACGAATCCTCCACGTCCGTCGGCATCGTCGCCACCAAAGTTTTCAAATATTTAGGCATCGACACTGGCAATGGCCCGGCTATATGTCGTGGTCGCCGACCACTGTCTCTAATCTGTTGTTTGTACGCAGTTTCCCTGAGATTGTGCAAATTGACTGTTTCCGCGTCTGAGGTTTCGTTGCCGTTGACGGACATGATTAAATCGTCAATGCTTCCTGCGGCCGCCACGAACGTGTCATAGTCGTCGCCGAAAGCAACATTGGCGTCGCCGACGCGTTTTCGAGGATTTATCTTACGCTTGCGTCTGGGAACTCTATTATCGCGCACAACTGAACCATCGGTCGAGTAAGTGTCGTCAACGTACATATCGCCGTGGTCTGCGCTTACATCGCCACGGTCATCGCCTTGGTCGCGTTGTACATCTGGTTTAATTTTGTACAAAACGATTGGTATTGTGAGATTGTACGCTTCGATAAGGTCTTTGGTAACGGTATCGTTGACAATTTTTATTTCGTCACGGTCAATGTATAGAATCAAATTGTACGGCAACATGTCTGTACGTTTAACGATAAGAGCTTCAATGGACCGAGCCACTGTCAGCGGTAAACTTTGAACAAAGCTAGACCCTCGTTGTATTAGGATGTCTGTATAGTTTAAAATTAAATTGGACAAGACCACGACATACTCTCTATCGGCGTTGACAGTAATAAAATTGCGAACGTTTGCGCTCGCCACTACATCTTTCAATAAAAAGTTAACTGTGTCCACGCTGGGATCGGTCAAGGTTTTATTTAAAGACTGTTTGCTGTGATCGCTTAGCGTCGGATCGTGTAACAGTAAATCTATGTTTTCTTGAAGATATTCATTGAAAATCAGTTTAATTTTTGCAATGGGATAGGGTGCAGTGACTGTAGTAGCAGCAGCTTGCGTTTGTGTAGTGGTGGTGGCGTACGAAACATTAACATCATTATTGCTAATAGACGCCGGTGCCGCTTGGCGATTTTCAAATTTTACCGGCGTGGTCATAATATTTGTCACATAAATTACGTTCCACAGTCTGTGAAGACCTTCAATCCTACGACTCCAGTCTTCTTGTTCTCGAATCGAGTCTAGATATTCTATCTGTTCAGGATGGTATCGCATAAAAAAATTAAAAAGAATCTCTAAATAATCTTCTAATATTGTTTGTGAGTTGGCACTAACATCGGCGATGGTCGGAGCGATTTCGGCCATTCTGCTGTCATCCAATGAATACGGCAAAGACGACACGTTGGTATCTCCAATGACTTGGTTAGGGTTAATATTAGTGTTGTGTACACAAGTAGAACTTAACAGAACATCGAAATGACCACTGCCAAAATCGCCACTAAAATTAAGATTTTTTACAGGAGTATTGGGCGCGCCCACGTTCAAAATGAGCCGACCTTTATTGTAAATGTGAAATGTGTAAGGAAATATGTCTGCCGCAGCAACTATTTCGGTGTAAGTGCCAAATGTGTTGGGTTTGATCATGTCATCGAAGTATTGCTGAGCACTTCGATACGGTTGTTCGGTGCCTTTGGACACGTCTAGTGTAGAGTAGGCGAAACGAGACCAATTTGCCACAACATAATTCACAATTCGCCGACGAATCTCCTGGTGCCGATCTTCAGTATTGTACATTACATATGACAAAGACCTAAACAAACAGGCTCCGTCTCCTCGAATACAATATACTTGCATCATGATATTAAATGTATAATATAAAATTAGATATATATGTAATTTGATTATGATAAATTAGATATATAGTAATTTGATTAATAATCTAAATTAAGTTGAAAATATATTGTAGTAGTTAATTTATAAGAAAAGAATCAAAATGAGGAGCAAAATCGGCAACACGGGCGTTACGTTTCCCCAATCGCTCAATCACCGCGTACCGTACCGTTTAATTTTCAGAAAAAACGCTAATGACGTAAAACATGTAAATTTTTATGCCAACTTTACTACTTGCGAAATTGATTCGCTAGTGTTCTTATTTTCGAGGTATTTTGATCAGAACAAATATGTGCACGTTAAAGGCTTGACTTTTTTCAACGAATTTAACAAATGTGTGGATGTTGTAAAAAATAATTTTGAAAACAAGCAACAGAACAATGAAATAAAGCAGATCTTTTCCATGTTTTTAAGACACGAGTTTATGAGTCAAGTGCCTAATTTTAAAAAGATTTTGCAATATTTGCAAAAATACCTAAAACCAGTGCCGTCACCCTTTATATTAGAAATAGGTTCCAAATGCGATAGCTGTTCAATCAACGGACTTGAATGTATTGAATGCAAAATAAATTACTTGTCTGCCTGTATTACGACATTTGACGAAGGCATGCAAGACGGTTGGGATATTTTTTTGCGACCAATGTTCGGATTGCCATTGTTTATGTTTGTTTTAATTCGCACCGAATTCGACTCCGACGGCATATTCAACGCTGACGATTTGATAACAAACAGTTTCTCGCGCTTTTTTTATAACCTATTGTGCGACAAAGCTAACCAGTACGTGAACGTTAAAACAGTACAACCGCTGGTGGATGAGTGTCGCAGAGGAGTAAACTCGTTGAAATGCCACGAACTCGAGTTTTTACTCTGCATGTTGCGCAACAAAAATACTTGTGACAGTCAGTTGTTTGCACCCTTTAAACAGTTTATGATACAGTTGGCGCTTAAAACTAAAATAAAGCAATCAAAGTTGAACAAGATTGCGAGCGTAGTGTTTACGGGTTTTTATTTGAGACTGTATTTGGAAGGCGCATCTAACAAACTTGTCGCAAGCGGGACAAGTCCATTTGATGTGGAAGTACGAAACGTGTGTCGATTCATTCTGTCCACGTACGACAACGAGCGTTTTGAAAAGTTTATGGTCAAGCTGGCCAACATAAAAAAAGACTTGAGTGTGGAACAATATATTGTCACAGAAAATCATATAAGACAGTTGGTTAACAAACACAATTTGGACGAAGACTTTGCCACTTTGCTAAACGACAATGTCTGACGCCGGTTTAATCGAAACAATCAACGCCACACTTAACATCGACGAGGACAGAAGAGGCAGGAAACGTAAACGATCACGAACGCGCGATGTTTCCTTCGACCCGGTAACAAATATCAACGAGCCGGCGACCATGGTCAACACATTAAACGAATATACAAATTCATTGGCGACTCTAATCCTTAACGACGAATCTGCTAAAAAACGTGTCTCGTTCGAAGTGCTTAGTAAAAGCTCGGCAGCGGCTAAAAATATATTCAAAGATATTGTTGACGACAGAGACGCTGTGCGTCTCAACACGTTGCGTGCCGTTAGCGTGCTGCGATTACTTTCCAACATATACGACAATAATTTTTAGTTATAGTACAGACTAATTGACTATTATATACAATTAATTTTTTTTGCAATAAATTACAGTTAAATATACTAATTGTATTTATTATTATTATATGGTGTGTGTGTATGTGTGTAAGGTTGAAGTGAGTAAGTGAATTCTGTTGATAAAATGAGTGCCGTAGACTTGTTTAATGAAATGGTAATTTTACGCGACAAAATTGACCAACAAATGCAAATGGACATTTGGCCCAAATTGTTCAAATTGCTGGCGTCCGATGACACGGTGCTGGAGTTGCCCTTTGACGATTTAATCGATTTTCTTATTTCCGTGGCCAACGCGTCCCAGACAAAAGACGTGCGCCGAAACGCGTCTATGGTGAGCAGAATTGCGGCTCCTGGCGGTGGCGATATTGACGAACAAGCAACGATTGAGTCACGACCCTTGCCGCGATCTGGAGTTTTAAATTTATTCCCTAGCACATCAATTGTTCGCGGTAAACAAGTGGGTGGTGGTGAATCCGAAGACCTCAGCGAATACAGAAAAAGTTGCCAGCGTCTTTTACAATACTATACACTGAGCAGCACCAGTTGTACAGATTTTAAAGTAGCTGACTTAGTGATGTGCATGATTTACCTGGCAAAAAGTGTCAACTACAGACCGTTGTATGCATTGCTTAAAATTTCTTTGTCGCAAGACAACGAATGCATGCCCTATCTAGCGCCTGATCAAATGTTTAATTTAGTAGAGTTGCTGAGAAATCTGATGGACGTGCCCACCGCCACGATTGACTTTAACAACATAAAATTGTTAAAAATGACAATGAACAAAGTGATGAACTATCCTGTGACTAGATTCCCTCGTATAATGCTTTTGCCCAACACGTCTCTCGCCAAAGATGAACGTTGCACCATTATAGATTTGTTCACTGAAAGAGGAGAGATGATAAAAAAACTCGAATCAACTCAGTACATGGACGCCTTGGAAGACAGTCGCATACCATTTTGTGAAGATGAGGAATTTATTAACGAATTGTTAAAGATAACAGACAATTTTTCATTACCACGAATGTTCTTCAACGCGACTAATAGCATCTTTTACACTACAATGGAGAATTACGCTATTGCCAATTGTAAATTTAATTTGGACGATTACAACAACATTTACAGAGCCATGGATTTGTTTAAAGAAATGAACAATCATCATGTCGGTAATGAAATAAGTGATTCGTTAAATTTATATTTAGGTGTGCCCATCGGCTCCGGGTCTTATAGCTCGTCGAATTTATCGAAAAGAAAATAATTAGTAAGGCATAAATAAACTAAATTTTATTCAATAACATAAAAATGGTATATCGTCGATCAAGTTCTGGAGGACAGGGCAGACGCAGGCGTAGTAGAGGAGGCGCACGACGTAGATCAATGGGAGGAGGCAGGCGCAGATCTTCCTCGAGCAGTTACAGACGTAGACCTGGACGTCCTCGCGGTCGCAGAAGTACAGGAGGTCGACGCAGATCCATGTCAGGTGCAGGAGGCAGACGACGTTCAAGAAGCCGATCGAGGTCGCGTTCTAGAACCCGTCGTTATTGAGCCCGACACTGGTGATGACACAATTCGCACAATTTAATGAACGAAACAACCTCGTCGCCAGCTCGCAACTGCTTTTCCACAGTGATATATTTGTGATCACAAGTATTAATGTTCATGCCGTTAATGTTGTTCAATTTATCCTTTGTTTGTGTTCGTAAATAAATACACTCGTTAGTCATAATAGTTCTCTTGTTTAATTTACGCTTTTTTTTTAAATTTTTTAAAGTCATTTCCTTAATTTTTTGTTTCAACAGCAAGTTTTTCCAGTTCAATGAATACTTGTACATAATGTTGTCAATTTTTTCTTTTTTTAGTTTTGGCGGTTTAGTGTCAAAGCTTTTGGAATTTATGTTGTTCACATATTGTTTAATCTCGTTGCGCCTTTGTATTAACAATTGACAAGGGCATTGCTGGTTCATTTTGTTCTCCTTGATCATTTCAAATAACTCCTCGTACAACTTAAAATCATTGATGGTGCTGTTGAACAGTTTTTCTATACACTCTTCGGACAGTCGAATTTGCTTTCGTTCCTTTTCCACATTGCCAATTGACGGAATGTACGCGTACAAGGAGTGAAACAAATGGCGAGTGTTAAAAAAGTTGAACGTTTTGTTCTTTACGTTTCCCGGATAGTTGGTAACCAAATAATTTATAAGTTCTTTGGCTTGTTTAGCATCTCTGAACTGTTTGAAAATTTTAAATAAGTTGTAACAATGGAGAAACGAGTCGTCGCGTGTCATCCCTCCGGTAGGGTAAATAGCGTCTCGACAATAAATAAAAAAGTCACTTGGATCGTGTTGAGACACAAACGTCCTTTGATTAAAAGACACTTGCTTGTGTTAGCCAATCTGCAAGATATGTCGTATATTTTTCGACATTTAGAGTTGTTCGAGTTTGTGGTGTTTGAGTTCAATAACAACGAAAAATACGCAAAAATTGACACCGGAACGTATATGATGCAGCTAATCAAGTGCCAAGACTCTATGAACGACTTGCGATCGCATTTAAAGTTAGCTTTTAAAACGTCCGCGCTAGGTCACACATATGTGTTCAATGAGAGAATACCATTGTATTGCTTTTTAAAAGAGTGGTACGTGCAGAGTTATCTTGAAGTATATCAGTTGGGCAATGAGACTTTTTTGTGGGAAATACCGCATGTGTTAGTGTTTGACATGGACAGCACTCTTATTACTGACGAAGAGGAGGTGAACATCAGAGACGAGTTTGTGTACGATAGTTTAGCAGAGCTCAAGCGAATGGGATGTGTAATGGTGTTGTGGTCGTATGGCGATCGCATACATGTCACAAAGTCATTGCATCGCACTCGACTCACTGACTATTTTGATATAATTTTGTGTGGCGGATACCAAACTGAAAATGACGATGGCGATGAGTTTACGACGGGACGGCGACGCCGGCGACGGCGAATCATCACCGACGTCAAAACTAATCAAGTGTTTGTGGACAAATCATTTTACTTTGACATCGGCAACGGCGACTACATCACTTTACCCAAGTCTCCAAGAGTTGTGTTGTGGCATTTACGCAAAGCCGGAATCAATTATTTTAAGACTATTACGCTGGTGGACGACTTGAAAAGCAACAATTATTCATACGACTTATTTGTTAATGTGAGGCGGTGTCCTGAGCCTCGAAACGATTGGAAACAATACCATGACATTATAACCGACCATATAGACTCTCACGAATACATGTTTAAGTAATATGATCCAAATTTATTTCAATATAAATATATAAATATATAAATATATAAATATATAAATATATAAATATATAAATATATAAATATATAAAGACTATTTGAAGATTAAATCAATGAGTAAATATTACTTGATTTCCACATATCCACTGCTGATCAACAAGTTAATGATGTCTATTATGGAGTAATTGATTTGGTCCAATGACAGCAAAAGTCGTTCGTCCGGAATGTTGCTTTTTAAAGATACGAAATGGTCTACTAATGCAATACTGTTGACGTTAGTGCACACAGTGTGGTAAACGCCCGTTTGGTTTATATTGTCTATATCGTATTTGTTGAATCGCACCAGAGCAAATTCTTGCGGACAGAAAACACTCGCCGAATTTAAATAATAAAAAAGAGTGCCGCGATTGTTGTAGACTATTACATTTTCGGGTCGGATTATGAACAGTCGATCTACATCTGTTAACAGACTCAGGTCGTATACGTCTATGTAAGCGCCAAATTGTAAGGTGCTTGAGTGATCAGCGACTAGCTTGATTGTATGGACGCGATAAGGATTTAAAAAGGCAACTGCGCACAAAAAAATCAGTAAACACACTGTGACTACCACGATGATTAGTACTGACGAAATTTTCGAAAACATATTTAGCAACAGCAAAGCTTCTGATCAAGATGTTTTGCAAGATTTTGACAGCGTGGACAGTATATTTTTGAAAAACTATACAACCAATGCAAAGAAAATTATACAGTCACATGACAACTTTCAGCATCTCATTCGGGCAATGACAATGAAGGAAACGAAGCCTGTAAACAACTTGAAATGCCGCAACGGACACAGCTCGACTATCATTCCACACGATTGGTACGTGCAAGGCAATTGTTTTGTGGTGATGGTCAAACCGTTTATAGAAAAACGCCACTACGAACTGATTAAAGACCAAATTGATTTCGAAAAGTATTACAACAGTAACAGGAGCAATTATGGTGGCAAGAGTTGTGCAGCAGGCGAGTTTGTTTATTGGCCAAACATAACTGTGTCTTATTTTGGATGGCGGCAATATTTGTTGATGAAGTTTGACATAGACATTGGTGACTATGTGCCGCTGGTTCACAACAGGCGTTTGGGTAATGTAAATCTTTTTGAGTTTTATCCCAAATTTTTCCTCAACATTGAGTTGTCTATGACGTGCAATGGTAAAAAGTTGTTCGTCAACGGCCGCACCCAGTTTACAGAAGACCACGACGATCTATTTATTATCACGCTGACGGATGGCTCCGTGGGTACGTGCAAAGTACATTCAGATTTGGTGTTTTCCAACAAAAATCTGTTTGATTACATCCGTGACGACATTAATTTGGAAAGCTGCATCACCGCTGACAAGTACAAGCATGTTATTCGTGTGGATTTACAGAGCTTGCGAGTCTTCAAGGGAATGCAGAAGCATGACAAAGGCTATGTGCCTATAGACAAGTTGAAGATCAATTACAACATAACTGCCAGTAGTGAATTTCATGATATAATAGTGCAGCATGTTTCCAAATGTCTTGACAGTTTGAACGAATTTATGGTGAGTGTACTTCAACAACACGAGATTGCCGATGGTAACGTGCTCAAGAGTTATCTGGTGAAAAGTAATTATATCAATTTTGATTATATAATTATCGTGCTGTGGCGCCTGTTAATGAAGAATCAAGATTTTGAATATGGCGAGACTGATATCCGTTTGTTGCTGGAGGTGGTATGTGAATCCTTATTTCGCAGTAATACAAAAGAATGGCAGATTGTAAATCAACGTTGCGAGCCTTATTTCAAGTTGTTGCCCAAAGTTTTTATTAGATTTTGCAATCATTGGACGCTATTTTTGGAAGAGAACCCTCTAGAATCGCTTGCAAATTATTTTGCCATTCATTACATGATTTATTTGAAACAATCTGCGTCTAATCCTGTGGAAGAAGAGTGCTGGGATTATACTTACGAGAACGCTATCAATTGTGGCGCTAGTGCTGAAGTGTTATGCAAAGGCTTTTTAAAAAAAATACAATCGGCCAACGCTTGTTTGGTGTTTAATGGCAAACATTATGTAGCTGTGAAAAAAGACGATGACTTGTTCAAGCTGACAGACAAAATCAACGGTATTGTGTTGTCTAGTGTTAAATTCAACAATTGGAAATATTTGTATTTTACAGAAGAAGGGGTGTACAATCTGTTTATCAACGGATATCACAGTAGCACTCCCTTTATTCTAGGCAACACCCTAGTTGGAGCGTTGACAAAAAAAAATGAAACCACATATTTACCAGAGTCTGCACTTCAGTTTATGCTTGACAATTCTAAATATGAAAGAGAGATATTCAAAATCTATCACATGGCCAAAGTGTGCAGAGACATTAAAAACATCAAAAGTAATATGAACATACTTTTGGCATTCAACAATTGCTTTCGATGCAAACACAAACAACAGTTTATATTCAATGATCTGTTTAAAGAAATTTGGGACTACAGTCATAACGAGCTGATTGTGTTGGGTGTGTATTTAAACGAGAAAAAAATGTCAGACTTGATTATGAATCTAAAGTGTGCGAGCTGTCAAATGAGCGCTACATACAAGAAATGTGCATGCTACTATGACATCAAGGTGGATGTCAGAGCTTTTAAGATTGTCATAATGTTTGAATTGTTTTGCAACTACAAACCGCTCATTGAACTCGTGTGGTGTCTGTTGTACAGTTCCAGCTTGTACTCTAAAGTGCTGTTGGCCAACGTGTCAACAACAAAATTAGAAAAATTGCCTTCCAGTCAGTTTATAATCAAGTATATAGAATTTTTTCATGAACATCGTATGAAAATTATAACTTTGCTGTATAGCCGATTTGACAAAATCGACTTTATCGACACGTTGGTCGACCAAATGCGTCAGCCTTTGAACTTTTTGGAGCAAATTCAACACGATGTACAGGACGAATCTAATTTTGTCGATATACTCGGCTACGGAGACGACATTAATGATTCATCAAACGTCGACGATAACAACAAGAACGTCAATGACGATTCGCAGACGGATGATGTCGATGATGAAGCGGAAAACGACAACACCGAATCCAAACTTATGATGATTGTGAACAAGGAGTCTGACAACAAACATTACATGACTACCTTTTACATTGACTATTGCAACACGTTGGCTTTCTTGAAAAACTGGAATATTTGGTGGGATAAGCTTGTGGTAGCTAGATACAATGACGATTTGAGTTCATGGTTGGTGCGGTTTTACATGCGCATCTTTATGACCAAATTGAATTTAAAAGACTTTTCCTCATCGTTTGTGAAAAAAATAGTGACAGGCTACTTGTATTACGCTAATTTTACCAATTTCAATCCAGTGAATTCCTTGTTAATGATGCATTTTGACGCTAGCCTAGGAATACCATCAGATTATGAAAAATGCTGTGTGTACCTAAACGGTGAACCGGGATCTGGTAAAAGTAGCAATTTTGAATTGATGGAACAAATTGTTGTGGTACACAAACACGATGCTGAAAATTACACTCTATCACGCAAAGAAACCGACGAAATGGAAGCCAACAAACTCATATCTCAATTGTATGTCATTAACGAAATGAAAGAATGCAATGATTCCTTTTTTAAAAGCACAGCCGATTCGACCAAAAGCAACGCTGTGTGCAGAAAGTACCAAGGTAGTCAAAAGTATGAAGGAAATTACAAGCTGATGATTGTTAACAACAAACCTCTGTATATTTCCAATTACGACAAGGGAGTTCGTAACCGATTTGCAATCGTGTACACAGATCATGTGTTTGAAGAGAATTTACCTTTTAGCGGCTCTGTGTATTCGCACATTAAAACAAAACGATACCCTATGGAAAAAACTTATTACGAAGGATTGGTGACTCCCGTAAGACTGTTTCTCTCTCACATTCTCATGTACAAGCGCAACAGCAAAGACGGCTACGTGTCCTACAAGAACATTGTAAAGAACGATCCTGTACATAATCACAATTTAATGTGTCTAGATATCAACAACAGTTTAATGAACGCTCTCATTTATGTCCTCAAAGTCAGGGTAAAATACGGAGTTACAATGGTTGACGAGTCTAAAATTGATAAAATGATTGAGTTGGCTATGCCGCACGTAGACGTGCTGGTTCACAACATGCTTAAAAGTAAACGAGGCCAATCACACGTGGCCCAGATGTGCGCAGAGTTTCGTCGCCGCTACAAAAAATATTATAGACCCGAACAAAAAATATTTTATAACATAGACATGGCTTGGGATAAAAGAGATTTTAACCTAAACACTCCTACATTTAAATGTTAATTAAAGTTATTTGTTTCAATTGTTAATTTAGGTTTTTTGTTTATAAAAATTACAATATAGTTTATGTAAAACAATGTATGAAATATTGTATAATAATTACAAGATTAAATGTTATTTTTTTTGTTTATAAAAAAAAAGTGTTTGGTGTTATATAAAATGTTAAATGTAATAATGTTATATAAAATGTCATATTTAATAATATGTAATAATGTTATATAATGTATGATATAAAAACTAAAGTAATATTAAATATAGTTATAAATGTATAATTTAGAGAATTAGTGTAGTATAAAAATAAAGTAAAATAAATAATTTAAACTAACATGTTTTGTTTTAATCATATTTATTCATTTATTTCTTTTTAGTTCCACTATATTTTATTTCCTTTGTGTCTATTGTACTCTGAATGATTTTTCGTTCTTGAGGAACAGAGTTCCGCTGTCGTTAATTTGAGCATAGTCCCATTCTTTGAGTTTTAATTGTACGTTTACATTAGTAGTATACACGATGATAGGATACGACGCGTCTTTGATATCAGGCACTGTAGTGGTGTTTGGATCGATTAAACAATACACCATACTTTCGCTCTCGTATCTGACCATATTAATGTTTTCTTTAATTTTACTGGAATCCAGATTTTTGAATACAATAAACATATTTTTGAACTGTTTAATGTCAAAGTTGGCTGTAGTACGACTGGCCGTCGCTCCTCCAGCTGTGCCATTGCTGATATTGCTTGTTGGCGAAGATTCGTTGAGGGTGCCTACAAACACGCAATTAGTGCCAATAGCTCTGTTGCCTTCATCAATTATTTCGCTGTAGGTGAGCGGTCGTTCGGCCACATATATTTTGCTAATTTTGTTATCGCCATACAGCACTCTGAGCGATTTTACTTTAGGATTATTAAACTTAACCATTAGCTGATTGGTGGCAGGATCAGTTTGAATAGACTCGCTGCTCTGAGCCAGGCTGGGAGACGAATCGTTAATAGAGTTCATGTTTATTTTATTGTTGATGACCAAAAAATATAACACTGCCAGTACTATTAGAATCAACACGATCGTTCCAATCATTTTAGGCAATTTCTATGACAGACTGTTGCAATAAATGTTTCAAAACCTCACTTAAATTATCTTGCGCCAAGTTGGCGTGCGGCGGCAACACTACAATTATTCTACTCTGCAATCGAAACAGTCTAAATATGTTGGTCACGTAATCCACGCACGATTCCAGAATGTCGTTACCGAATGCCGACTCGTCCACCAATTCTACATACGTCTTATACATTAAAAGAGCATCTATAAGCACGTGATTCTTGCAATAGTTACCGTCGGCGTGTTCGATAAGATCATATACAGTCTTTTTCATTAATAAGGATTCCTCTTTTTTTAGTGCGGCAAAAAAACTAAATTTATCGCACGATTCGTCGTCGAAGCACTCGATAATACTTTCGAAATAGAGTACATTGTCGTCATCTAGCTTGTCGTTTTGCAAACCGACAGGCATATCGCACAAATACAAGTAAATTGTATGCTGTTGTGGTTGTATTATTTGTTGACGGTGGTGGTTGGTGGTCGTAGATTCGGCCATGATTCCGCTCACTCCGTTGCTGGCCGAATATAAAGACAGCTTTTTTTTGTTTACGTTTCGACACTTGGATAGAATGCGAGTGTTGAAGTCAAAACATTTAGCGTCTATACTCGCCACCGAATTAACTTACTTATACAACATTGCATGCATAATCACATACAAAGAAATACAAGAGCTCGAAGTGGAGCAACTCAAAGAATGGGCTTTAACTTTAGACGACAAGTTTGATTTAGAACACATGAAGATTGTTTTTCACCACAAAATGCATGAATTAAATTTGAGAGCGTTTGAGCCTAAAAACTATTCCTACACATTTACCACTATTTGGAATGTTATCCATTTTCTGGCGTTATTCACCGACGATATGGTATTAAATCGCCAGAATTTACAATACGAGTTTATTGTGAATCACTTGAGACAGCTGAAAGCAATATACTATAATTTGTTTTTTAAACTCGATTGTGCCATGTGTCGCGACCATTATCTCAATGTAAAAGGATTTCTAATTGCCGCCATAGAACGTATAGAGATTTGGTTGAATCGAGAAAGATTCGGAGAAGAGGTTAAAATGGTAGACGCTGTGTTGGCGGCAGACGCTGCTCCCAATGTGCTCATGAAATACGGCACTCTGTACACCAGCATGGTGTTTCACAACCACATCAACGAGTACCGGTGGATACAACGCAACATGAAACCACCCTCAAACGTTCAGCGAATGCATTGGGATGAATACAAAAAACTACTCAAATTACAATAAAATATTTTATTTACACAAAACATACATAATTTTTTAATATCTACTCAGTTTATTTTATTATAAACCGTTGATACCACTCAATTTACTTTATTATAAACCGTTGATATCTACTCAATTCAATTTTCTTCATTATGAACTGTTGTGTCGTTGAGGTCTTCAACGTTTTGAGGCACCAGTCTGTCAGGTCGAGGCTTAATGACCATTATAGAATGGTCAGTCACGACCACTTCATAAATTCCAAGGTGTGTCATCAAAACATCATTGGTCATAATGATACGGTTGTTCAAAGGACCGTTTGAGTCGTAAAACGTTTGGTTTTCAGCGTTGTACTCCAGTTCTACTGTTTTTACGCTTTTGTATTTTACATAATTGAATTGCGTGTCTAGAACCACAAAACCATCGGTGGGTACTGAACAATATCCTCCAGCCGCCAAGGGTGGATCGTTAAACGATTGAAATTTGACTGTAATCTTTTTACCATATAAATTAGTAACGTACATTTCATTCTGGCAATTGGTTTCGCCAACCTTTTTCCTCAAATAGTTGATACAATCCAAAGCGGACACAGGATCCACATCGTATGGTTCCATACAGCATTCATACTGCAAGCGGTTATTGTATGTGTACTTGAACACGTGCAATATGTCCGTAATGTACATGATGCCATTGGACAACAACTCGCATTGAAATGCCACTACATTGTTAATGCTAAACAACCAGGGAAAAGTGTTTGAAAACATTTGCATATCATCGATAAACACAATCATAAAGTTGCGAGTGAAAATTCCTCGGCCACGCACGCCATCCAATTTGATTGCCCATTTGTACACATCTTGCACATCCTCCATGTTGTACAACAAACGCTCGTCAACAAACTTTCTGTAAATTATATTGTTCTGTATAGTTGTGTACGGCAAACAAGGACTGATATTCTGGTAGTGTGTGTACGAGTCCATTTTGGCGATAATGGCTACCATAGTGGCGAGTACTTCATCGTCGGGCTGATTTACATACTCGTACTCAAGTCTAATGTTGGCCAAAATCTCGTCAGATCCCAGAAAAGACTGTTTACTGAGCGATTCTTTTTTGTTTTGCAATAAATTGAGTAGAGCTATTTGCTTGCTGGCTATCAGAGAATCAAATTTGTCGCTCACATTTTTTTCCATATACGTTTGTTCAAATTTAATTTCAATTTCAGGTCGATGCTTTGGCTTATACACCCGGGTGCTGACTATTCTCTTCAACTTAGCAACGGGCGCCAACGAAACATGTTGAGGAGTTACAATTTGTTCCACAGCTGTTCTGTCGACCAGCGGCACCAGTCCGTTGCCGTTAATATACACAAATCTTCGCAAGGATTGTGGTGTCTTCAAAGTACTCACAATTTTGATTTTGTTCGTGTTGCTGTCGACGCTCAATCTGGTCCTCACGTCGTTCACGTCCACAAAATCCGTATATTTTTCGTGTAACACGAAATTATTAGAAATATAAGCATTCAACAAAATATAAAGCAGGTCTTGACTGAAATTTATTGAATAAGAGATTTCCCTCTCGAGAAACGAACACGAATTTGCCAACTCTTTTGCGTTCAAACAAGAAAACTCGCTCATTATGGCACTAGTAGTTTCGGGAATGGCCACTGGCAGAATAAACAACTATTGCATATTTGGCAGCGTGCAACCGTTCGATGCGTGCGGTCCCTATCGCAGTCCGTGCTCCGATGATGCCAAAAATAACGACGGTTGGCTCATATGCGATTACCATTTGTCGACGCGCTTCAAGATGGAGAAAATGGTCTTGCCGATTCCGGATGCCGACGGCACAGCTCTCAATCGTACTCTTGCGCGCAGTTTGGTCAACCACAAGGCTATCGGGGACGAGCGAATTTTAGTGCCCACAAAACGCAATTATATGTCGGTGCTTAACATTCTTGCTCTTCAATTGGCCGAACAATACATTTTCCACATCATTTACGAAAACGATGTGGAGCGCGAGCGTATCTGTCAAATGTTGGAAATTAGCGAGCGCTTTGAAAACGACACGTACAAAGTGGTCGATACGATAAACGCTCGCACATCTGCCATCATGGCCATGGTCACGCCTAACCGTTACTGTAGTCGTCCCTTGTACACTGATGATCGCATCTGGTCCGTGACGGACGAAAACAATGTGGGAGGACAAGTGTTTAACGAAATGCCTCCGTTCTTGCAAAATCTTATTAGTAAAGCGGTTGGTCCTGAAATCATGCAAATTGAAAACGAAGAATTGTTATTGAGAAATTGTGCCACGTGTCACATTACACAATCGGGTCTAGTGGCCGACGTCAGATTATACAATCCCATCGAGTCCAAGTACAGGCGCAGTGCCAACGAAAACGTCTTGCAGATAGAGAACGTGCTCAAATTCAGAGGCAACGCTAACGCTTTGCAAAAAAATTTAAACCGTTACGATCCATACTCGCTAGAAGTGCCTTTAATGTTGGGCACGCAAATCGCCATCACCGACAAAACCAAAGGTAGTCTTAAACGATTCACTGTCGATGTGACTCTACCAGTAAGCGGCGGCAGCGCTGCCAGGAGGCCTCGATACGAGACAGAAACCGCACCTACGACTGTTACCCTTGGCGGGCCTACAATCGGCACACCGACACCCCTTATCGCATAAGCGTCCGCAAGTTATGTATTTATCTATGTATGCTGATATAATAAAAGTATATATATTTATCTATGTATGCTGATATAATATAAAAGATTAAACTTGGGGATATAAAAGGAAGGTTGTGTTGTATAATCCTTAGTTTACAAGCGATATTCGTCCTGTCAACATGAATTCTAGTGGAGTGAGTAGCGGCCGCAACCGTTTCAGTGGCAGCGACAATAGCTTGCCTGGAACAAGTCATTCATCTGTAGAAAATATAGTTATTTCGCCCACAAGTGATGAGCAAGTTACATTATCTTGCTGTGTGTGCTTAAGCGAGAGCACCATTAACGACACGAAGGATGAATTGGACGACAATATGTTCGCGTTTCCTTTGGCGCAGCTGGTGAGTTGCTTGCACTCAATATGCGTCGTGTGCGCGGTGAGTCTAAAACAACGGCAAGTGATCTCTTGTCCTCTATGTCGTACGCAAAGCAACAAGCTAGTTTTGTTTAACGTGAACAAACAAACGTTGATGGGCGTTCAAGTGCCAATAACTTTGATAAAAAGCTATGGAAGATACGCGAATCGCATTAGTACTGTTGAATGCGCCAAAAAACTGTTTGAAACGTCCATTGCAACATCTGCAACACCTTCAACATCTAAGACATCTAATATAGGCACCGTGACTTATGAAGTTTGTGACGATATGATGAACGATGCTGCAATAAAACTCAGCAACGTGCAACTTGAAATCGATGAGCTGAACAGATCCAAAAAAAATGAATTGTCTATATTGGCTACAATTAAACACGAGACCGAAAACGTTAAACAAAATTTGCAAACTTTACTAAACAAGTACAAAGAACAAGACCAGCAGCTGCGAGCCAAGACTTCTGAATTGCAAACAATTCAACAAGAATTGCAAATGTTACGCATTAATAAAAATAAGCTTACGTACGAACTTACTGTTCTACAAGATAAATTTTCAAACGCCAAACGTGAAAATGACCAGATTAGAAGAAACAATTTCAACAACAGCAATAATAAAGAGTATAATACTATGAAAAGGAAACATCAGCATTTACAACAAGATATCGACTTAATGGAGGAAGAATTGGTTTTACTAAATAAACGTAAAAAGAATTTAATTCAACAAAATGATATACAATTGGCTAGATTAAACGAACATTCGTCTAAAATTGTAGAAAAAATTAATTTGACATAATATTATAATAAAATTTTACATAAATTGGTATAATTATGTTTAAATATATTGAAATATATAATGTATATTAATAACCTTTATATTTTGTGTGTATTATAATTTGTATTAAATAAAATTATATCGTATATATGGTGGTTTTATTATTAACTTTGCAAGTCTTCTATAAAATACAATTTATTTTTTTCAACAGCACAACTGAAATCGCTCTGTAATAACTCTGGCGGACAGGCGACGTAATATTCACCATTTTTATGTATCCACAAGTTGTATTTATCGTGATCATTAGACTGAGTTTCTAGATTTAAAAATTGTGGGCCATCTTCAATTCTATTTATCGTAATAGTGTTTAGGTCGGCATTTAAATTGCTTTTACATCCCACTGAATTGCCCAAGTATGCATAAGAATTTATGACATTTGCTAAACCAACTGCGTTTTCGCACAGCGAATCCACCTTGACATTAGAACGTAACTCTTGAATTGCCGTTTGAATAAAGTCCTCTTCAATAATACATGTTGTTAATTTAAATGTGGGCAACGAATAAAAACAACTGTAATCTAATATTTTGCTGTTGGATTTAATTGTTTCAATTTCCTCTGGTGGTGCACTTTCCTCTGGTACATTTATTTCTGGATCAAGTTCATCAGGCGGATTAATTTCTTCTTCTGGTGTTGGTGGTGTAACTTCTTCTGGTTCATTATCTTCTTGTTTCTCAATCTCAATATGATTATCGTTAAACGGATTAAACATAGGGTTTAACGTTTCATACGTTTCAAATATATTAAAAAGCGGTTGAAGTGTATCGATATCTTTATTTACAATATCTGATTTCAGTATATTTGCTGGGTACACTCCTGTATTTGAAACACTATTTTCATTTTTATAGTATATTTTAGGCTTGGGTGTAGTATATTTTTGCCACAATGTAGTATATTTTTCCGCAAATGCGTCTAAAAATTGATTACAAACGTCCGATTGTCGTATATTGGTTGTAATTTTGGTAGTGAACACGTCCATTTCTACATAATTATTGACAGTATTCATACGCAACCAACATTCGCGCGCGCCTAGATCTTTGTCCACAGCTACTGACACCGAGCGCGGTTGAAAATATTGTTCATCGGTGAATGTTATTTCGGACACCACAGTGTGTCCGTCAGTATCACAAAAGTTAACTCTATATCCGTTAAAAGCATCGTACAAATACGATCCAAAACATTGTATGCTATTGCCTGTAATTACATTGACACCCATAGAATCGTTTATGTCTCGAGCGTACAACACCATCATATTATCAAAATCATTTTTCCTTAGCAGGTCGTTTATTCGTTGAGTCACTCCGCTAAACATTGTATTAAAATTTAGCTCGTATTCATTATTAGGGTAATCAATTAAATAAAAATTATTTTTAAGTCTCACTAATGATGAATTAAACGGAACACAAGCGCCTAAATTAACATCATATATTTCTTTAGGTAGATGCACATCAACCGTAAATCTGTTGTTGAACAGTTTGTCTACAATTAAATTTGAAGTATCACAAGTCACATCTTGAGACACTTGAAAATCTTTGCATTCGAATAAACCTTGATTGAAAGACAGCGTGTCGTCTTCGTAAACTTTAATTTGAGTACCGGTTCCTTGTGCAAATACAGAACATAAAGTATCGCCAGAACACGAGAATTTACCATTTGAATCCATTGATCTAAAAACGCAAGTAATCAATTCTTTTTCAGAAATTGAAGTACACAAATAATATTGATTGGGACCTATATCGCTCGTAATAAATGTGTGTCCCTCTCCAAATATTTCACAAGGAAATCCTTCACGACACTCAAGCAGATTTCTATCAAAAATTTGACCTACAGGACACGTTGCTAACTGTACAGTCTGGTTTTGGCATACATAATATTGATTTATGTCTAAATTTTCGTTGAACGTGTTCAATATAAAACCGTCTGGCCTGTCTTTACACACGTTTGTTAACTGACACGATCTCGACTGTACATCGTACAAGTGATTAGGTGGACACTCTTCGATGACGTGCGATCCGCCTGATAAACAGCGCAAGTACAAAACAGGATGGGTTGTGTCGTTCTGTGATGATTCTTTTAAACTTGAAAAACGACGGTTAAACACCAGCCTGTCGATCATGTGTGAAGTCAAACCGTGGTTACCAATATCGAGATTATCGCACACTTCTATTGGCACACATGTATCATTTTCAAATTTTTCATTATGCGGACAACTAAATTGTATCCATCCATCGTCGCCGCGAACTAAATATTTAGTATTGTCCAAAGGGTCGGGTTTTAGTCTAGGTTCGTTGTTGTGCTCGACGGGCACTAACGATTGTTGAAGAAAATCAAAAAATTCATAATTGTCGTCGTGATGAGTTTGCTTCACAACGTTCAAAGTTTTTACATTGAAAGTAGTTAGAGTGTACAACGATCCGTCCACATCAGAAACGTAGGTAATATGCTCTGGAAGAGGACTAATGGCGTTGGTACGCTTCATGTACTCTTCAAGAACTTTTAACCGATTATCGAACTCGTTTTCGTTGAAATCATTGTATATTACTAAGTATAATATTATAAAAATTATTGTAATCGTTATGGCTACCAATAACAACGGCACCGTCAACATTGCAGTGTATGTCACACACGAAAAAGACAACAATTTTAATGATGTTTTGTCGTTTATAGTTCGAGATGAATATCACTTAAAAAAACTAGCGGTCGGCGCGTACAGCTTAAACATACTTGACAGCCACCATCTTAAAATTATGCACGATGCCGTTAAATCTGCCAATGCCACCGTCCAAACTGTCAGTTGTGGTGATTTTGTAGTTGTGTACAATTACACCGAGATGTCTAAAAACCTTAATGCCATTTTGTTTAATGCAAAACCAACTATTTTGAAAAAAGATGGTGTCATTTTTAAAGTGATCATATACAATAAGATGATTGAACACGCCGCTTCTCAGGCGTTAGCCAATCATGTCGCCCGCGACTACAACAATACCGCCATCGTCAATGACATTAACGATACCGCCGCCGTTGCCAACTCCATGCGAGAGAAAAATCAAAAATTATTCCAAACTAGATTCGGAGGAGCAGCAAAAGGAGACCCAACGGCAACAACAACAAACAATAATCATTCCGACGACTGTGACAACAACAACGACGACGATGTTCGTGACGACGACGACGACGACGACAACGACTCCATGGAATACGACGACAACGGAGACGTCATCGACAGCGAAGAATCGTTGTCAACTGACGGACATATGGACCAAACCACAAGTAATTACAACGAGCGTGCCGACGATGCTGCACCAGCTAAACGACAAAAACTGGAATGAACGAGTAAAATTCGATCCCGAATTATTGATACACTACTTGTTTGACAACATCGATATGCACACCGACACCGACGTAAACGTTATTAAAGTATGCAAAATTCGCGTGACCAAAACAATGGGCACTATGCTCACACACTACTATGCGCACATTAAAATTAATAATGACTACGAGTTTGAGTTTCATCCCGGCAGTCAACCTAGAACTTTTCAAACTGTACACACTAAAGGCTTTGTAGTCGGCGTGTATTTGGTGTGCAACGAATGCTGCAAAAATTATTTGCGCACCTTTATTGAGGGCGAGAATAATTTTAATGTAATATTCAAAAATTGTGAGACCATTTTGTGCCAACGACACAGTTTTCAAACTATTTTCGTTTCATTGGCTCTGCTTTGTGTCTTTGTGAACATGATTGAATTTTCATGGTTTTTTATTTTTTTAGTCACTTGTATTGTCATACTTTTGTACATGAATAACAATTATTTAATAAGTAATCCTCAAGTACAAGTCTGTGCTCACAAACAATTTGACGTTGGCGTCACTAAATTTTTTAAACACAACAACGGCTACGATCTCATCGACGATTGAACATGACAGTTTCTGCCGCGTCTGTCGCCAACGAACCGTGGCTTAATCAATGCGTGGACTATGTGGATCGCATCATTAGATATTACCGTACAAATGATATGTCGCATTTGACTCCTCAAATGCAACTGCTGATAAACACAATTCGAGACTTGTGTCTTGAAACCAATCCGGTCGACGTGAATATTGTCAAGCGATTCGATAGCGACGAAAATCTGATCAAACACTATGCGCGTCTTACACGCGAATTGGGCGGATCCGTAGTACCAGACAATATTTTTCAAGCTTCATTTGTGTATAGTGTGCTACCATCGTATGCTCAAAAATTTTACAATAAAGGAGCCGTAGGGTTAAACACAGATTCGGTGAGTGAAGCCGCCAAACAATTAGGTTTAGCTGTGCAATATCAAGTTGCGCAGGCGGTCGCCACCAATACACCAATACCGTTACCGTTCAACCAACAATTGGCCAATGAATACATCACTTGCTTGCTAAAACAAGCACATATTCCAGCCAACATCCAAAGTGCTGTAGACAGTCGCAAATATCCACAACTCAACCAAATCAACGATCTGGTCAACAGCGTGATCGACAACATTTTTGCAGGAGGCGGGGATTACTACCATTACATACTAAACGAAAAAAATCGCGCAAGAATCATAAGTTTAAAAGAAAATATTAGTTATTTGGCGCCTTTGTCCGCTTCCACGGACATATTTCAGTATATCGCCGAGTTGGCAACGAAAGCTGGAAAAAAGCCAGGTTTATTCAGAGACGTGACGTTTTTGACCGCCGCGTCTAACGTCAGCGCCAACAGTCACAAAGACAACAAACAAACTTCGTGTCAACAGAGCTTGACCGAGTTGGCTTTCCAGAACGAAGCATTGCGCAGGTTCATATTTCAACAATTGAATTACAAACAAGTTACTAATCAATAAGCCGAACCAACTACAATTTTCATTTTATTATTACAAATTGGTAAACAATAATTATTCTATTGCTGTGTGACGACATTAATAGTTGGTACAAATACACATCAGCATGAATTTAGAAATACCATACGAACGGTTGAGTGACAAAACCAAAGTCGAGTACATTCCTTTGAAACTGGCTTTGAACGATGTTGACACAGACACAGCCACGGTAGCAATCCAAGGCAATGACAGAGCCGTCGTTGGCGGTCATCAAGAGCTGCGTGAATTGACTAATGGAGCTTACATTGCCGCCAATACCACCAATTTGCTGTTAATAGGGTTGCTATCGTTGGTGTGTGTAATAATTTTACTCTATGCCATATTTTATTTTGTAATATTAAGGGAGAGACGACAGACGTCTTTGAATTACAGACAATCACCACTAAATTTTGTGGACAATTATTATGAATAATATTAGTGTAAGAAACGAGTACGTTTTTAACATTTGGAAAACAAAAATTCACAACCATGCGCGTTTTGAGGAAACTTTTAATTTGGTCACCGATCGTCAAAGATGCACGCCCGATGAAGTCAAAAACAACAGTTTGTGGTCGCAGTATATGTTCAGTAAACCGTTTGCACCCACCACCCTCAAAAGTTACAAATCGCGATTTATAAAATTAATTTTTTGCTTGGTGGATGATCGTCATCTGCGCAATCACGAAACATACTCTCTTAACGACGAATTTGACTCTATAGTGCATCAAAGATCTAACATTGGTCCCGAGGAATTATGTCGACGTATGCTAGAACTGAGATCAGTTACTAAAGAAACATTGCAGCTAACAATAAATTTTTACACTAACGCAATGAGTTTACCCGAATACAAAATTCCCAAGCAAGTCATGCTACCACGCGATAAAGAACTGAAAAACATTAAAAACAAGGAGCGCAATTTGGTTCTCAAGGAAATAATTGATTGTGTGCTGCAATGTATTGAGAAAAAAATTAAATATCTTAATGGCGAGTATGTACACGACCGCGGTCTGCTCAGGGGATCTATAGTATTTTGTATTATGCTCGGCACAGGCATGCGTATCAACGAAGCAAGACACTTGTCAGTGGACGATCTTAACGTGTTGATTCGAAAGGGTCGCATGAAAACTAACGTGGGTCTAAAACGCAAAAAAAGTCGTACAAACTCAGTCAACGTGATCAAAAGCAAACCGCTCGAACTGGCGCGAGAACTGTACAGCAAACATCCGACCATTCTGCAAATTGCCAAAAACACTTCGACGCCATTCAAAGATTTTCGTCGATTATTTGAAGAAGCGGGCGTCGAAATGGACAGGCCTAGGTCAAATATGATTAGACATTATTTGAGCAGCAACATGTATAACAACGGGATGCCTTTGCAGAAAGTTGCTAAAATGATGAACCACGAATCGTCACACAGCACAAAACACTATCTCAACAAATTCAATATTGGTGTCAATGAGAGTGATGACGACAATGACAATTCAGATGATGACGATATCGACACTGGCAATCATATGGAAGACGACAGTCAAGCTGCCGATCGTAGCGTTAGCGAAGAAGACACAGACGGAGGACTGATGAATTTACAGAACTCGGCCACGACCACAAGCGGTTCTTCGACTGATCTTGAATAAGACCACATAAATATTATTATAACGATTTTAAATTGTAATTGTGTAAATTTTTTTATATATTAATTTATGTGATTTGCGTGTCTATATAAAATATAAGAGTTTTTATTTATAACAATGACTTTATTTGCCACCTTTTTGGTATTGATCTTGATAGGGTTTTTGTTTGACAAAAATGATGGTTTATTGAACGTAATGTTATATTTGTTTATGTTGTTTGTGGTGTTCATTTTTCTATTACAAATTTATTACATTAAACCGCAATCGACTACGGCCGATTTGCAAACAGGTAAATCTAAGAGTATAAAAAAGAAAAGAGATTTAGAACGAGCGTTTGACGCAATTTTAAATAAGAACACAAGTTCTACAGATTGATTTCAATAATGGATATTTTCAAATCTTTCATTAACCAAATTTACGAGTGTGTGCCGTTCGCCACAAAAGTACTCAAAGTCAGCGAACATATTAAATCCTACCAAAATGGACTCAAAAAAGACAAACGCTTCTGTGACAAGTTTGTGAAAGTCTTGAAAATGTTTATTGCTTCTCAAATTACAATAGAAGACATGTGCAATATCATGGCGGCCGTCGATAGCCCCAACAAACTGACTGCCGATCAAATAGATTTCCTCTGCCAGCAAGTGCAACACAACCACGAAGTAATGAGAATACTACACACGTTTGTCGACGAGCAGCACATTGACGATCAGGATATTCACGAACTGGCGAAATTTCTCATTACAGAAATTAGCAATAGTATTATCTATTGTAGATGAAATGAAACAAATACTCTGTACTTGTAATTTTATTAAATAAAATTTACAATAATATATAGATAAAAGCTAATTACATCCACTATAATATTTATCTACTGTAATATTAATTATAAACTAAACATAAAAGTTAATTAATCTATATAATAAAGTAATTATACATTTTTTATTATTTAATATAATTATAATATTTTACAATTTATATTATATATTTAATTATAATACTTTACATACTACTTACATTTTTTTTTGGCCGTATTCTCAACACATTCTCTGGCATTCGGGACAAGGTTTTTTAAAGTATATTTTGACACATTTAGGTTTGCGTACATACATAGAAAATTGCATACTACAATTACCTTCGCTACTACAGTTGTTTTCTTCGTCGTCCTCATCATCAACATCATTAGTTTCGTTTACGTTATTGTTAGCAATGTCGTGATCTAGCAAATCATCATCAACATCATCATTGTTAATTTTTTTTAATTTATTAGATTTTCGTAATGGAGTCAAAACAGGATACTTGACGTCATAAACCTGTCTAGACATGTATACCGAACAAATTTGGCTGAAATAATATTCAAATTCGTCTCGATCTCCAAACACAAACATGAGTTCGTTCATAAAATTACACAAAATACTCATGTGTTTTAACCAACTAATGCGATGACTGGCGCTTTGAGGATTAAACAGCTTTAGTGGATAAGCTTTTTGAGTTATTTTCTCCTTGATATCAATAAGTAGATATGGAATACGATCGCCCGTGCCCGGTAGAAAATCAACACCCGAGCTGGCCAATATTTCTCGGCAGTGTTTGGCTATAGTGATAGGCGCTTTGCGTGCCACGTTAGTACTGTTGTCATTTTTCTTTTTGCTATTCTTTGTGGGATTTTCATTGTAAGACATGCTAAAACTATAATCGCTCAGACTGTTCAAATCTTTACCAAACTCTTGGTAATATTTGATCATCAAGTCTGCCAAAGTGTTTAAACCACATGCTACTGAATGATCGCGCAAATAGCTATCAACCACCGCTCTAAAAGTTTTACGCATAAACAACGGCATGTCTTTTTTTACTAACCACCCTTTGTATTTGATTCGATCATCAGTATTCAAATAACAATATTTTTTTTTCTTCAAAAGAATCAAACTCGGTATTATATTCTCAAGAGCCATTTTGTAGCCAACCCAACCGCCATTCAATTGTTTCAGTACATAATTATTCACTATCTTGCCAATAACCTTATAACGTTGGTCTGGTGCTATTTCGTCTTCATTAAAGCCAACTTGAATGAACGAAGAGTCGGTGTCCCCATATATGACTTGGAATTTAACTGTAGACAAGTTACATTTTGAAAGTATAGTTTGATTATCTGACATAGCCTCAATCTTTTTGATGGCCTCTGACAATTTGCTGCGACCTATTTTTGTTATGTAATTGGCCAACACTTTGAAAAATATTCCGAAATAACCGTATATGCTGTTGGCAATACGTTTCACAGCATTCTGTGTCTTGTCGTACAAATTGTATTGAAACGTGCCTGGTTGGTATTGATCTCGACGCGCCTTGTATTTAGAACGCAATTCCAACAAATTTCTTAGCAATTTTGGAGTGATTGCTTCCAAATTTTTCACCAAATAAACATTATTGTCTTCGGCAATACACACGTTTGTCAAACAAACTCCTTCGTACATCATAATCGTAGGATACAACGAGTTAAAGTCTAGAGTAACCACCCATTTTTTATATCCAGGCACTGGCGACAGTACTTTGCCTCCTTTGTAAACACAATTTTGTCTAGAGGCACACAATTTTACAGAATTTGAAGGCACCATAGATACTGGTATTGGTTTTCTACACAATTGAGTCAAGTCGACCATATTACCAGCACTCGTTGATTCATTATAATCTACAGAAGTCGATAAAGAGGATGATGATGTTGATGATGACGATTCTTGCCAAGACCTTTTTCTACCAGACGTCACAGTCAAATCATATTTATTGAAAAAATATGGATCTGCCACAGTTTGACCGTTTACATTTTTAGTGTTGTTTATAGCTAAATAGAAAAAAACCAAACTAATTTTGTGTGAGATGTTTTTGAGCAAATCGTCTGTGCATAAATACAACAGCATACATTGCGAATACAAGAAATCCATAATTTCCAATTTTACAAATAACTCTATCGGCAATACACAATCTTGAACATTGTATAAAATTATTTCTTTCATTTCACCTTCATTATACAATTGAAGCATGTCGCTTATTTTTAAATCTTTTTTCTTCTGCTTTAAATAGTGTTCGGCCACTGTGTTCAATTGAAAATTTTCCACATCGTTAAATTCAACATCGCTGCTCAAGAACTGATACAAATCCACGTGAATGTAATACGTAAACAAATGATTATCAAGTCTGTTACTAAACTTGTCGCACAACTGTTGAGTTTCGATATCGACTGAAGGCAAGTCGTATCGGCGAATTTTCATTAATGACATAGGTGTTTTAGACAATATTTTAATGCGATCAATTATGAAAGGTAAATCAAACTTGTCCCCGTTGTAGTCAAGCAAATAATCAATATTAAGCAACGGTAAGAGATCAAAAAAGGCTGTAAGCATGCTAATCTCAGATTCAAATTTTACCGCAACAATATTCTCAAATTTATCGACAATAAGATTTCGGTCAAAACCGTGGCAATTAGGATTGTAATACAAGCACATGCGCAAAGATTTCTTGTCGCGCCGACACACAACACCAATTGACATGACATGATCGTGTATGGCCGACGAGAATCGCTGACCGTTGGAGTGAGTCTCAATATCGTAACACGCTATTACTGGCAATATTTCGCGTGTCAACAATTCCACATTCACCACCTCAAATATATCCTTAAATGCGTCCACATCGTTTACAAAACATTTCAGTCTGTTGTTCAAACACTTTTGCTTTGTCTTGAATCTCACGTACTGGCCTTCAATAAAATCAGTTTGCATGTGTACACGGTTAATGTCTCTCATAAAATTGTCCAAGCAATTCTTGTCGTGCTTGTGAGAATTATTGTCGCGTTTATACTTTATAATATTGTGTTTGTGTGTGTACACACCTGGCACGCCGGGCATTACAAACGCTTTGTAGCTTTGACATTTGTTAAAACACACGTTAGAAGCGTGATCTTTGTAACACATTCTGTACGAATATAGATCGCATTTGTTTTCGGCATAGAATTGATATAGTCGATTCGGATCGTCGGATACATAGCCGCTCAGAAATAATATCAAATAATTATCCTTGTACATCATTTTCGTGATACGAAACACGTCAACAGGATCGATGTTCACCCAGCCTTTGCGAATGGTCGATTTTCGCAGATAATTCACCAGCTCCTCCCATTTCATAAGGTTTATCGCCGAATTCAATAGCACACCGACACTTTCCTTTTCCATCGTAATGTCTCGTTACAAAAACAATTCACTCAACCTCAACAGCGACCAGGGTACAGTAAAAAATTTATTGTACACAATCAACACGCTCAGTCGTCAATGCAAAGCTCGCGACGCGACTAACGAAACACTGGAGCGCATCAGGTCTATTATATTGTTGTACAGGCCTGACTTAAAGATAAGATCAGAATTGCAGGTACCCGAGCTTGTAATGGAAGCGCTCATGCCTGGTGCAAGTGCTGCTTCTGCAAACAATTACCCGCAAATTACACACAACTTCAATTACAAATACGACTACAACACAAACTACATTCCGCCTGCCGCCGTGGATTCATTTGGTGTACCTATATCGATGCCATCACCAACACTTCCACCACAAACACCGTACATGCAACCGCAACCGCAACCGCAAGCAAGACCGCAGTCAATGCCCACGACGACCACGACGATGACTCCTTCACCTCCTCCGCCACCGACTCAACAATCTGTCGCTTCACCAAAACTTGTGGTGTTTGATGAAAATGAACAAAACATTTTGCAAACGAGACACAACGAAGCTGTGTCGAACGCATCAATTGTCACGTACAAGAGATTAATTGAATCGGTCGTGTCGGTTTCTCGCAAATATATTTTGAGCGAAATCTATTTCGCATCTCTGTCGACTATACACGGTTTTGACCAACTACCCAGCAACGATCTGGCAGCATTATTTAGGTGCATAAATCAAAAAGTTGATATTGGATTTCGCAACAACCCTGACTTGTGCGATTACATTGCCATGATAATTAAAGAGTTTTATTATGTGGTGACAAAAATCCTCGGTCGCACGGAATACACCCTGATAAATATACAAACTCCTAGTCAATTTGAATTTGAAGTTTTAACCATCAGAGACGCTTTAAACCAATTGCTCGTTAAAGCCAATACAAGCGACGAAAATGCACGATTAGTGCAACAGCTCAACACAGAGAGAACTAGTTATTTAAACGAAATTCAATCTTTGAAAACTAACAACAGCTTACGCGACCAAAATTTAAACAGATCACAACAAGAGTTGACCAATATTAATAACGCTTATCGTTCTTTAGAAATGCAACTTCAATCACGAATTCAAGCTGAAACTGAGGATTACGAACGTATTCAGGCATATTTGAGTAAATACAAACTGTCCATTAACGTAACTAAAGACAATTACATGTCGAGATTTTTGGCCGAATTTGATAGACTACTTGAACGTTTAGATAACAACGAGCGCATGGAGCGAGAGCGTATTGCTGCCGAACAAACTCGTGATACAGACGAACGTGGGCGCACAATACAAATACAAACCTTGCAGAATCAGCTCGAACTTCTTAAAAGAGAAAATGTTAGCCTACAAAACGCAATAGGCTCAGGTTCTATTCAAACACAAACAGTCATCGACGAAATGTCTAATAATAACAGAGAGCTTCGAAATCAAGTAGATCGTTACAAAACTACAATAAACGACATGGAACTCAGATTGGCTCAACAGCGAGGTAATGTTGAACAATTAAAAGTTGAATTACAAGACACCAAATCTCAACTCGAGTCGCTTAAAAACGTAAACGAAAATTTGCGTAGACAAAACGCTGACTTGAAAATTGAACTAACAAATGTAACCTACGCCACTAGGCAAGCAGCGCTTACTGCAAACATTGCTTCTTTGCCAACAACATCACCACAGCCCACTGCAATATCCGAATATAATCAAACTGAATTTGTGGGAAAACAAATAACTAGACGCAGACAAAGTCGTCAACAACAACAACAACAAATTGCTGTTCAAGGCGAACCCAAGTCTACTATTAACATTAAAACTTTGCTCGAAGAAAACGAACGGTTACACAACGACCTGGCTGCGTTAGCTTCGGCTGCCAACATTAATCAACTTGAAGCTGATATACAACAAGTGAAAAGGGGTCTAGAAAGAATCACAGGCACATCGGCAGCAACACCCGTAAATATTTTAAAACTCAATAACGCCAGTGACAAAAATCTTCAACTCAGGTTACGCGACTTAGATGAAGAAAACAAGCAATTAAAAACCATTGCCGATCAGGCTATAAATAATAAAGCTGAAGCTATTACTGCTAATTTAAATAACAAACTAAACGATCTTGATAATGAAGTGAATTCTTTGTCTAAAGAAGCTACTAAGTTTAGTACTCTTGTTACAGACTACGAACTGTTAGCCAGAGCTGTTACACGAAATCAGTTAGAAAGAGAACGTAACTTTGGTAGAATTAGATTGCCAAGAGACGAAACAGACAATGAAGAAGGTATTTCTTCAACGACTGTTTAGCAGTCAAATTATTATGTCTGTATAATAAAAATATAGAGTGTATAACAAAAACAAAGATGTACGTTTTAATCAATTTATTATTCATTATATTTACATTAATACAATATAAAATAACACACATTAATACAATATAAAATTAACACACATTAATACAATACAAAATTTTACACATAATACATGAATAACATATAATTTAGAAAATTAATTTATTTTACAAACTTTCATAAGAATTTTCGTTATCAACTTCAAATTTGGTGATAGCTAATACGTTTCGGTTGCATTTTTCCATGTCTACAATTTCATACACAAACACTTGTATTATGTTGTTTTCAATCAATTCATTCAGCTGATTAATATCAGTGTCTAGAGTATGATCGTTTTTAGTTTTATTGAAAAACGAGGCTTGGTGTGAGGCTTTTTGGCGAGTCTCATAGTTGATGCTGTAACGGTCGCAATTGGCAGCCGGTACATGTTCAGATGTGACGGAAACAACCTCGTGGCATAAGATTTTCTTGTTGCTGCGACTAATGTTTACAACCGCCATCTCATCTTCGTCTTCCACATTAAAATTATTTAGATTTTCAGGCATTTTAATTTCTGAAATGTTTTGTAGCGAAAAATTGCGAAAGTTTAAATTGTTTTGACTGCATTTCACTCTATTCAACACAATTATGTTATCTTGCAAATTGTGGAAATATTGCAACAAATCCGACTGGGAATTAATTACTTCATTCTTGATTGACTCTTTCAGACGATCAAATTTTGCAGTACATTCCACTTGTTTTACTTCACACATTTCCAAGCTGTTGCCCACGTTCACGTGAACAACAAACTTGTACACGCTATCGTTGAGAAGCTTAAATCCCCATTTAAATTTGGCGTACACATTCACAGTATCATTGGCGTCAAAATTGTCATATTTGACATACTTGCTCACACAAGACAATGCGTTAGTTTTTTGACACTCCTTGTATGTGCCAATGTAAATCTTTTTGTTGTCATAATTCAAAGACAAATCGTACACTCCGTCGATTTTCAAAGCTGAAAACTGTCCAGCGTCTCCATAATAATCCTTGCATTTATCTTCAATCAAAAATTTAAATAAGTAAAACAGTTCATTATTAATACTCAACATATTTTTGCTCATAAGTTGACAGCTGGTCACAGACTTAAAATTGCGTTTTATAGATTGTGTGGCCCCACTTGCAGTTGTCGCAATCGGCACGTTTTGATCACCATTGCTACTCACACTACTCGAACTTACTCGTTTGTTCATGTATTTTAGAGGTGATACCTGTTGATTTCGTGAATGTTTTGATTGAACAGATTTCCGTTGAGGCAGAATGTCTTGATCAACTTCCATTTCCATTTTTAATTTTTTTGTTTGTTTTATCACCTCATCAGTCACATCTTCATTACAAGGCCGTTTTCTGTTCATAACGACATCTGCAGTGTAATCATTCATGTTCATAATTTCTTTCATCTGCTCTTCCACGGTGTCCACTTTGGTGTATTGAGACGACATGACTGATGTGCGTTGGCGAATTCTTAACTCTGATCGTGTAGAAGTCTCACCCGAGTATCGCGAACACGCCTGGAAAAATTTAATTAATAAAGTTATTACACAAAGTCCTTTGTATAGCACTTTCAAAACGTTCATAGACAAAGCAAACTTTGAAAACTTTGACTATCACCGACCTTTAATATATGAAGTCAAAAATAAAACCCTGTTAATAAACAACGAACCGCTTAATAAAGCCTTAAATCGACCTGATAGATCAACAACTCAACTCAATATAACTTCGACTACAATCGTACTCGCTTTTATATGCTCCATTCTGATAACAATAATAATTGGAGTGCATTTCGACACGTCATTTGAAGACACTAACAACACATCATAAAATTAATGTTTCAATTGTATAACCATTAGCGTTACAAACATCTATTAGAGTTGACCACATCAAGTGTATTAAACAAGCATGGCAAACAAATCGTCCGCGACTCATTCGTCTCTGCAGTTACTTCAAAAAGAAATATTGCTGCTGAAATCGCAACTAGACCAACACTCATCGTTTGCGATCAACAAAGCTCGTAAGAGACTGGACCACAGTCGCACCGTACGCAATAGATGCTACCACAAGTTGCGCGAAATTGATCAACAGTTTAATGTTTGTCAAAATGTAAACCTTTTCTTGGATCTATGTGGTGGTCCAGGTCAATTCGCCAAATACGTTATTGACAACAACCCTGGTTGTAAAGGCTTTGGAACTACTTTACGAAACTCTTGCGACTACCAGTACAAACATGAGGATTTCAAGAAAATCTACGGCAAACACAACAGTGGAAATATATTTGAAGAATCGTTGCGCTACGAAATCAATATGTGGTGTGGTGGGCTGTGCGATTTAGTCATGGCCGACGGTGCCGTCGACGTGTCCGGACGCGAAAATGAACAAGAGCAGATCATGTTACCGTTGTTGAAACGAGAAATTGAAATCTGTTTGGAAAACGTTCGTCCTGGTGGAGCTTGTGTTTTAAAAATTTTTGATACATATCAGGAAGATACTGTGGCATTGTTGGAGTATTTTGTAAGTCATTTCTCTGAACATACAGTGTTCAAACCAAAATCGTCGAGGGCCGCCAACTCTGAAAAGTATCTAGTGTGTCAACGAAGACTGTTGCCAATCGATGTAGTCTCTAAACGCTTGAATTTCAACTCGTTGACTTTTGCACGCAAACAACGTAAAGCCCTCAAGTTGCTACTAGAATATTTAACAGACCACAGTCAACTGTGCAATAGCCGTATACGACCGCAGTCTTAAAGCAAAATGGACCATGAAAACATTTTATTCGCCAACTTAAGGCCGCCAGAATCTTTTCTCAAAAAATTTTCATCGCTCGTAAAAAATTACACTACCGCCACGGACCACGACACAGACTATCACATCAGTCAATTAACTGACAAAGACCACAGTCATTTGGCGAAAACGGGTGTGTATTATAACGTTGAGAAACAGGCTTTTATGTGCGCATTTTGTCCTTTTATTACAAGCCATATTAGTCACAAGAAATTCACTTTGCATTTGTTTTCTTTATGTCCAAATTCTTTAAAACTGTTACAAAAAAGCGTCGACCTAAGGCTACAGTCCTTCAACAGCAGCATTAAACATTCACACTCGACACACATTGTGCGCGAGCTAGTCACTAATGGATTTTACTTGAATCACAACGACAATAAAATTTATTGCTGCCTTTGCAAGATTGTGTTGTTGAAATTGAACAAAAAAGATTCCATCAGATTGCTGCATCAAGTTTATTCTCCTAAATGCAAGTTTTGTAAAGATCAAGACCACGTCGTTGAGTTGTCCAATGTATGGAGAGACCGTAAGGATGTTGCCGCCAAACCGACGCGACAACCATCAAATTATTTACCATCGGCTCCGGAACTGGAAAAAATTCACGACGACTCGGACGACCATAATCAAAAACGATTATATCCTAGCTTGGTGGACAGTGTAAAGTCTACTTATAACGAAGATATTAAAGTACAGTTTGACGCCCAAAATAGACTAAACGACGTGGTCGTGGACAACGACGACGCTTTGTGTAAAATATGTTTTGAGCGTAGAAAAAACATCTGTTTTATGCCTTGTCGCCATGTGTCCACATGTTTTATGTGTGCTCAAAAATGCCGTAGGTGCTGTATTTGCAGGGCACCTGTGCAGCAAAAAATTAAAGTGTTTTTGTAATTAACTTGAAAAATTAGGAAGTTTTTATTATATAGTTTATTATATAGTTTCATTATATAGTTTATTATAAAGTTTAATTTTATAGTTTTATTATAACTCTTTAAAGAGTCTTTTTCTAAAGTCACAAATTGTATATGCATTATCTAATATTGTTAAGTTAAATAAATCTATACTATGTCCAGCTTTTATTATTTATTTGCGCTAATTGTATCACTCATTGTAATCTTGTGTTTGCAAATAAACTATGATTACGAACCAGGCATGGACCCCTGTTATAACATAGCGTTAGATAACATTCCACATCCAGTGTACTGTGATCGTTATATATTTTGTGCAAACTATAAACCAATAATTTTACATTGTCCACCAGGCTATTTGTTCAACGAAAATAAGAAAAAATGTGATCTGTCCGCCAATGTAGACTGTGGCAACAGAATTTAATCGAAGATTTGGCAACAATCCGCACTTTGTCACCAAGCTAATTATAGCTCATCAATTGCATATATACGAGGCCAAAATTAATTTTTTTTCAATTGTGACAATGGCTCTTGCACAAGACAGTAGTATCCATATTGTAAATCACGCGGTGTTTGCAGTTGACCACAATTTTAAACGTGTGCATATGATTAGCTACAAAGATGAAGCCGTTACAACGAACGTGTTTTTGGGTTATGACATTACACCTAGCTACGAGTCGCTCAACCATTATCCCAACTTAGTCACGTCTTTGACATTGCCTAAATTAAAGCCTAAGGCTTTGTTGAAAATTCCTTTGTTAGATGACAACCGTCGGTTGAAAATGGTGAATGTGAAGTTGTCTTCTCAATTGTATTTTGCTCATCACCACTACGCCAAATACTATGTTTACGGCTTAATACCGGCCGTAGTTTTGTCTTTAAACAGCTCAATTAAAAACCATTTGTACACAGGCATGCCAATATTTAACAGCAAAAACCAATTGGTGTCGTTTGTGACTGACTGTCACATAGAAAAGAAATGTGTGGTGTTGGTGACAGGCGAAACGCATAGAGTGGGAGGCATGTTTTGCATCGACGGTTGTGTTCGACTCTTAGTAAACGAAGAAATCCTCCACTTGCCGCCATTTGATTGTATTGATGTGCATGTGCGATACACAAAGAAGAAAGTGCGCATATATTTAGTTTACAATAATCAAGTTTTGTCCAACGTAGACATTAACGCGCTATTTGCTGGAAACGTGTTGATTAGATAATATTTATGATTTTGTAAAGGTTTTATATTTTTATAAATAAATAATTTATTATATAATGAGTATTTTATTTTATTACAGATATATAATTTATTATAAATTGGGTATTTTATTAAACATATTAGGTCTTTTATTTTATTACAGCCGTAGAAGCTAAATCGTTAATAATACCACAAGAGTTTACGTTTTGCCGAACCCTGAAATATCCATGTTCTCCCCAATCATCACCCCATGTGTTTTTCAACGTCCAGTAGGGCACACCGTCTTGTACTCCGTAACCCACTAACAACACAGCATGGTTAAGGCCATAGTAAGTACAGGTCCTAATAATGCCTCGCGAATAGTCAACAATGCTGGCAGCATCAATGGCCACCGGTATCGGTCCCACAGCACGCAACACATCTTTAAGTTTCTCTTCATTCATCACTATATACCTGTAGCATCCCAACACTTGAACAGCAAAATTGTTATGTGGTAGATTACACTGTTTGTCTACACCCTTGTACGGATAATCTTCCTCTTGTAACACACCACCGCCAGCGTTTATGATCTGCTCTAGCGCTGTGTGCAGCAGACCTCCAGCGCAGCCCATATTGGACGTATCACAATCCACCAATTGTTGTACGGACAGGCTAATTTGTTTGTTGTATTTAATACTGTACTGACTTTCGATACCGGCCAGTGTGCTGAAAGCCCAGCACGAACCGCAGTTCCCTTGTACGCGAACCGGTGTTACAGCATTGTATTGCCTCCAATCAAAGTTGATAGGAGCTTTATTAGGAGGCCCGTCGAGTATTATGGCTCGACAAAAATTTTCTTGCATCAATGAAGGCAAACTAAGACCTGTGTATTTGGAAATGATTTCCGATTTAGACATGTCAGAAAACTTGTTAATAGAGAACACAGCGTGGTCTTCGACTTGATTTTTTATATTGATTTCCTCTAAGTTGTGTTTAAATATCTTGTATCTGTAGGCTTTTTCTTGTGTGTCGTTGTACATTTTATTATAATTGGCGACGAACGATTCGAAATAGTCGGGCGCCTTAAGCAAATCATAGCCGCAAACGCTGCTCGTGATTATTGCGAAAAATAGCAAAAAAGTCTTCATGTCGTGTACAAAATAAAAATTTTACTTATTTCAGCCGTTGTACAATTGAATCACGACTACGCGCCGAATTAGGCAACTTAGTCTTGTATGACGATAAGGAAACGGACTGCGGTCGCGACCATTTGGTGTAATTTTAAACTCGTTCAACACAAAATTATTTGAGATAAAGTTTAACGAAATAGTCTTTATAGGTTAAAGACCGCGATCTTGTATACACAAAATTGTCAAGACTAAAGTCTTATCTACATGTGTCAGGTTTTATAAAATTTATTAAGTAAGTAAAAATTAGGTAAACCATGATTCAAACGCTTGTAATTTTTACCACATTATTACTAATCGCAAAAGGCGAACCTCCTGGTGTGCCAACGATCGATTGGGCCGACAGAAACTATGCTTTGGTGCAGATCGCTCAAGACGCTACTGCTTACGAAAAGCTGGTACGCGTACATGATTATGTGAATGTTAGCGTTTCGTGGAGCGTGTGGAATGGAGACGCGGGCGATGTGGCGTACGTCATGTTCAACGACAAACAGGTGTGGAAAGGAGATGCGACTTTAAAAAAAGCCCTCATCAACATTCGAACGGGAGGTAGTTACGATGCTCGAGTTAGATTGTGTAACTCGGACGGCTGTTCAGTGAGTGGCGCAGTAAAAATTGTCGTTGCCGACACTGACGGAGCTCACCTACAACCTCTGCACTATACTTGGCAAGAAAACAATAAACCTCATGAACCTTTGTCACCAGACCAAAAATTGATCGTGGGAGCTTATTTCGTGGAGTGGAGTGTGTACGGTCGTAAATATCCAGTTGATAAAGTACCCGTACCCAATTTGACTCATTTGTTGTACGGTTTCGTGCCTATTTGCGGAGGCGATGGCATCAACGACAGTCTAAAGACGATTACAGGTAGTTTTGAAGCGTTGCAACGTTCGTGTGCAGGCCGAGAAGATTTCAAAGTAACGATACACGATCCTTGGGCGGCGCTACAAAAGCCTCAACAAGGAGTATCGGCTTGGAACGAACCTTACAAAGGTAATTTTGGTCAACTGATGGCGGTCAAAAAAGCATATCCGCATCTAAAAGTATTGCCATCCATTGGTGGTTGGACCTTATCGGATCCCTTCTTTTTCATGCACGACGACACTATTCGCAACACTTTTGTGCAATCGGTGCGCGACTACATCAAAGTGTGGAAATTTTTTGATGGAGTCGACATTGATTGGGAATTTCCTGGTGGTAATGGTGCTAATCCTTTGTTGGGCGACCCTGGTCGCGACGGAGAAACATACGTGCGGCTATTGAAAGATTTGAGATTAATGTTGGACGAGTTGGAACTGGAAACTGATCGTAAACTATTGCTCACAACAGCCATCGGCGCCGGTAATGATAAAATCGAACTTGTCGATTACAATCATGCGCAAAAATATCTCGACAGCATATTCTTAATGTCGTACGATTTTAAAGGTGCCTGGAGTAACACAAATTTGGGCTATCAAACCAACATTTATGCGCCTCTGTGGAACCCTAGCGAACCATATACCACAGACAATGCTGTACGCACTTTGTTAGCGCAGAACGTGTCCGCTGACAAAATAGTGGTTGGCGTGGCCATGTACGGTCGAGGATGGACGGGTGTGCACGACTACACGGACAACAATCCGTTCACGGGTAAAGGAAGTGGGCCTGTGCACGGCACGTGGGAGGAAGGCGTGGTTGATTACAAGCAAATTGCAAGCGAAATAAACCGAGGTCGATACACATACTCATACGACAGCGTGGCCAAGGCAGCAAGCGTTTTCGATGCCGAAACACAGGATTTGATTAGTTATGACAGTGTAGATTCCGTGACGGACAAAGCAAAGTATGTGGTAAATTCGAAACTTGGTGGTTTGTTTGCATGGGAGATAGATGCCGACAACGGCGACCTACTTAATACTATGTATGAAGGATTGTTACTTCAAAAACAGGCTGCTGCTAAAACTAATATTAAAACTGAACTATAATAATACGTCTATTATGAAGGATTGTTAATTCAAAACCAGGCTGCTATAACTAAATCAAAACTAAACTATTATATTTAGTTTAAAGATAACGAATAATATAAACGATCGCATGTTTAATTATATTACATTACAAAACAAGACTTTGTACAGGCGAAACCTCCCTGTAATTTGTTAATGTTATTTTTTTTTAAATTTTTTAATTGAAATACATTTCAATTTGCAAATGGAAAATACGTACGCTGTTCACGAATTTTACAACAACAAACGCAAAGTGTTGAACTCCACGACTTTGCACGACGGCAACATATTACCCTCAACCTACGAACAAGTTTTGTTTATTAGAAAACTTATGTGTAAAGAAAGTCTACAATATCAAGGAAAACAAGACAAACAGTTTAAAACAAAAGGACACAACAAAGAAAATTAACATTTGTATGTAATTTTTATTAATCAAATAAATGGTTATACAATTATTATTTTTTTTATTATTTACGATACTTTACAAATGATAATCTCCTTCATCCTCGCTGGTGGTATCCTCACTGGTGGTATCATTTTCTTGAATGGGGTATGATTCAATTTCTTGAAAACAACAGTATCCTCGACGACAATTATCATCAGAAGCGTATTCATATTTGTATTTTTTGTAAAATATAGCATCAACGTTAGTGTCCATGTCGATGCTATTTGAATCTTCCTCCAATCGGCGAATATTGTTTTTTTGTTCAAATTCGATTCGTTTGACAAAATCTTTAATTTTACGATTGCAAGAACATTTACAACGAACACAGGTGCAATCGACCTCTTTGCAGCAAGAACATCTTGTTGGTTGACATCTGCGACACAACAACTTCAATTCATCGGCATAATGATAATAGAACTCAACAAAATTATAATTCATGGGATTGTCGAGTTCGTGATTTAAATTCAGAAAGTCAAACAAATTTAAGTGTTTGCTTTTAAAACAACCGTGACATTCAGTGATCGACATAGCACACAGTTGGCATATGTGCCGAGCGTAAATTTGGGTCTTTATGTAAATATTAGTCGACAAAGGTAACTCGCAATATTTGTGGCACATCATGCAAAATTTTAAATTTTTCTCACACTTTATGTCGTTACATCTACCGTGCATGTACATTTTCAAGCATTTCCTTTTGCGCACGCATTTGTATTTGCAGATTCGTCGGTTAATTTGATTCAACAAATAGATTCTTTGGGTACGTTTTGCTGAGGGTTTTATTTTCGACGCGCAAGGCATGTCAGTCGTGTCAGTCGCGTGTATAACGTTTTTTAAATAGTTGTATTTTTTAGATCTGCACACCAAACAATATTCGCACCTCCAACAAACTTGCTGTTCTGGTATCTGAGGCACATAATAATGATTACAATGAAAACATTGGCAAACGTTAATTTTAACAAGCCATGGTAGCTTCGTATACACTTTGTTATTAATTTTTCTCAAACACATGTTCACTAATGTCTCCATGATGCACGATGCAAATGACAGCTTACAAGCTTGATGTTAGCTTATATACCGCCTCGTTTAAGCTTGTACGTATGCTTAAGATAATAAGTGAACAAACATGACATCATTATATTTTGTGGTTTATTGTAGTTTAATTTTAATTGATCAGGCATGTGCACACGGCTACATGTCATGGCCTGCCGCCAGACAGTACAAATGTTACAGAGACAACAATTTCTGGTGGCCCGACACGGGGGAAAATATTCCTGACGAAGCGTGTCGAGAAGCCTATCAGTCTGTGTACGCTAAATACAGATCTCAAGGCGAGAGTCCCGGAGTGGCCGCCAATGCGGCCCAATACATGTTTCAACAGTATTACGAGTACGCGGCAGTGGCCGGTCAACAATACGACGACATCGATCACATCAAAAACACGGTCGTATCGTCGCATTTATGCGCAGCTGGCGCGGCGGAGCGATGGGGTGTTTTCGGTGACAAATCCGGCATGGATTTGCCTCTATCAAATTGGCGACCAGATCGTTTATATAAAATGTCAAGTAATGGCGATAATAACAAATACAACGACAGTATTATTACTAATATACATTTTTGTCCTACCACGGTGCATGAACCCAGTTATTTTGAAGTGTTTATGAGCAAACCTTCGTACAATTACAGCTCAATGTTAACGTGGGACGATTTGCAACCGGTAGAAATACTTGAACTCGATAATGATGTGTACCACTACAACAAACACTCAAATTTGGTGGCTAACGAGGGCGTCGACGAGTTTTGCACAAACACCATGATTTATGTCATTCGCGTAAGAATTCCTCACAGACATGACAAGTTTGTTTTGTATGTGCGTTGGCAACGTATCGATCCTGTCGGCGAAGGTTTTTACAACTGTGCAGATGTAATTTTTGATGACCACTACTGGCCCGAAAGTGAAAAGAAAAATATACACGACGAATTTTAAAATAAAAAAATTTGCTTTAAATCGTTTATTAAACTTAATTACTAGAATACAATTTACGGTATACAATTTATACAGTGTCAATCATATCGTTTAGCGATTCACAAATTTCGTTTATAGATTCCTGAATGTTTGTAAACGACACATATATAATTTTTAAATTGAAATATTTTGCAAACATCTTAAAAGCTTTGCGTTGTTCCAGCACGTAGTCAACACTTAAATCGTCAATTCCATTAGCTCGTTTAATCATTGCTTGCACGACGAGTGTTTCGTCGCCCTCTTTGGGTAAAACCACAAGAATTTTCCAATGTTGTAATAGCTCAAATTCATCCATCATAGCAAACACGGCCAAATATTCAGCGTTTGTAGCACGCCGGAAAATCAATGAATACAACAAAGAGCTGCTAGGAAACCTGTCGTACACAGCATTTAATTTGTACGATTGTTGTCTAAACCAAGCAGTGTAAATGCTGTTAAACTCTGGTAAATGTCTAGTCTGCATACCATTACCAATGTCTTTGTGACCATATTTATTGTTAAATTCGGCATAGTCGCAATACATTGGCATAATATCGGGACGCATGTTGTGCAGTTGTGTCAATGACGAAGTTTTGAAGTTGCAGGCAACTCCGTCTAACGCTACATACTTTTTACGCAAACAAGACATATTACAAATTGGACCTAACCAACACACTGTTGCTCAGATCGACTTGAATCGATTGATACAAGTAAATTTCAGTAACATATTTATATGATTGTTTAGTTTCAATAAAATATTATCTAATCATTAAAGTTTTATCAAATCCGATACTATATATTGCTCTGATTGTCATTAGTTCAGTCCATGCAATGTATTGCATTTGGCTTGTAATATTGCTCGTTTTTAATACCCATCATGTTGTCTTACAAGCGTTGTAGTGCAGACAAGAGTATTGACATTGAAAGTTATTTCATTTATGATGTCAATTTTTCTTTCCTATATAAAGAGGGTTTGGGTGTTGTCGAATTGTCACAGCACAAACATTACGTGCGTATGTTAAATCAGGCTTTTCCTATAAAAAAGTATGCTCGCGAATGGTACAGCAAAACTAAAAACATACACGAATGGCCCAGCACAGTGATGCAATGGAAATACATTTTTAAAAACTGTTCCGTTAATGGAACAACAAGTGTGCTAAACAGTTATACGCGTCGCTGCTATTGCACGCACAAACAAGGTTTAATATATGCCATAGCTGTAAAATTCAATCGTTGGCCTAGAAATGCAGACGCTTTTTACGACCGCATCATAAACTATGTTCATCGCGGCCTCAAAGTAGTGGAAAAAACGTCAGAGTGCTGTGTTTGCTACGAGTTTTGCCAGTCAGTAACTGCTATGTGCAATCACTATTTATGCGACGATTGCTGCAAGGCGCTAGAGCTCTGTCCGTATTGTCGTCGACAGTTGGACTAATGAAGTGTAAAGTTTGTTGAATAAGATTATTGAATATAAAGTATGTATATTAAAACTCTTGTGTTTTTTATTGCTACAATCGCACTAGCGAGCAGCCAATATGCTTTGGCTTGTACAGAAACTGGACGTAACTGCCAGTACAGTTACGAATGTTGTAGCGGCGCATGCTCCGCTGCGTTTGGATTTTGTTTGCATAGATAATTTAACTGTTTGCCTGTACAATCAGTCTACATGACGCTTGCGCACAATTGATAAAATGTATCGACAAATTGATAAATGTTCTATATATTACAAAGGTTCTCGTGAGGAAATTTAGTCCTGTAACCGGCTTCGTTACAAGCTTACATTACAACAGTCATTTTTCATTTATATTTTTTGAATAAAAGTTCAGCCTATAGTCATGTCTAGTTCGCGTTCGGTAGCGACGTCGACATTGACTCAATCGTCGACGTCGTGTGTAGACAAAAAAGTAAAACGTCGTAGTCGCGACCACATCAGCTCGTCAGTCGAGAAAAAATTTAAAACTGACTCGAAACGCAAATCAATTTCGAAATCGTCATTTGCCGCCGATGACCACAACGATTCAGAAAATGTCAGCCAAGACCACGACGATGGTCATATGCGACTACTAAACGAGTTTCGCGCAAATCGATCGCTCAACCATGATATAAAATTTGATCCGCGCAGAGTGAGAATTTTAAAATTAGGACGCTCTCGCACCGCCGTTGTCAACGACGATACACTTAACGGCGACGTCGATGGAGGAGTTGTATATTGGATGTCACGAGACAGCCGTGTCCAAGACAATTGGGCCATGATATACGCTCAACGTCTGGCTATCGAGAGGCAAGTGCCTTTACATGTGTGTTTTTGCTTGACCAGTTCATTCCTGAACGCGTCGTTGCGCCAATTTGATTTTTTGCTGGAAGGCCTGAAGAGTGTGCAACGCGAATGTCACGAACTCAACATTGGATTTCACGTTTTAGACGGCAGCGGTGATTTGACTCTGAATGACTGGGTGCAAACCAACAACATATCTGCTGTCGTGTGCGATTTCAACCCTTTACGTGTTGTGCGCGACTGGGTGGCTACAGTGAAATCGCAATTAGCTCCACATGTATTCTTTGCACAAGTGGATGCTCACAACATCGTACCTTGTTGGCAAGCTTCATTGAAACAAGAAGTATACGCTTCAACGTTTAGGCCTAAAGTGCTTAATCAACTGGATCGTTTTTTGACAGAGTTTCCTTCGGTGATTGTTCATCCTTACGGCAAAAATCGCACCGCTGCCGACATTGACTGGAAATATTTGCTGCAGTCAAGTGCGCCAACAAATCCGTCCTTCCGGTCAAGTGGGCCGTGCCTGGATACGATCATGCAGTCAAGAGTTTGTACATCTTTATTCAGGACAATTTGTCCAAGTACGCAAGCTTGCGCAACAATCCTACAACTACAGTCATTAGCAATTTGTCACCATGGTTTCACTTTGGCCAAATTTCCGTGCAGCGAGTTGTGTTGAAGATATTAAGCTTAAAGCCTTCGCATCCTGATAGTGTGGACAGATACATCGACGAAGTCGTGGTACGCCGCGAACTGGCCGACAATTTTTGTTTCTACAACGACCGCTACGACTGTGTTGAAGGCGCACCACAATGGGCTCAAGAAACGATCGAGCAACACAAATACGATCATCGCTCATACATTTACAATTTGACAGAGCTGGCAAGTTGCCAAACTCACGACGAATTGTGGAACTCGGCTCAAGCGCAGCTTCGTTGCGAGGGCAAGATGCACGGTTACATGCGCATGTACTGGGCCAAGAAAATTATGGAATGGACGCCTAGTGCAGACATGGCATTGGGTTATGCCATATTTCTAAACGATCATTACAGCGTGGATGGTCGCGATCCTAACAATTATGTGGGTTGTATGTGGTCAATTTGCGGTGTGCACGACAGGCCGTTCAAAGAACGCAAAATTTTTGGCAGAATCAGGTATATGAACTACGCGGGCTGTAAGCGTAAGTTTAACGTGGATTTATACATCGCCAAGTACAAAATTAAAAATTCGCAACAAGAATGTGTAATAGTTTAATATGTTGTTTTATAGAATAAAATTTGTTTGTTGTAAAATGATTTGTATTTTTTTCCTATCACCCAATAAAACAATTTAAGTATACTTTACTTTATCACATTGTAACATATGGACATATTAATAATTTGATATACTGATAAAAATGGTTTAAATAGTAAACTTTTAACAGGGAATAATCATTCTGTCTGCTACAATCATTCTGTCAGCTATAGCGTTTTAAATAATATTTCACTATGGACACCTGTGAGAATAAGAATTCCGCATTGCCAGTGGAGGCTAATCGTTCATTAAAAGATTATTTGTACGATTATATGATGGAAGAGTATGAGCTGTGGCAGTTTCTAGATAAATATGTCGAAGAGGAGGATAGTGTTGATATTAGCGATGAACAAGCGGAATTACAAGTTTCCAACGCTGATATCGCTGCAAACGACGAATTTGAATATATACAGTATTTGGAGCAACTGCAGGACAACAATGAAACGATAGATTTTGATAAAGATTTTAGCGACTCGTTTTAAATAAAATAATGTATGTAAAAAAAATTATAACAATAAATTTTAGTTATATGTATTTTTTGAATTTTATTTCCTACATCCTCACACATACACATTAAAAAGTTTACAAAATATGGGTAAAAATTAAAAAGGTAGCTCTTATGAGGAGTTACCTTGTAACGTAATTCAAAATGGCTTACACGCTTATACCGCATGAGTGGTAGATGACTTGGAACAATATTCAAAAGGTGGTCTCAAATAGAGACCACCTTATGACGTCATCTGAGCTACCTACAAATTGGCAACCAGAAACTTTGTTTGTACTAGAGCCAGGCGTTTATGCGCTGATGGCTCGTTCCAACAAGCCTGTGGCCAAGCAAAGGATGAAGTTTGTGTACGAAACAATTTTACCAACCATTCGCAAGACTGGAAAGTATGATGTGAGTAAAACAGCATCTTCATCGTCAGAGGTTGTGAACTACGACAAGCAACTGGCTGATGCTCAAATTGAATCGTTGCAATTAAAGTTGGAATTGACGAACGTTAAATACAACACTGAAGTTTTGCAACGCAATTACGAAAAACAAATGGCAGAATTCAAGGAACGCGAATACAGGATGCAGTTGACTATGAAAGACATGGCCATGCAAAACAACGTGTCGATGACACAGTTTGCTGTAAACGCTTTGTTGGCCAAAGACAATATTGAGGAAAACAAGGAATTGCGCAAAACTTTGACTGACGTGAGCGGCCGCGTGGTACCTGAAATGTCGCAACAACCCCAAAAGGAGGAGTATATCGCTGGTTACGAGCGTATCGTGAACGGTAAGCGTCGAATTCGAATGTGTCGCAGCCAATTGTACGAAATTGAACAGCAAGACAAGATGATACAGCGTTACCGAGATGAAGTCACCCGTCCCGACAATGGCGCAAAACGCCCTCGTCTAACAGTGACCAAACGCTACGCGTGGCTTAAGGATTCGGCCGAAAAGTTTTTGCAGCTCAAGTGTCCCAACCCGGTGCAATTTTGGTTGAAGGTGCGCTCATACCAGCCGCACATGTTTTATGGTCTGCGCTACACCAACAAACTGAAGACTGAAATGGAAACACTTGACGAAAACGAGTTGAGGGAAAAATACAAGGCGGACGTCCTCATGTGCGAACGCAATAAAATTGCAAATTCTAAATTGATTGAAGATTTTAAATCGTTGCAATTGGTGGACGAGGACGATTGTGTGGCAAAATGTTTGACTCCGAGTGTGGAGGCCAAGGAGCGAATTAACGCGACTGTAACCAAAATAGTGGAGGACATGAACAAAGAGTTAGTGCCGTCGACTGCGCCGCGCACTCATTCCAACGCCGGCGAGACGTACACGGCCGAGCAAGTGGTGCACACTATGAACAACTGCCAGAATTACTATGTAAAGAACGTGTTCAACATCAAATACTACACAGTCGACTCTGTGCCTGACGACGCTTTGAATATTGCCCGCAAAGCTATCGAAGACACTTCGCCTGAGTCGGACCTTGGTTTAGGTAATAAAGTTGTGGGTATTTGTAATAATATTGTGTAATTCTTTCTGTATTTGTATTAAAATAATATATGTATGTAAAATGTTATGGATTTAAATAAATAAAATATTTACTGTTAAAACTTTTATTATTTCATTCATTAACCAAACACATACTACAGAAATAAGTCTAATAAATGTTCTGGAAATAAAAATTCTGAAGGTAAAACGCAGATGTCAGCCAGTTGGCGAGAGTCGCTCTTGTAGCATATTTTGTTGTTTTTCAGATATACATTTTGCAAGATAGTAGTGTTATGGTAAATGTCACCACCGCCGACTTTAACTCTGTTGTGCGAGGCAATGTAGTTATTGAGACTCTTGATTGCTCGCTCGGCAATGGTGTCGATGTCTGTGTCGCTTGTGTTGCGATAAGCCATTGTGCTGTTAACCAAGTCTTGGCTTCCCTTTGCGCCCGATTTTATGACGTCTTTAAACTGACCGTTTAGTGATTCCAATTCCTCTTGCGTACACACCATTTCTTCATTATCAATCATTTTAGTTAGTTTTTCAAATAATAGGTAACTGGTATTTGAACTCAACACCAAGGCGCAATCGCGTAGCAAATTGTTAATTTTGTCGGCAAACACGCATTTTCGGCCGTACGACTTCCACAGGCGTTTAACTAAAGGCATTGTGTTAAACAATTGTTTTATTTGTTTTCTATTTTTGTACAAATAGTAAATTTGCTGTGACACAAACGACAGGCGGTTTTTATCAAAACACACAAAATTAAAACGAGGATCTCCATACAACAAACATTCCAAATCAATGAGCGAGTTAGGTTTGGGTGCGTATGTGATCACTTCTTTGTCTCCATCAAAGTCGCGATGAGCGCCATTACATGTTCCCAAGCCTATCTTGGCGTTCCAGTTTAAGTAATCTTCAGGTTCGCGCACTTTGGCAATCTGTGTGTTAAGTTGCGATATACACGGATGGCGCGTGGTCCAGGCGCGTATGTCGTGCACGTCACGACCGTAGTACCGTCTAATACTGGCTTTCGGCGGCTCAATTTCATTGGTGCCGTTTATGCACTGTACGTTTGAGTAAAAACTCGCAGTGTTAAGGAATGTGCTGTACAAAAATTGGCCCGCATAACCGTTTTTGCTTTGCAACTGCTCTTTGATCACGCCGTGTGTTAACTTGATCTTCTGAATAGCACCCGAAATGTCCACAAGTCCGTTTTCGTGTCTCGAATTAAACGCCTTGTTCAGAAAAATTATGAAATTGTGGTCCCACAAAATGAAATTGGGCAAAATTAAATAATCTATATTGTCCGTAAACTTGTTGGTTTTTAGTTTTTTCAAGAACACATTCGACGGCAAATCGGTGATAACGATGCTGGTGGCGGTGATCATGCGGCTTAAAATGTCTGTGTGTTCGTTGCGCGTTTCGCACTCTGAGTACACGGAAATCAGCTGCTCGATCAAACTGTTAAAATAGTTGATTTTAATCTTTTTTAAATCAACTATGAAATTTTTTAAAAATATTTTAAATTGACTAATACTCAGCAACAAAACATTGTCGATGACAGTCGGATCAAGCAGCAGATCGAAGTTGGTCGGCTGTTTGTCGATAAACTGGACACGCGGAGGACACGACATCGCGGCAAAACGCGTTAAACTAAAATAAATCAGTTTTGTCAAATACGTGAACTATTTAGAACATAACTTTGTTCTCTGTGGTTTATGACAGCATTAATAAGGGCAAATTAATTTAATTTTAAGACTATAACAACCGTTGGCTCGTGCTCGAATTGGACATGGAACACGTCGCCGACGATTTGATAAATGTACCCATTCTCAAAAACTTAATCAAGCAGGAAATCGACCGCAGTGTAATTAATAATTTGGGACTATTGAATGGTAAACTTCAGAAGCTCGAAAATGACAATCTTAGTTGCTGTGTAGAAGTGTATGGCATTCATGACAAGCGACTGGTGGACAAAAAAGTACGCAATTACTATTTGAAAAAGTTGTGTGCTCTTTTAAATTTGCAATTTAAACATGTTGTGGACAGCGCGTATAAAAATAATCACATTGAAGTTCGATTGACGGACGCGGCGACGGCTCGCGAGTGGCAGACTCGTTCATGTCGCGAGCGACTTAAAAATTACGACTTTGATATTGATTACGACGGTCCCGTCAAAGTGTTTGTGGCGGCTACTCACGAACACAAACAATTGTTAAAAAAGACTCGGGACGCGTTGTTACCACATTACAAGTATGTGTCGCTTTGTAAAAATGGCGTGATGGTTAGGCAAAACGACACTAGCAAAATTCACGTAGTCAAAAGTGAAGGTGACATTTACGAATTATTGATGAAAACTACTGAATCCCTAGAGTACGTGGGTGTCGGTGGTGGCCATCACGATCAACATTTAATATGACAATATTAAATTCGACGCCCGCTTGTTACTTTTACTAAAATAGCGTTGTCGTTTTCCACAAGGTTGTGTAAAGGTTGTTTGGGCTGTAATGTTGGTGTCTCAAGTTGAATCTCTTTATATTATTGTGTTATATATTATTGTGTTATAAATTGTAAATAAAGTTACATACAAACTTAATTTTGTTTTTGTTATATTTCTAAAGTAATCTTCTTTGCAAAATGAACTCGCAAAGTCAACTAACTCTCCCTAAGTAAGTTTGTGAGTAAAACAATAAAATTAGATTGCAGGCTAACTGCGTAGTTCGCTATACAAATAAATAGGATAGAGAGGTGTGGGTACTAGGTTGTAATGTAATGTAATAAACAAACACACAAAAACTTTAAAAAACATTTACTTTATTAACCAAATTTAAATTACATTCACTTTATTTATAACTATATACATAAAAACACAAATTTTTAAATCTAAATAATTGAGTATGTATTCGAGTATCAAAGATTTACCTAGATCTACTAGAGTACTACCATACCACGGTAAACGTATATTCATGAAAGCGTTTAACAATGCGCTTAAAACTTATGAAACCGAAGAGGCAGCTTACAGAGTGGCATGGGCTGCAGTCAAACGTAAATATTACAAAAATAAAAACGGTCGATGGGTATCTTACGCCAACGCTAACGCCTATGACACCACTAGTAGTAGCGAAAGTGAGTCTACCACCACCGAGTCTGATACAGACTAAAATTCTTTGTAACTGCCTTTGTGATATTTTTGTAGCAGTTTTGTATTCAAATTATGTTATTGCGTTTACAATTTAAATAAGTGGTCAAGATGTTTCATTTAAACGATTCCCTGTATAAACAAGAGCTTCCAGCTAGGGCTCGTAAGCTGTTTGTGAGCACGTTTAAAAAATACCACAAGTTAGACGGCGGCGACGAAGATTTAGCTTTGCACATTGCTCAAAAAGCGGTCGAACGCGATTACGTAAAATTTAACAACCGTTGGATACCTAAACGAGCAGCCGAAGAAATCATGCGTCACGACATTGACGATGACACTGACGATGATGACTCGGATTACAAACGTCTCGAACGCAACTCTCCTCGTTCGTTTGAGGCGTCGACACTTAGCCGCCGTACAGAGAAAGGGTTGTTTGGTAAAAACACAACGCGATCTTATGGCGCTAACAAAAATCAACTACACGCAAAACTGTTTAACAGGGAATCGGAATCCGACACTAATGATGATGATGATGATTACAATTCGGATCACGAGGATACACATGATAACGAAGATAACTATTATTATTCTAAAAATAAAGCTGCATCTAACACAGCTAAAAAACGAGGGCGAGCTCCTTTTAAATACAATTCACAACCAAAAAAACGATTTACGCAAACTTATACAAAATAGTCTCATACTGGCGGTCAAGTTTGTTGCGGTCTTCTTGGCTGATGGTGTTGCTGCAATAAGCACCGCCGTGTACATCATGAAGCGGTTTATGTCGTTTTTCAAAGTCCATGTAACCGGTAATTCGTTGATGATATTTTTCGTGCGGTTGTATGCACTCGGCAACAATCACGCGAGCTTCGTCGTCCAGTTCAATAATTATAGACTTGTTCAGGTCAGTTTTGTTGTACACAAATTTGTTAAAATCGATTTCATTAAAATTTGATATTGTACGTATGCAAACATTATCTTTACACAAAATTACATCTTCATATATATGCATAGCGAGCGTTTCTAGTGACATGTCCGTAGTGATTTTAAAATTACAATACATGGCTCGTTTGACATTTAAAAACACAATATATTCAAGGTTTTCGGCCTCGTCAATTGCTCGTGGGAAATGAACGTGTCGCAAATCCACTGAAATGTTGTCAAACTCAAGATATTTTTGATTAATTGACATATTAATCGTTTGGCAAAATACAGGCGTAAATCTGTGATATTAATCTTTTGGCACAATACAGGCGTAAATCAGTGTTTGACTAAACTCGATTTGGGTGGCCGCAAGCTTTATATAGGGTCTATACAACCTCACAGCCTCCTCACCCGACACCCACCCACCCTATTGAGTAAATGTACTGTGTTGCGCAATAAATATTGTTTGGTTGTATTTTATAAATGTGTAAAATAATAAACAAACCTAGAATACTGTATTAATAATATTTATTTGTACGTTTTAATAAAATACGTATAAAATTTTACATAATTGAATCAATTCACACATTATTTATATAACATTTAAAACCTATATATACATTACATGTTAGTGATTAAATCAAAAGTGCAATGTAGATTTCATAATTTTGACCATACATCTACGCAGAGCCACCGAGTGACACATTACCATCGCTTCAATCTCTTCACTGTTTCAGTTAGCTCGTTCAAATTCCACAAGTGTCGTAGGCAGTCACTTCGTTGCTTTCAAAACTTATATCGCTTATCGTCAAGGTGTTTTTTGTAGTCTCTTTGGCCGACCACATTGTATGTAGTCATGCGACCCACTTTGCCAGTGTCTTCTTCATATTGTTTATAAAAAGACGCCAACGAATTATTTTTTTGGGTGTTGGCCGCATAGCATTTCATCTTATTATCAACAGTATTGTCAATCACTTTGCCCAGCTTGAAATCGACCTGGCGGCTGCTATTGCTGCTCATTTTTAAATTTTAGCGCAGCGACGAGCAAAAACAATTAGTTAACACTTGTTGTTGTGGCCAAATCTCAGCTTCAATTGTGTTTTCACACAAGTCTTTGTCAATAAATAGGTCGTATTCCAATTACAATATTCATGAACTGGATGAGTTCCAAATACTCGCAATTCGCGTTCAACAAACATTCGAAACATTTGTTTATAATAAATTCTCAAACTGTATGTTGTTTTCAAGTCGAACGAATTGCAATAAACACGCGCTGATCAACAGAATAGCATTCACTGTGTGTAAACACCAAAGTATGTGAGAAAGTCTTGAAAAAAATTGTACCAATCGAGCAGAGCCAACGACGGACTATTGTCAAATGCGTCGTAATTATTTTCGCCGCCACTAGACATATTACTAATACATTTTCGAGGTTGACCACTCCTTGTGGTCGCCGCCGTAATTAACTCGTAATAGCGTTTGTAATTGTTCGGCGCACGTACCCATTTGGCGTAATGATAAATTCTGCGGACCATATCACTCGGTGGACACATAACATGACCGGGTGGGTTTCCTCCGTAATTGAGATCGCAACATTTAATTCGGTCTTTGTTGGCCGGACATTTTCCCAAGTGTCGTATAATTACAGAAATGTTTGATCCGTGTTTGCCGTTGAACGGGTTCGCCTGTTTTAGCATCACAGTCAACACGCTGTTGTACACGAGAAACGTACGATATATAGTTTGACTGTCGACAGCTTCCACGCTCTTGGGCACGCCAAACACACGCATTGCGTGCTCCATGACAGGCGCGTATTCTTCGAAAAAAAGTGTGTACATTCTCATTGGTAAAACCACAATTTTTAAGTTTGAATACACAAAGTCTATTTGTAATTCGTCCACCATCAGCATAATGGATTTCTCCACAGTGTTCGACAGCAATTTTGTAAGCGTTTTTACAATCATTGTAAGGATACTTAGGTTGCGCTCTCCCGCTTCGTCAATGCCATAATATAACTCGTCTTGGTCGTAACCGCCGGACTTTAGATACACATATCCGTACATTTCGACTCCATTCAAATACAAACCTCGTGTTTCGTTGTCTTGAATAAGATTGCAATAGTAGGGATTTTTGTTGTAATCTAGATATACCAAGCTCATAGTGGTTTCGTGGTATGTCAAATCATTGTCATCGTCATCGTCGTGGTCTTGGTCGTCACCTCCGCCGCCGCGATTACGAATTTTGATCGCTCGACAGTTCGCTCGTAATGGATGAATTTGACACTGAGTTTTTGGTGTCTTGAGTGGTTTGAAAGGAGTCAATTTCACCGATACACACTGATTGAATTTTGGCACAATTTGCCGACTCATTGTACTGCCGCTGCCGTTTATCTGCTTTGCCTTTGGTGTTTAGTTTTGTAATTTTGTTGTCGTCGTACTCCTCGTTTTGGTTAGGATTGCAGTCAGAATTATTGTTGGTGTCGTAGTCGTCGATCACATTAAGTATAAGATATTTATTGTCCAACAATTCCAAATTGTTCTTTAATATAATGTTGAGTACAACTGTCGATGCGTCAAGCGCGCCCACAGGCACCGCGGACATTTTTGATTTAAAACTAATTAAAATTGTAGACTACAATGAATATTCCCAATTGATTAGATACACTTTTGTGCGCACAACGACACATAAGGAAGACGTCGCCGACAACAATCAAATGTGTTATGAGTACATAGACAACTACACAAATAAGACAGTAACGTTTTATAAGCGAATAAAAACTATTCAAGATTACAAAGGATACTTGTTATTGGTGACAGTATGAGTGGCATAAACGACGGTGCATCTGGTACCGCTGGCGGTAAAAGCGGCGACAAGAAACGCAAAAGTAGTTCTATTGCAAAAAGTTTAGGTTTTAAATCTTCGTCTTTTTCTGACAGCAACGGCGGCAGTGCTGCTAAAAATCCAAAAAAGAAAAGCTCTAAACGAACTAGTCGCAGCGAATTGACCGTCGGGGCAGCCGTTAATGATAACAACGACAACGACAATTTATATACGGTCGCGCCGCCTTCAGTCTATCCCAGTAGTGTGGGCGAAATTAGTACAGTTGTAGAAGCCACTAACTATTATACAGACTTTACGCCTGCATATAATTACGAAAACATGGATGTGGATTTAATCGTCACAAGGCGAGAAATCCTCAAAGACTATAACGCTATGCTCATGCCCATTGAAAATGGCAAACCGTCGGAACCGTCAACCCGTTATTCGACGTATATGAAAAAACTACATGGTGACGCTTCGGATCAAGACGTGGACGTGGTTTTTATTGTAGCACCAACACTTAATCAAATTCCCGCCTCACCTAACAATGTGCGATCGCTTCAGCAAAATATTAACGAGTTGGCTTTATATTTACACTATTTGTCTAGATCGACGACACAGTCGATAAAAGAATATTTTATGTACAAAAGGCAAGGTTATTCTAACAACGCATTAGATTACAAAGAGTGTATGTTGGTGTTGAAAAATTTCCACGTAAACAGGGCGAATTACATGAAATTCTCAGATCTAGTGTACAATTTCTATGTGTCTTTGATACAAAACCTCAACACTTTTGCACACATTTTGGTCAACGTTAACTACACACATAATCGAACAAACGCGTCTCAAGTGTTAACATATTTTATTAATCAATGTGTAGGTTATATAGTTGATCACGTTACCGATCTTTTGTCCATCAACGACGGTCGCACATCCAACAGGATAGATTTAGACATGCAAAACCACATTGAACAACAACAAATCTCTTTGACCAGTTACTACAATTACAATCTGGTGAACTTGCAAGCTCACAAGTATTACAAATTTACACCGGACAACGACGACAACCCTGTCGAACAGTACAAACACAACGTTACCGCCGAAAATAAAATATATTCTATCAAATTGTTTGTAATTCCCATAGATACTTCTCTCAAATTTTAACAAAATAAAACATAAACGTATAATTTAATAAAGTTTATTTTTATACTCAAGTCTTAAAACTACAATCACACAACAGTACAATTTACATACTTTTATAATACTTTGTTAACTAAAAAATTAATTGTGTAAATTTTTTATTTTACATCGTGTCATACAAATCGTTAATTTCTATACTCAATAATATGCAATTGCGACGCTCTTCCGATGCACTGTTTAACACGGACGCCAACAAAACATCATTTTCTCTTTTGTAGTTGCTGTCGATCATTTTGCACAATCTTGTGTACGAGAAAAATCCAAACAGAGAGTTCATGAGTAACATGCGGCGGTATGTAGTCGTTTTGCATCCAAACAAGTCTTTGTACAGTTTTAAGTCTTCTGTCAGACTTACTATATAATCTATTATTTCTATGGGCAATTGCGGTAACTGCTGCTCGTTCTCCTCACAATTGTCGTGGTCTTGTGTGATTTGATGCTCATGCTTTGTTGACGGTGGAAGAGTGGTGGTTTTAGATTTTTTAGACATTACATGGAATAATTTTGTCGGCCCGCTTCGTTTAGGCATATTTAAGCACTGTTTAACACACCACACAAAGGTGTTAAGTAAATGAAAAAAGGGATATTGCTAACATTTATATTTATAAAACATAGATAACACAATTGTATAGTTTTATATATTCACAATTCTATGTCCGTAATGTGTGCCAGTTTTGATTCGTTTGCCTTTGATGAAATCAATTTTAATTTCAGCGTCGTTGAGAAGCTGTCTAGAGTGGGCGGCAGCCCGTTTAACAGAATTGAGGCGTCTCGTGGACAATTCCAAGGGATTATAGATGGAAGATTTTTCCAATGTAAACGAATTGAGATGACCGCCGTTGTGCCACTCTATGTTCACGATTAGATTTAACAAAAAAATAATTTCATAATCGCGTTTGAGAAACACAAATTTGTCGCACAAACAATAGTAGTATAATTTCAAAGAGTTGTACAAATAAAACAAATAATTATTAATCTTCATGTAATACTCTAGATCAGTAACGAAGATCACATTGACTATTTTTTGCTTGATAAGCTGCGCAAATTTATTGAGATATTGAAGAGAATTTTTATCTTCGTCAATTTGAATCAAGACCACATTGTTGTATCGTTTGTTGCGGATTAGCGTGAAATTCTCTTCAACAAATATATCTATTAATTCGTCGGCTTTTTGCGGTAACAGCTCGAGTAAAATATATTTCTTGGACCACTTGTGTCTTTTAATCACGTCCGATATTGAAGTGATGGCAGCGATGCTTTTTTCAAAAAATTTGTCTTGCCACCCTCGACCGATTACATTACCAGTGCTGCTCACGTTATTTTGATGTTTGAAATCCAACCCGCTCTGGATGAGTTTGGTGGTGATGCGAATACTCAATTGTTGACCGAGCGTGTAATGGTTTTCATACGATCGCTCCCACAAAACGTTACAACCGAACGTTATTAGTTTGGAAACGTCTTTTTTATTTAACATTTTTCTTAAACGTGTGAAGTCTCCACTGTACCAGCGATCGCGCACTAGTAATTTGAACATTCGTTTCTGATGGTCGGACAGAACTTTGCGCGTGGCGTCTACGTACAAATCGAGTTCGTCGGGCGTGCAACTCGACAAATTGTCCATATTGAACACACCATACTGTCTGTCTATCACAATAAATCCTTCGTCGTTCACTTGTAGATTATTTTTAATAATCGTGTACACGGTGTCGTGGTCGATGATTATGTTTTGTAGATATAACAAGTAACAAGACAGCTCGTCTGCTAAGTATTTGCAACATTGAGGCAACGGCTGACTGGCGACACAAACATAAGTCACAAACATGTTTATACACCAACTAACTTTAAAAAATTTAAATTGAATTTAAATGTCGTGTACAAACGTAACTGCAATGAAATCTTGACTGACTTGAATGTTTGCCGAGAATCGTTTTATTTTAAATCACAAAATACAAGTGTAAAATTTTAAGGCTCTAAAGAGTATAAATGAAATATATCAATATGTATTAAATATGTGATATTTATTTGTTAGACTCAATACCAATGTTTTTACTGAATTTTTCTCCTTTACACATTATAACATGAGAACAGCTGGGAGAGTATAGAGCGTGATAATACCACGGATTTAATGTGTCCATACAACATATTTCATACACAAGCGTACAATTAAAACATTTAATAACGTGTTCATTTTTACTTTGAAATACAGGACAACTGTAAAATCCCGCTTCGGCAAAAGAATCTGCAATCTTGGAGCACCAGCCGCCAAACGACTGTAGTCTCTCTAGATAGGAATCGTATTTGTCGTCGCAACTATCCATTGATACTATGTCTTACTGTATCAATTCAATGCACAATGGTAGCATAATCTTTTTGTGACAAACAAGTATGATCTCACAGTGTGACGCATCGTAGCAAATACGCAGTTTAATAATGATGATCTCATCCTTTTGTGACAAACAAGTATAAAGTTCTAGAAAGAATCAATCGAACTTGGACATTGTCCTAAATGCAGGTGGTCCGACTATTTGTTTTCATACATTTTGAAAGTCCGACTTTTAAAAATTACAATTAGTCATCATATGATCTCATCCATTTGTGACAAACAAGTATGATCTCATCCTTTTGTGACAAACAAGTTGTTCTAGAAACAATCAATCGAAGTTGGACAAAATCCTAAATTTAAGCGGTCCGACTGTTTGGTTTCATACATTTTAAAAGTCCGACTATTAAAATTTAAATTAGTCATCGGATGATCTCATCCTTTTGTGACAAACAAGTGTGATCTCATCGGATGATCTCATCGTTTCCTGACAAACAAGTATGATCTCATCCTAATTCTAGAAACGATCAATCGAACTTGGACATTGTCTTAAATCCAGGTGGTCCGACTATTTGGTTTCATACATTTTAAAGGTCCGACTTTTAAAATTTAAATTAGTCATCGGATGATCTCATCTTTTTGTGACAAACAAGAATGATCTCATAATTTTGTGACAAACAAGAATGATCTCATCAAATGATCTCATCCTTTTGTGACAAACAAGTATGATCTCATCCTTTTGTGACAAACAAGTAGTTCTAGAAACTATTGATTGAACTTGGACATCAACTTAAATCACTGAGTCGGACCATTTAGTTTCATACATTTTAAAAGTCCGACTCTCAAAATTTAAATTAGTCACCGGATGATCTCATCTTTTTGTGACAAACAAGTATGATCTCATCTTTTTCTGACAAACAAGTATGATCTCATCATTTTCTGACAAACAAGTATGATCTCATCGTAGTTCTAGAAACAATTAATCGAACTTGGACAGCAACTTAAATTTCTGTAGTCCGACTGTTTGGTTTCATACATTTTAAAAGTCCGACTTTTAAATTTAATATAGTCGCACAAACGAGTATGATCTCACCGCATGATCTCATCATTTTCTGACAAACAAGTATGATCTCATCGTAATTCTAGAAAGAATCAATTAAAGTTGGACATTAACTTAAATTACTATAGTCGGACTGTTTGATTTCATACATTTTAAAAGTCCGACTTTTAAAATTACAATTAGTCATTGGATGATTTCATCTAACTGCGCAATAAAATGTGACAAACAAGTATGATCTCACCGCATGATCTCATCTTTTTGCGACAAACAAGTATGATTCATAGTTCTAGAAACTATTGATTAAACTTGGACGTCACCCTAAATTTCTGTAGTCCGACTGTTTGGTTTCATACATTTTAAAAGTCCGACTTTTAAAATTTAAATTAGTCATCGGATGATTTCATCCTTTTGTGACAAACAAGTATGATCTCATCCTTTTCTGACAAACAAGTATGATTTCATCGTATTTCTAGAAACAATCAATCGAACTTGACATCATCCTAAATTTTGATAGTCCGACTGTTTGGTTTCATACATTTTAAAAGTCCGACCTTTTCAAATTACATTACTCATTGGATGATCTCATCCTTTTGCGACAAACAAGTATGATTCATTGAAATGATCTCAGCATTTTGTGACAAACAAGTATGATCTCATCTTTGTTCTAGAAACAATCGATTTGACAAACTTGAACATCATCTTAAATCCAGGTGGTCCGACTATTTGGTTTCATACATTTTAAAAGTCGGACTTTTAAAATTTAAATTAGTCATCGGATGATCTCATCTTTTTGTGACAAACAAATATGATCTCATCAGATGATTTCATCATTTTCTGACAAACAAGTATGATCTCATCCTTTTGTGACAAACAAGTGTGATTCATAGTTCTAGAAACAATCAATCGAACTTGGACATTGACTTAAATTACTGTAGTCGGACCATTTGGTTTCATACATTATAAAAGTCCGACTTTACAATTAAAATTAGTCATCGGATGATCTCATCCTTTTGTGACAAACAAGTATGATATCATCATTTCCTGACAAACAAGTAGTTCTAGAAACAATCAATCGAAGTTGGACAAAATCCTAAATCACTGTAGTCCGACTGTTTGGTTTCATACATTAGTGAAGTCGGACTTTTAAAATTAAAATTAGTCATCGGATGATCTCATCTTTTTGTGACAAACAAGTATGATCTCATCATTTTCTGACAAACAAGTATGATCTCATCGTTGTTCTAGAAACGATCAATCGAACTTAGACATACTATTAAATTTAGGTGGTCCGACCATTTGGTTTCATACATTTTAAAAGTCCGACTTTATAAATTACAATTAGTCATCGAATGATCTCATCTTTTTGCGACAAACAAGTATGATCTCATCGGATGATCTCAGTATTACATGATGCAATTTCATGATATCATCACATGATTTCATCTTTTTGTGACAAACAAGTATGATCTCATTGTAGTTCTAGAAACGATCAATCGAACTTGGACAAAATCTTAAATTTCTGTAGTCCGACCATTTGGTTTCATACATTATTAAAGTCCGACTTTTTCAAATTAAATTAGTCATTGGATGATTTTATCTTTTTGTGACAAACAAATATGATCTCATCAGATGATTTCATCCTTTTGTGACAAACAAGTAAAATCTTATCTTTGTTTTAGAAACAATCAATCGAACTTGGAATCATCCTAAATTTAAACGTTCCGACCATTTGGTTTCATACATTTTAAAAGTCGGACTTTTAAATTAAAATTAGTCATCGGATGATCTCATTCTTTTTGCGACAAACAAGTATGATCTCATTACATGCATGATTTCATCATTTTATGACAAACAAGTATGATCTCATCCTTTTCTGACAAACAAGTATGATTTCATCGCAATAAACTGCGCAGCAAAAATTATTGTAGTCATTTGAACAAATATTATCCTCATTCCTGTTAAATCATATAGTTTATAACATTCATATGAGACACTCTCATTTGCTTAACATTTAATTAAATATTAATACATTAAGTATTATGAGTGATATAGAGTGTAGTAAAATTAAAATCACGGTCGTCGACAATGAAGCCTTCAACTTACGTTACAACTACATACAACACTTTATTGATTTCATGATCCAAGTCGTAGACGAAATGGTTGAAATGCAACAGATAGAAAAACACGAAGCCCACAGCTTGTGTTTGACAGATGACACGGCTGCCTGGTTGTGCGGTAGAGTCGAAACGGCTCATTTCGTATCGTTCAGACTTAAGAGCGCCTTGTTTACGAACTCATGTTTGCTGTCGGGTTTTGACAGCGGTTTCGAGCAAAAATTGTTAGGAGATTCTTGGACACATTTGACATATTACAACACATCATTTGATCTAGAAAACCAAGTTGCCATTAGGTTGATCATCAGCCGCATGCACCTCGACACACCGCTTGAAATGAGCAACCCATGTCCTCAGTTGGCATATTTCGTTCGTGTTAGTGACAAGCGTGTAACCACTCGAGACTGTGACTGTTTTCGTTTGCAAACGCTGCAAAAAAGTATAAAATGGATGGATATGATTTTCGATCTGCAGCCGTACGATGAAAACAACAGTTATCACAAAATGCTTGTTCTACAAACGGAATTAATTGAAAGTATGCACGACGACAACATTGTCAGTATTGTGTGTCGACATAAAAATTGAATATGTATTAACTATTGTATTCGATATATTAGTTTTAACTATTGTATTCAATATAATAGTTTTTGTTTGTAATCTAAAGTGTTGTTGAATGTATATTATTAAATTATTTGAGATATAAGTATGCAGAATCAATATACTTGTTGTTATATCTGCGGCGAAATGTTGTATTTGTATAAAAAGTACCACAAAAGACAGGCATCAAACAGCTTTTTTGACAAAAGACGAGTGATAAAGCGAAACATGCGTTGCTTCTGCACTACGTGCTACAAAGATATTTTTCTGTACAAGAAGCCATTTTATAAATTGACACACAAAATGAACGTTTGTCTATAACCGAGAATTGGTCAAATAAAAATCATAGAATTAATAAATATGTAATTTTATTTCGAGAGTCCATTTACAAGTTGTATACAATTTATACTAACACTTTTATTAATACATAATAATATTTTTATACTAACATTTTAATTAATACATAATGGTATTATTACAGTGTAATAAACTAGACATAACGTTAAACTCGCCGCTAGTTTCTAAATTGTTGGCGCTGCCTCGAACACACTGCAAACTTTCTGTCCACCTGTTGCCCACAAACGATTGGTTGATTGTCCATTGGTCTAGTCGAGTACCTTCGACTTTCTCGTGACCAGTATGATTTACCTTGATAAATTCTTTGAAAATATTGTCAGGAGTATTGTTAAAGAACATGTACGGAATGTTGTAAATTGGGTATCGTGGAGCTTGTTTGTCGTTGAAATCACCACCCCTGACCACGTACTTCACCTCCAAGTCGTTAAAATTGGTTTGCCGCGACAAGTACGATATTGGTGAAAGGCAAATCTGAGCGCAAGTGCCGTCCTCCGCCATCCATTCGGTTAAGTCTTCGGCGGTGTTCATCACTCCTTTTTGACCGTGGATGCTGCATATTTTTATACCTTGCAAATCGTCTGTAGACGTGATGACTACAAGCTTCAAATACACAATATCGTTCAAAATCAAAAAACTATGATCCAGCCTGTCGATAGTTTGATTTTTAGTTTGTCTAAAGTATATGTACACTTTGGAGAGATAGAAATTTTTATTTTTACAAGTTTCTATTTTGTAACGCTTTCCGTCATATATCCAGCCGATTTTAGCGTTGGACACGACAACACCAGCTAAATGCAGCACATTACCGTGTTCCACTATTACACAATTGTTTCCTTGACTCGGAGTGAATTTTACGATGGGCGTTTCGTTTTTGTTGTAAATTAGCTTGCCTTTCAACTTGTTGATTTTGTTGTTGTACAACCTAATGGGTAACTTGATGTCGGGTATGTATGGATCTTCGGCCGTTAAAAGTCTATTATCCCTCACCAAAGTCCACAATTTGAACATTTTGTTGTTGACTTGTATGTGAGGAGACACCAACACTGAATTGCCCATCGGTAAATTGTCCAAAAATTTTGTTCGATTCAAATTCTGGCCTTCGCATTTAAGTATGGGCATAGCGTTTTTCAGATTCGTCAAAGACACAATCATCTTGGGCACTGGTATTGTGCTAAATATTCTTGTGTACCCTTTGTAATAGTATTGGACCAGCTTAGACATCAAGCTGGTAACGTTATCGTTTTCGTGTATTGTTCCCACATCCGATGTGGTCTTGAGCAGCGACGATTCGTTGTGATACTCGTACGATGTGAGCAATGTTTGTATCTTGGCATCGCCATGTATCTGAACAGTGCGTTTTAGGCAAACCATACCTTCGTGATGATTGACAAACAGAATGCCGTCGCTTAGCTTTATTTCAATCGGACACATTTCTCGTTTTAGCTCATAGAATATTTTAAACAAGTCTTTACGGTTGCAAGCAAATATTGTTGGTCTATCGTTAAACGCTACAATCAAACGTTCCGTGTCGTTAGTGTTATGGTCGTTACGAAAAATAAGATTGTCGGATTCGAGTTTGGCAAATTTATCGCTGACCAATCGATAGTCTACGCTTGGCAGACGTACGTTGCGACACAGAAAGAATTTCTTACCCGCCACAGTCATTTCTCCATGAAAATAGCTGTCCACGAATTTTGCAAAATCTTTTTGTTGCATAAGCATTTCCTGGCGCATCGTGTCATTGGTAATTCTCACAACCTCATTGCCAATGCGGTATTTGAGTAGTGGCGGAGTGATTTCGATGTTGTTGTTGCTGCTGTTATCCTGATAGTTGATGAAATTCTTTCGCTGCTTGCTAAACGTTTTGGATACTACATGAATCAGTTTTCCGTTGACAATAATTTCAACAATCTTTTTGCTTTCTTTCGGGTACAGGACTGCAGTCAGTTTTCGTCGTTTGGTGGCGCTTCCAGCTGTTAACTGTTGATCATTTTCCAAGAGAACGGCAGCAGCATATGCTTTTAGCACAGGTTCATACAACAAATTTATCAAATAGTCATGTTTGTAAATTATCTTGTTGGCCAGGTTGTCTATGGAGTAATTGATGTCGGTGCGCATGATCCTTTTAATCTGGTCCACCAGCGATTGGCTTTGAATTTTGTCAAAGTCGAATAAGTGGTTTAACGGTTCCCATTTTCCACTTCGCTTCAAATAAGTGTACAGAATTTCGTTTAAATCCTCGGTGACCACATATTCCCGGGCGTACACGTCTTTGGCAAAGAGCACATCGTCGGTCTTGTTGTACACCAATTGTATCGCTCGGTTGATTTTTTTCTCCTCATCCACATTGCCATAGAGGAACATGCGCTTGCAGCTCTTTGTGTAAAATTTGTCATAAAAATTGTGTATCAAAATATTGTTGTTCATGAGTATGTTGGGGAAGCACAAGTATCGTCCGTCGATCATAAACGTGCCTGCAATTTCCTTGGTGTCTGCACTGTCGTAGTCATCTGGTCTAAACTCGCGGTCCAGCCAAGTGCCAAACACCACAATCACACACTTGTGTAAGACACATCGGCCCAAACCGTCGGTGGCGCAGCAAAAGTAAGATTTTCGCTCTTGCAAACACTTGATAGTCGTTGTTTTTTCTTTGTCGCCGCAGTCAAGATAAAAGCATAACTGGTAGTCGTTTAGAATTCTGCGATAGAGCGTATCAAAATCAGTTACCACGTCCGTCATTTTCAACAATTTTGATTTGAATAACCAGTTAATATTTCAGTCGCTATATCGCTAGACTGCAACTACACAAGTTAATATTGTCTTTTCATATTTTAATATACTATCTACTGCCGATAAAATGCTGCGCCGATCGTTGAGAACTATGTCTAAACGCAAAAGAGACTTTAACGTATCCTCCGATGATATGGTCGTACAAGTAAAAAAGACCAAAGACTACAGTCATGACATTGATGTTGATTCACTGAAAACTAAAAATCTCAATGAAATTGACTTGTACGCAATTTTTAACAGCACGTACAGCAAATTTGCCAACAAGAGATCCTACGATGAGTTTCGACGTCGGCTTGATGTACAGCTGGATATTATTCGCAAGACGTACACTGACAATGACGGCGACAACGACAAAAACGACGATGCCATCAGCACCAACGGCATCGCCGACGAAAGCGTAAAAAACTCCACAGAAACTATTCTCACCGCGGCTAATTTTGCGCATCGAGTTTTGACAAGCAGCAACTTGAAAAATGTGTACGACGACTATTTGCTTAAGAAGTTGAACTATGTAGATAACGTGCAAGACCGCGGTCTGGACAAAGATTTTGCTCAATACAGAGACAGGTTGAATGTGGTGCGAGAAAAAGCCGCAAAGCTAGCTACACAATTATACTCATTCAATGAAAACGAAACTTTGAATAAAATGTTAAAGCTAGATATGAATAATAATCTGAACATGGCCAAGAACAAACAGCCTGCGAATTTAGCGTTTAACAGAATATTGGTCACCTGGGATGTGCACGACAAAAACAGTGTAAACGAAGGTATTGATGAGCAAATTTTAGAGACTCATTTTAACCAGTACGGCAGAGTGAATGCTGTGGTCTTGTGCTCTCTAAAACCCAATTGTGCCATAATTGAGTTTGTATCACAAGACAGCCTGTTAAGAGCGCAAAATGAAGAAAAGATGTTTATCGTCAAAGATTACACTGAAACGGCCATATTAAATGTGTCCATCAACGAAATAGTCTCTCAAGTGAATATTATTGAACAGAAATTGCAAAGTCTCCGAGAGATTAACAGTAGTCAAATCAAATTAAATCAAATAGAATCAAATCAAATAAAACCAACAAAACCGACCCTGTAAGACAATTTTGTTAATTTATTTTACGGACGCGTGTAGATCAAATCAAGCATGCCTGCTACGATTGTTTCCGTTCTCACTTTAGCAGCGGCAGAAGACGCGACTACAGCAACAGTACATTCGACCTCAGTTTTTGATGATCCTGTAATACAAGTGCCGGCAACGTTACTGGTATCAATGTCTAGGCAAACGTTACCGTCGTTACCGTTGCTGTTGTCGCCAATAGTCAAGAGTAAAAATTATGCCAAAAGAAGCAAGGTGCGCAAAATGAAACATTGGCAAATGAAAAAATTTTTTAGTTTTAAAATCGGCATGGACATGTGTAATAATGTCGTTGACAATAATCAGCTAATATGTAACAATATTAAACATAATGGCGTTGGTGTGGTGTGTGGTGTTAATAAAATAAAATACAGATATTTTTAAAACATTTGACTAGTTTTTATTATAAACAAAGGAAACAAACAGTCTTTACAGAACAACTTAAAGCTAAATTGATTGGTTCTAAAGTACACGTTTTCGCACAATTTGTGACACTGAACACAGTTTCTATATATCACAGTATACATTTTGTAAAAGTTATGGTTCATTTGCCAAGTTATTTTAAGTCTTTGCCGCCACACATTCATTGAAGCCAGACTGTTGTCCGAGTTCAACTCCCAAAACGAAACACTTATGAGCCAGTACATTATCATCTCGTCGTCGACTGCATCACTTTTTCCACTACCGCTGCACAGCGGAAACAAACACTCTTTGCAAAACGTTGCGTTTGTGTTAACGTGGCAGCAAAAATCGCAGACCTTAAAGCCTCGTCTAAGAGGACACTCAATTTGTGTAAACACACGTGTTTTTTCACATGGCTCGTTGTCGTTGCTGCCGTTGTTATCCAAGCTGTGTTGAGTGTTGGTGGCCATAACTGCAGACTCGGCTTCAATACTCCATTTTTCAAATATTTTTGCCTTGCGGTTAAAGTCGTCGCAAGCTCTAAATTGTTTGGAATACTTTAAAAATGGTTTAATAAGTTCCATGATTTACGTGTGACTAACTAAATTGAAACGTATGTTCTCTTTTTATGATGCTGGTGACGGTTGATATCAGCAACAAAAATGCCTATCTGTTCAGATTGTTTAACAATTTGTGGAAATCCTGTTCCGTCGAATGTCAGATATGCTTCGACCGTATCATTGACGACGGATTGGTTATCGTGTCTGATTACGGCACGCTAAATTTAGAAAAAATGTTTCACAGTAGTTGCTGGGACCGTTGGTTTCGAGTGGAAAAACGAGGCAGAGACCCCTTCAATCGACCCATTAAATATAAATTTAATTTTCCTCCAAAATCGTTAAATGAATGCGAATTTATGTTGAAGCAAATCAAAGGATTCATTGGTGAAGAGGACGCCGACAAGCTTTTTGCCAACGAATTCGACCGAGTGATCCATCAACGAACGCTAGACGTGGAGCTTGACTTTGCTAGATTACTTAAAGTAAAATAAATGATATTATTATCACAAAGTATTGTATAAATTAATGTGTAAAATTTATTATTTTAAAGTATTGTATAAATTAATGTGTAAAATAAAAAGTATCATTAAAAATTATAACATTTTTATTAAAAGTGTATACATATTTTACATATATTTTAATTTAACAATCGGTGTACAATATTAACAAACATATTTATTTTACATTTCGTCCATCTTAAAGAAAACAAGCGGTTGTATAGCTAGCGACAATGGTTTCTCTTTAATTTTTTTGTTATTAACCGTCTCCATTTCTATTTCATTTTTACCCTCTTTGAAGCCTTCAATGACGGCAAACATGTACATTTTAACTTCATCAGAAGGCGCTTGTTCTGAACCTTCTTGATTAAACTGGAATATTTCATTGAACATATCTATGTTGAACATTTCGCACGACAGCGGTCTGGACAATAATGTTGTCGCGTTTTCCGAAGTGTTGATCGCATCTCGATTGTTCTCCGACCGAATGTCGAAAAAGGTTTTGACAAAATTCAGCTTGCTCACTGGCTGGTCGTCGCCAGGAACTCGAACAATGATGCTGTCTTGCATTTTGAGCTGATCATCCCAACTATTGTAGCGTTTGATGATGTTAGCGTATACGGCATTATGAGTGGCCATACTCGACCATCGTGCAGTAAAAAATTCACCATGTTTACCGCTGTATCTTCGCAAATAAACTGTGTCAAAGAAGTAAAACGGCACCTTGCCTCCGTGCACGTGAAATCCCACTTGGTACACGACCCTCGGCGCTACAGGCTTAGTGACTACAATCTTAGCGTGCGGTTCAGGTAGCATGCGATCTAACCATTCGTCTAAATTGAGTTTGTACTTAAGCGACGCAAGTAGATTGACTAGATCGTTGCCTGGCGTGTCGCAGTGTAACAGGGTCGTGTTGCCTCGTTTTAAATTGTACTCGAAGATGTCCACACACGTTACTTTTCGCCTTTTAATCGCCACCGGCTCGTTGAACACGCACAGCAAATTGTTGGCGTTACCAGCGTACGGCATCAATTGATTGTCCTCTTCGTTTTGCTCGTCATTGTAGTCGTTGTCGTTAAGCTCTTTAATACTGGTTTCCCCGTACACGCTGACTGAATCGAAAGTGCGTTTGGTGGCCATAATAATTGAGTACGATTAATGTATTTAATTACTACAACACACTGAAATACCAGGATCACACTGAACTACACAAGCTTGTAACAAGCAAATCAATTTATGATACTCCTTATGTTCAACGACTTTATTTATAGTAGCCTGTTGTGTTGCTTGAAACACGCTCGCTTACTGATTATCGTATCAGAAGATAAATGGTATACTACAAAGATTAGATATCGAGTTGAGTGTCTCGATGAGCAGATTTTGTTGATCTATTCAGACAACTTGAACAATTTTTACGAAAAAGCGAATAACTAAGTATCCGTATGAGATATTTATGATGTATAAATTGTTGTCTGCCAATTGCTTGTTTCCAGTTACAATTGTTTTTGATGACTAGAATGCGTTGCGCCGGTTTGTTCATGATTTTGCCCTACGATCGGGCAGTGCTGTTGCGAGCCAATCGGTCGTACACCAACCATACCACGGTCCGTTATGATCATTACTGTGGCGACCACAACGATGTTGCGTTTTTGGAGAAGATTTCAATACCGCGCGGACGACGAAGCGGCGGCGACATGTTCGATTACGAAACGGCCGTGCGAGAGTTTATTGAGGAAACCGGTACCTTTTTCGAGAACGCGTATGTGTATTGCACGCCTTTCGTGTTGCAGTGGTGCGACGCCGGCGTCACATACAAGTACGCCATCTACGTGGGCATAATCGAGAAAGGAGGCGGTCTACGTAATGTGGCTCGTGTACCGAACACATTTTGTGTGAAACTCAATAGCGTCGAAAACAAACCTCACCAATACGACATAAAATTGGAATCGCGTCGCTACAACAACGAGCTGCATCGCCGATTACACATCATCAAGCTGGACGACTATTTCCAGTACATGAACGACAAGCAACTTGACACATACGACTCTAGCAACTACTTGGAGTTTTTCAATTTTGTCAATAACGTAAAAAGTCTGTTTGAGTGCTCTCTGCAGCGCGCGACTAAGTTCTTGTTGCTGTCATTGCGTCTCACGTCGTTGCGATGGTCGACCGCGACCAGATCGAACGTGGTGTTGCAGACTCGCCGCGAGCTCAAGAAAATTGTGAATGTTGTCTGACCAACAGCGACGTGTACGCCCTGGTCCGCGAAGTAGTCAACCAGCGCAAGTCCATCGGGGATTTCGAAGGTGTCACCGCGCATCTGTTTGAAAAAGGCTTTATCAATCAGACTAAGTATATAAGAGAAAATCTTGACAAAACGTTTATTACAGTGGGTGACGATCGAACGCGTCGCAAACGACTTCATCCTCACTCCAGACGCCTGGAAAATATATTCAATTTAAATAATCGTTCTTTGTCGGAAGAATATCAATACGCAATCAGTAAATATGGCATCAGCAGCAGCCCATCTGACCGAATTGATGACCAAATACCAGGACAGCGGCAACAATAAAACTGATTTTGACATCATTGCAGCCAAAATCAAGCTGTTTGAAAAGAAAAAAGTAGCCTACAGATTCAAGGTATCCGAGGTGTTCAATATGGACAAGAAAAGTGTGAAAAAAGTCAAGAAGATTATCAACAACAACAAGTACATTTTATTCAACAGCTGGTACACAAAGATTCGCAAAAGCAATTGGCTCAACAGTCACGACATGTGGAATCTGATGAAAGACTCGCTGTTGGCCAAACCGTTTGTGGACATATTTGATTTCATGGAGAAACTTGCGAGTAACACTGTGGTGTCCAAAAAGCACTCTAGCGTTGACGAAACAAGCAGCGACGGCGAGATTAAACCTAAAAAAGTTGAATTCGATTCTGATGAAATCAAGGAAAACAACGAGCGTCGAGTCAAACTGTACGAGGAGTTTTACAGGGTGTTAAATGTGACTTTTGCAACTGACACTGCTCCGCCGTCTAGCTCAATTTACGACCAAAAATTGAAAAACGTCAAAGGTTTGGACCGGTTGACTCGCAGCGTTGTTCAGTCAGGCGTAAGCGCGTTTAAGCATTCAATAAAACAAATCGAAACAGAAAAATCGTCGGAAAGTGCTACGTCTGCTCTTGTAAGTACGGATTCAGTCGCTTCAACTCGTAAAAGGAAACAGTCGACTCACACAAAAAAAGCAGCTAAACAAAGCAAAAAAAATGAAATTGTATTAGAAAAACAACAGTCAGTGTCATCGTTCAACATGGTCGATGATGCCATGGATTACAGCCAATTGTCTGATTAAACGGGATGTGTATCTAAAATTAAAATTGTATTAATTTTATGTATGTTAAATATATTTTACAACTAAAGTATTATAATAAATGTATTTACAACAAATATTTTTTTGTTTCTTCTGCTGGTACCAAATCAACAAAATTGTTATGTATTCTGATTACTCGAGCCTTTACAGTTATTCCTTCATAAAACAAGTAATTTCTTTTTCTCACTATAAGAATACAGTCGTAAATAGAATCTGAGTCGTTTAAAATTTTAACGTAATTCAAGCCGCTTATGTTGCTTTTTGTGACTACAACAGTAACCTCATCGTTTACACTCAACATATTTATCGTATACCGCTTTGAAATAAAAAATAAATATATTTATAAAATATAAACTTTATTTGTTAATAGTATAATAATTTCCTCCTCTTAGCCTTAGCACTAAATGTAGCGTGGATTCTTTTTGAATATTGTAATCGCCCACAGTGCGATCATCTTCTAATTGTTTGCCGGCAAAAATAATCCGCTGTTGGTCAGGTGGAATCCCTTCTTTGTCAGTGATTTTTTGCTTCAGTGACTCGATAGTGTCAGACGACTCCACTTCGACTGTGATGGATTTACCGGTCAAAGTCTTTACAAATATTTGCATTGTTCCGTTTTGTACAAATTATCTTATAAATAATTTAGAATGTATATTAAAAATTATTAAATAATTTAAAATATTTATTAAAATTACATGTCCTATAACTAAGTACACATTAACATACAATTGTACAATATAATGTCTGTGAATGTAGACGAGTTTCGCAGCGATTTGGCTGCTCTTACTGCAGAGATACTAGTGAAGCATCCTCTCGATCCTAACAGTCGATTGGGAGACGTACTGCAAGACATGAGCGCAAACAATATGTTATTGCTTAAGAAGCGCGACGAAATTTTTGACATTAAAGATACGAATAAACTGTCCGAAGAGGCACGAGTGTACCTGAATTTGTTGCAAACAGAAAAACTAAATCATTGTCGGCAATGCTACAACAAGACAGATGCACAGGAAGTTCGTTGCTGGTTCCACAAAAAATATATTTTCGACAAATGTCAAACTAAATTCTATCATGAGTATGTGGATTTTTTAAATTCTGAAATGGGAATAATTAGTTTTGTGGAATTGTATTACGTGTATTTGGCTCTAGACGATGTGTGGAAACACAATGCGCCTATTCTTTTAGACAAACTTACTGGTTTCAAATCTATTAAATCTCTATTAAATCATTATAATTATGAATGTGAAGAAGCGGCAGACACTAGTAATGTAGAATGTATGGATACTGATTAAACTGTATATTACTTTTAGTTTTGTGTAATATTGATTAAACTATATATATATTATTTTTAGTCTTGTGTTTTTAACTAATTACTGTTTCTGAGATTTTTTTGTCCAAGAATTTGAGGCAGATTTACTGCCGCCACCAAGCGGATTGGGTAGATCAGGTACTTCTGGGACTTCGGGTAGTTCGGGTAGTTCAGGATTAAGGATGGCATCGATGCTGTTTACGGTTGTTTGAATGGCCGCCAATTGTTCTGACTGAGCTTCAAGTTGTTCAGTGATTACACTGACATCAGGTAAATTGGCCTGCACTTCTGCAACAGCGTCTTGTAAAGCGCTAACTTTGTCGTCCACAGCTTTGATGTCGGCGCGAATGAGTAACAATATATTTTGAGACATATTTCAAGTAAAGTACAATATAATTTTAATACAAATACAATTATTAATAAAAACTTATAAATTTGATTTGGTTTTAATGTATTGAGTATTGCGAATTAATTCTGAGGCAAAATCAACGGTCCATCAAACCTAAACCTAGCAATTTCGAATTCATTTTCGTTGATTGTTATTGTGATGTTGTGCTGATCGTGGAAAAAGACCACATTTCTGGGCATGTCTCGGTACGCTAGCCGATTATTTTGTGTGCTTATGGCAAAACGTTTTATATTGGCCTGACCTAAAGCTTCATTCGACTTGTACGGTAGCTGGCGTCGACCGTATACAGAAAGCCCTGGCTTAAGCTGTTGTACTGTAACATTGTCGTCGTAATTAATTTGACCAGACACTAGACCGGCTGCTCTCAGGCCTGTTAAAGGAAATATCACTTGTTGGTTAGTGTAGTCATCAAAGCGGCAAGTAATTACAGATATTAATCGTTTCTCTTTGAACACGGGCGCACCAATGTAGATTTGATCGGCAAGTGTGAAATCTTTGACAACAACGGCTCGCAATTGACCAAACACTATACGATTTTTATGTGTGTGATAATTGGTAAAAACGTTTGCATCCACGCCAGTCCGCCACAAAACGTGATCACTCAACAGTATTTCAACCATATCATTAGCTTGTATTGACGGTAGAATAATATCGGTTGCCACGCCCGGAAAGTGATGCAACATGTCCAACCGGTCGTCATTGTTAGTGTTGGAATGAGGCGGAATCACCACAACCTGTGCCTCTTTACCATCGACCATTTGTATATTGATCGCGCGCTGTACATCGTTGACAGTATAAATTACATTATGTATAATGTGTGTACCATGCGCTCGCGGTATCACGTTTGTATCATGCGCTTGCGATGATGCAATCATTGTATAAAGAATGTAAATTGCTAGTGTTTTAAATATCGTTGATGACATTATATCGAATGTTCGATTCCTTCTTATTTCAAATATTCATGACCTGTGCGACACTTTGCTTACATATATAAAACGCGAATAAAATGACCATCTTGTATTAAGTCTTAAGACCTGATATTAATTACTTCAAATTAAAGGAGACATTTCCTATTAGAAACAAAAGACATGCCTGTATTTAGAAGAAGCGAGGCTCACCATAAGCAAATATTGTTGGCCAAAAGTCAAAACGATAGTTTACGAGAGCAACTAAATGCAATCGTTGCGGCCAAAAAAAATCTCAACATAAAAATGCAACACTGGGAAAAGTTAAAGCGAATCACCAAAGATCCTCAAGAAATTGCAGCCATTGACAGCGAGTTAAACAAACTGCGCATGGAATTTTTGTCTTTTAGTGTAAAAAAATTTTAATTGTTTAAATATATAGAGACTGAAAATAATGTATTAAATAAATAAACTTGTTTTATATTCAAAAATTCTTTATTAAATTATCAAATGTTTTATAGAATTTTCTACATTAAAAAGCGGCTGCTGGTTGACATGCTGCTGTCGCTGATGGTACAGATCGTTGTCGTTGTCGTCAAACTCGTTTTCTTCACACAGCTCCACGTCAACAACAGTGCCCCAATCTTCGCAGTCATTGTCAATGGTGTTTGTGGTATTAATGCGATGATCGTAGTCGTGATCGCGACGGTGCGGTTTGCAAGTTTCGCCGGAACTTTTTCGATTAGTAACATGCGCCCGTCGATTGGTTTCAGATAGCAATTGTCGTGGTCTTGATCTTAATCGCCGACGACAATCGTCTCCATCGCCAACATTAAATCGTAAGCGTTGTTTAGTTAGTGGAATGGGTGAACATTTGAAGCGCCTTCCGTTGGGCCAAAAATAATTTTTGTTGGCGCGCATTAACTGCGAAGCAGCGTATTTGGTGGACACGACGATTTGCTTGCGAGTACACTGATCAGAAATGATGTAGTCTTTTATTGTATTTTTGCATATGTAGTCGATAAATTTATGAGCAAACCGCTTCTGCACATCACCACCGTTTATACTGAACGCGTACATGATGCGAAGGCTAGTTATTGAATGTGAAAAAAGATCACAGGCTTAATCGAAAACGAATAAGTTTTTTCCAAGATCTTCTTATTGTTAAGCGTTATCATTTCAACAGCACTTTTGCTTTGTTTTATACCCTCTATTACAGCTCCCATTATCATGTTGACTTCTTCGTGTGCAGACAACATAACATCAAACGTACTTGGTGTGTGAGGCTCTACGTGCACTTTGTCGACTAGTTGCCCGGTCATGTAGAGCAATTGATTCCTATTTGATTTTATGCTGTAAAATTGCCTGGCAAACGCTGTTTTGGCAGCAACATTTTTATCTTGTGGTATATTAATTATAACACTGTCTTGAACGACAACTTGATCTACTTTGAAATGCTTACTCAGCACTTGACTGTAGTCCTCCATGTGTCGATAAACATCTGACCATTTCATGACCAAAAAATCACCATAGTCTTTGGTGTGTCTTCGTACGTTGACATGATCAAAAAAGAATATTTGGTCTCTGCATAAATAGTGTTGCTTTATTTGTAGAATATTGTATTTGGTGGAGACGACTTGAAAATTTTTAGCACATCCAGGTGTGTACAATACGCAAGGTTTGAGAGTAGATAATTGTTCTTGCAATTTATTGTACGACGTTGAACACGCAACTTTTTCAAACCTCTTGTTTTTTAACATGTCCAAAAAATTATTTTGCCATGTGCTGGACATGATTTTATTGTAAAATGCTTGTATTGGTAAAGCACAGCCAGTCAAACGTTATGCACAAGTAGACTGTGTTCCAATATTGCTTTTATAAGTAGTATTTGTGGTAGATAACGAAAAATTCACACACGTAGGTGATAATGAGCGACAAACAATTGTTCACTAGCGACCAGTTGCTAAAGAACACAGCGTATGTGAGCAATCAGCCGTTTGGAATCAACCACTATTATGCTTTACTTATGTTAGCAAGGGGACTGGTGTCGTCTGATATTTCTCAATCGTCCATCGTACAATTAGAAAAGCTAGGGTTTCATGTCGATTTGTTAATCGACTACATCACCAACATATTTGAGTATGAAATGTTTGTGAAAGACAACGACATTAGTGAGATTTACGTGACCACTCACGATAGACAAAAGCTGATCGGCACTCTAGATATTTCCATCAACTCTGAGGGAAGACTTGACATACAAGCACACAGTGAAGTGTCGCTGCCGTCGTCTTCATTGTCGCCGCCGTTGCAAGCTTCGGCGTTACCGATGACCGTTTAACTATCATGAGGCGAGCTGACAAAAATTTTTTAATAGCGACACAAATTTTAAAACTTATCAACCGTAGTGTGACCACAGTCGTTACTAACTTTGATTGTAAATCGTTATGGTCACGACGATTTGTTACATGTACAAAAATTGGAACCAAGGCACTTCTACGTTTTTAACGTGGAAATGTAACCTAGCAAAATATTTTATTGAACCTAGTATTAACAAGTATATGGTCATAAGTAGGAATATAACAAACAAAGCAACGACGGCAGGCGTTTTGTCAGGCATAATAAATAGCAGCAAGGCTCCCATAGCCCATAATACCGCTAACGTTAAATTGTCGTAGTCGTTGCGTTTTACGAACTCGTCGCCACCAACTAAATCGCCAAACAGCATGCGATTGTGAGCTTTTGTGTATTGCAGAAATTCCAGCCTGGTGTATAAGGAACTAGAGGACAAAGCGTTGCCGAGCAAAGTGGTTTCGTCTATATCATCCACAGTTTCGCCTTCGTCCAAATTAAGCAATTGACCATTAGAGTTGACTTCGAGCGCCGTGATATAGTCGAGAATGTACAACAAAGAGTCCAGAGCCACTGTGTCATCGTCTTCGACCAGTTCGTCAAAGAATTCAGGCAGAAACTCGACCATATCACGCGACCCGTCGCCGATTGTTTCAAAATAGGCGCTCAGAAACGAACGAGACAAATCTCGCGGAAACTCTGGCGGGAACATATTGCTGTAGCCGAAAGGGTCCCACAGCGACAAGACTAGATCGCTAATAGTAAAAATGATGAGAATAATACCGACAACTGAACTAGCTTTGATGGCTATTTTAGTCAAAGCTTTAGCCACAGCCGAAATAGTCTTGATGGCAATACGGTTGAATTGTTGAACAATAGCAGCTTTAAACGTCTCTCCCAATAATTTAGTCGTGATACGTTTTGAAGTCTGCAGTAGCATTTTTTTCAAAGCGGGTATCAAAGTCATGTTAATTCGCTTTAACATCTCTTTAAATTGCGTCAAGAGCAGGTCAAAACCAATATCTGTCGCTATACCTAATATTAACGAATAGTCTTGTAAAAATTGAGAAATGATTTGGTCGAGCGTTTGATCGTCGATGTTAAAAGTTTGGTAATCAAATTGGGTTGTTGCTTTTCGAAAGGTTAATTTGGCTTGTTGAAAAGTTTGTTTAGAAAATCCAACTTCAGCCGTGTATAAAAGTTTTGTATTTCTGTCAATACCAAAATCAGAAAGTGTTTGAAACTTGGCAAATTTTGCTTCAAATTCCAAATTTACTGCGTTGTCGCGAATGTTGCGCCACTCGTTTAAAATTGTTTCTGAATCGATTACTGGTTTCAAAGGCAATATGGGTGACGGTCGTGTGTAATCAAAATTGCGCAACTCGCTGAAAATGTTATTTGTTAACAGTTTGAACGTTATTAATATTGTGTCACCCAACACGAAACCTATTAAACTTTCCCACCATTGTGAAGTACAGCCACCATTCATTAGATCTCTTCCAAACCGACGGCAATACGCTTGATTAAAAGTACCGTCAAACATTTCAGGAAACAAAGGATCTTGTCCTGGTTGAACATTGAAAGCGGGCACGTCGTCGACACCTTGTATTAAATGATCGTCAGTTCGCAAATACGGAGAGTTGAGATACATTTTTGACAAAGTGTCGACAAGTATGCATCGCTTATCAGTGTCCAAGTAGCGCAATTCAGGCGCTTGCACTTTATTTTCCGCTCCTTCACGAGTGGCGGCCGGTCGATCTAAATGGTAACATGCCGGCTGGGCGTACAAGACTGTAGTTTCTGAGGTTTGTGTGGCGTTCGTCTGTGTCGTAGCGTCTACTACCCCGGTCTCTGTGAATGGATAACAGCTCATACTTTCGCAACCGCGCTTGCTAAACTTGAGTTTTACAGCGATCGCTTTATGCACTAGCTTGGGTGGAATGTAATAATCGTCTTCGGTGGCTGGTCGAATTTCATAGTCAATGAGTATGTGAGGCATTTTGTTACGCCAGCGAGTAATGTAATTTAGTCTATGCATGTGAGCAGCGTAGCGACTTGCGTTAGTCATGTCTGTGGTCGTGAGAGTGGCCATATATAAAGATTTACACAGCGCGACTCGACGTTATACAAAATGAGCGATAACTGCGGTGGTAGTGGTGTCAACCGTCGTTTCAATATGACTGCTCTAAAGCAATCTTTATTGACTAAACATTCAGTGCCTCCTCAGTTGCAATATGTGGAGTTACGAATAAAAAATATGCTAAACAAAAGAATATTTGACAGATTTGTGCCTCACGTTTATTTAGTCACGCTTAACAAACAGTGTGTTCTGAAGTCGTGCAAACAATTTGAAGACAGCGAACAACCCAATGGTGCCACTTACACTACAGACGGCAAGTTAAAGTATTATTTAGTGGATGTGTTTCCTGTGAACTGTGAAGACAATCCTAACGAACTGAGCCATATCTACTGCGTGTATCGCACTAGAAATTTAAAGTGGTTGGAAGAGAATAAAGAAAATATTCCGGTATAATATTTACAAAAATATATAATTAAATTATTGTATAAAAATGACAGAATAGAAAACAAGGTTGATTAAAGTATGTTTCAATATATTTATTTGTTTGTAAAATTATTGTATTACATATAATATATTTTTAAATTTCAAATTATTAGTATCATTTCGTAATAGCATTAAGATTATGTGTTAAACTGCTCTGATGTTGCAGCAGGCGTCTTTTGTACATGTTATTATCGTAATACAAAAGACAATGGGTTTTAGTTTTTACTGCCATCACGCACGGCTCAAAAAACTTGACAGAATTCAAATCAATTTTGTCTTCGTTTATAGTGAAATGAAGGCGATTCATAAACCCACACGTAGAACAATATAATACGAGATGTTGTTTCTTGTAGAATTTATTTTTGCACTTTACACACGACACTCTGTCGTTATGTTTAATGAACGGTTTGGCAAAATACACCACATAATTAAAATTCATTGTGTTGTGGTATTCTCTCTTGTACACCTCATAAAAGTAGGTGTAATTAATGAATTTATGTGTCTGAGCAAACTTGTGAAATTGCGTCTCTTTCGGTTTGAACGTAATTTCGTTTAAATGGTTGATGAAACATTCTTCAAAAGTTTCTTCGTACAGCGGCTTTTCGTAAGTCCTGAGCACAATCTTAGTGATGTGCTCATGCGGTGCTTTTGTTTCAATAATTTGCCTAATGGACGTGTACATATTCAAGATGGTGTCTTTGAATACATGCTTCGTGTCTGTGTGTTGTCGATCGATACCAAACAAGTATTTGCTGACAAATTGATTTTTGCACAGCGCTTCTACCGTACTCAAAGACAATTGAGGGTATATTTGAAAGAATTCAATTTGTTGCAAATGTTTGTCCTTTAGAATGGTGTAACATTTTTGGCACACCATTTTATATTTGTTGTGACAGTTGCTGGCGTTTTCCTCTTGAATTTTGTGGTTCACCAACACGAACAGTCCTTGGTTAGTGTTGAATTTGCCTTTACACTTGTCGCAATTGGTCATCACGTACGCTTCTTTAGCAGACTTTAAATCGTCGCAGTTCATCAGTTGCAGATTGTTGGCTCTGTACACACCGCGCACATAATTTTTTGCATAATTCATCACGTGTTGCATTAACTGAGATGTTTCTTGTGACAAGAAATACTTGCGAAAATCCGTTTTTTGCTTAGCGTCGTAGGACTGCAGCGACGAAACGTTTTTCACTCTTTGTGAGCTAGGTGTGTATTTTTGTACATAATTAAAATGACCCGTATTAACGGAACTAGACGAAATGGACATCCTGGACGAGATGGACATCTTCACGATAAACCCGTTGATACTGTGCTCTCGTTTATTTCGAAACACTGTTTATATATCGACTTGTTCTAATTTAAATACAATAATTGTACACGACAGGCCATTGCGTTTGACTTATTAACAAACGAAGCTGAATCGAATTAAAAAACAAGTGCGCAACATTCTGCTATCATGATGTCATTATGATGTCATTATGATGTCATGTTATATTTATATAAAAGGTTATTGCTAAGGTTATCAGTTCAATTTGTTGAAGGGTATTATTATCAGGAATTTTTATCAGAACACCGGATGCCTGCTCTGGTGCGATATGACATGTAGCTTCCGTTGACCGCCTGCATCCTATGTAGATATGATTAAATCCCTACCACTTTTTGAATACAAGGGTATATAAGTTGCAACTTAACTTGGACATCACTATTAATTTTATAGTAAGGCTGGCACACTAACTGTTTTGCGCGTCATGGACCCTAACAATCAACTTCATAAGCAACTGGAGCAAAAGCAGCTGATTGATCAACATCAACAAGAGCTATTTATGTCGCAAGGATACGAGCAGAATCACGAACTGTTGTTGTCTACGGAGGACACTAGCTTTGTGAATCAGGTATTTAGCAATTTTATTTTAGGCCATCTACAAAGTCCTCGATTGCCTTTGTGTCCCAAGAGTCATTTTGAAGTGAGGCAAGCCGTGTTTGCCATCTTGGATAGATATCATCTACAAATGTTTAACGTAAAAATAGACGATATATTGGCGTTGCGTGAGCACGAAGACGATGTGGTATTTTCTAAAACTGAATGCGTTCACCATCTTATAGCAAAATTGAATAGAATAGTTCAAGTGCTATTGTTTGTGGTGCAACAGGAGATGTACGTGCATAACGTGTATATATTTTTACCCTATTTGCGCCAGCTTAAACAGATGTTAAGTAATTTTGTTAACGATTATTGTTGTAGTTCTGTAGTCCAAAAGTGTATACAAAGCGTGGATTCGCTTATGCAACGCTCTACAAAGTATTTAGAGGCTATTAAGTTTATTAGCGACAGACTACTGGTCATGAACGTGTTTGATGATAGCATAAAAATTTATCAATGTAACATTTGTCAAAATACATCTGTAGAAGAGCATTTTCTTAAACCAGACACATGTTGCGGTTACAGAATTTGTTTTGCGTGCTATTCGCAATTGTGGCAGTATTGTAACGTATACCCAGTATGTCCAGTTTGTAAGACTAGTTTCAAAAAATCAAATGCTAACAATAAAAAGCTTAACGACGCTTTGGATTCTAGCACTATTGAAGAAGAATAAATTGTTTTATTTTTGTACTTTGTGTTGAGTGGGTATGATATAAGCCAATTGCCAACAATTTGATTCATTATGAGCAGCAGCGGCGGTAGCATAAATTATGAGAAACATACACTTGAAACAAGACATTTAAAATACTTGTTTTTGGCCAGCTATTTTCGTCTCTCTGAATATGAGAAATTCTCGACGGAATCCGAGCCGTTCATTGCCGAGTATTTGCGAAATAACTTTGACAGACTGGACGAAAATGTTTTGCTCAAATTCATAGACTACATCAGCGAAATGAAGCTTAGATTTGCAATTAACGATCGCACAGTCAACATGTTTAAATTTATCAAACCGCAATTCAAGTACATTTGTAACAAAGACAACACTGACATATTAGAGTTTGACGATAAAATCTATGTGCAACCTGAAACTCCCATTTATGCCACAAATTTTTTTGTTCGTGAGCCGCGCAAGTTTCGCATTGTCTTGTACCAAGAGTTCAGTAAAGTATTGGATAACAGGCAGTTTGTCACCAATTACGAAACGTATTGCTTGATAAACGGAAACGTTGGTTATATCTTTGACGATTCATATATAGATTGGTGTGGAGTGCGCATGTGTTCAGCGCCTCGAATTGAAGGCAACTTGTACCCGTACCGATTGTATTTAGTGGGTGATTTAATGGCTAATCATTTCATTGAAAACAATATTACATTGGGTTTAAACGCTTTTAACAACGGCGAGTGTATTCTAAAAAATTTTCACAAAGGTTTACCCTTGTTTCGCAACAATTATCGCGTTATAAATAGCAAAAAATTCAATAGCGATAAACCCGATGTTGTATTCGATGAGATATCTACTGAGCTAGACACGATGTCGTCGTACGTGAAATTCATTCAACGCGACTACATTTATGATGCTGTTAATTTTCCTGATGAATTGTTGGATTTGCTCAACGAGTACATGACCGAAACGTCTGTGTACAAATTCATTAGCAAGTTTGCCGAATCAAACGGAAAACCTGCAAATTTGTACAGCGAAATAGTCGTCGACCGCTACGCCGTGGACAAATATCGCAAATTGAATATAAAAATTGAACCCAACACTAGATTTCCGTCGATACGTTACAACGAACCGGCGTACATTTTTGTCAGACCGGACATGATTCAAATTAAAGGCACATTAAACGCGTTTTATGTGCCCAAACAACGAATCTTTGCCATATTGGCCAACAACAGTTTGTTTGGATCTAAAACTGTATTGCATTTTGACCACAAACTAATTCCGTATACGCACAGTTCTCCGCCCAGACGCTTAGAGTCTGATACGTATGTTGTGGACAAGACGAGTAAATTGTATTTGACTCGATATATTTTCGGTAACACTGTGCCTGCCTATCTTTTAATAAGAGGTGATTACGAAAGTTCATTTAAATCCCTGCACGAATTGAAAAATTCTTGGGTACAGAATACCCTGCTTAAATTGTTAATTACACCCGAGTTGATTCACTACACACTAGAGCAAAATGGAAGACTTGCGCCCGCCGACTACAAACGCCGCAGGCCGATTTATGGCCAATAACCCTACGTTTTTCAACATGAACACGCTGATGACTGTATTAATCGTACTGGTGATTATTATATTGCTAGTAATGCTGTTCCAATCTAGTAGTCCGGGTAACAATAGTAGCTCTCCAGGCGCTGCCGATCCAACCAGGTACGGTTACGTAAATCCTCTGAACACTACAATGAGAGCCAACCCTTTTATGAATACACCTCAAAGACCAATGGTGTAAAATTATTAAACTAACTTGCTCACATTTTATCAGTAGACTCTTTGAAAACAAACTAATTTATATTTATTAGATATTATTTTACTAGTAAAACTAATAAGTGTAGTCTTTAAATCTTTTTGTGTTTAGTAAAGCGTGTAAGCAAAATGAAACGCTGCCGTAATCCCAAAATTCGTACTGTAACCGAAATAATAAATGGCAAAAACAAAATGGCAAAAGATTACGATTTAACAGAGTTTGATGCAAAAAATCTTAACAGTCTGGAGAGCTACGACACACTAAAAATCAAGCTAGTTTTAGCAAAATACATGGCTATGCTCAACACTCTGAAACTGACTCAGCCGTTGCTGACTATAATGCGGGACCGCACATCTCAACAAGAAATTTTTGCTATTATTATCGCGTCACTTGGCTTTGTGCACAACAGAGTGAATCCTATGGTGAATAATTTTGATATACGCATTCATTGTGTAATTTTGGAAAATAAAGAATTAAACTTCCCCGGCGAACCTATTATGTTTCGTGAAAACGAAAACAATGAGATGGTGTGCATCATCGACAGAATCAGCATTATGCGAATGTTGGAAAGGCAGTTTGACACAAAGCTTAGCACTGACACTCTTCTTCAAGAACACAACAAGCTAAAAATGATGAAAACGTTTAGCAGTGCAGGTGTAAAGAAGCGTCGTAATGAGGACGACAATAACGACCACGAAACAGTTTACGATATTAAATTAACTGAAACAGAATGCACTCGTTATTTGACACTACTGCTGCTCATAGAACACGCATATTGCCATTATGTCATATTTAAGAATCATGGGTCATATAATTACTTTATGTCTATGGTAGATCATTCTTTGTTTACCACAATGTGTAAATCCACAATGAATATGACTTTTAGTAATTTGTTAATGAGCAAGTTTAAATTTCAAGTCGAAGACAGCGATCATATTAAAATGAGGTCTACGAGTGGTATTTTGGGCTGTTGATATTGTTAAAATAAATACATTAAATGGATTATATTAATAAATTAAAATAATTTTTTTTACTTTATTTAAAATTATTTGTAAGCATGTGGCTGTTATTAGCTATTTTTATTATCATTAAACTGTTTGTGTTTCATAAAATGCAAACCCTTGATACTGACAAGTATGTGCGTAAAATATGTCCCACAGGCTACAATGGTGTAGCGCCGGATCCTTTAGATTGTAATTCGTATTATTTGTGTCCTGAAACTATTCAATTGTTTTGTGAAGCCGATCAACAATTCGATATAGATAGTCACGGATGCATACCGATGTCGTTTGAATACGGTTGCGCCGGACGCTTGTATAAAAATCTGCTGTTGTAAACTCCGACCAAATAATACTGTCAAGTGCGACTGCGGTCATCGCTAAACTTGATAGATACACTATGTGAGTTAATTTTTAAATTAGGATGGGCAACAAGTCCGATGTCGACATCTCCACGTTTAGTAGTCGATTTGGATAGTGCATTCACAAAGCTGGACACGACGTTTCCGCTCAAGACTATGTACTCTTTAGGCACATAGTGTTCGGTGCCTATGTTGTCGCATACGGTGACTCCCAATATTTTTTTGCACATTAGCGATTCTCTACTCTTGCTGACGTTAAAGATGTGCCATATCTGTGTCTCTTTGGTATCGTGGGCGCATGTAATCACAACCAACACAGGAATTTGTCCGTTTAACATATTGGCGGCTACGAACGGTAGGCGTACGCAGCTTGCTATGTACGCATTGATTGGTCGTGTTGGTAGGTTATGTGCTATGGTTATTGTAGTGCTTATGTTGCGATGAGTTTTTTCGTATCCGCTCACTAAACGGCTGCGCAACGTGGCCATATTGGCGGTGTTGATTGTGGTCGGTTCATTGTCTGTATAACTAAAAATAAATGTGGTAACGCTATTGACTGAAGTCAACAGCGAGAACGTGAACAATCGCTCTGTATTGTTTGGATAATATAAATTAACGCTCATTGTGTGTTTTGTTTCAGATTGTGAACGACTACGGTTACAACGGCAACGACTACGGTCAGTCCGCCTTAAATATGAACTTTAACACATCGCACTGCACACCTTCAAAAGATGTATTCGAAAGCCACAATAATAACATGCCCGAAGACTATTTGGTGTTGGAGAATAATGTCAACAATTCTGTGTATAATCAGAACGACTTCGATAGTTTTGTTAAAGTTTGCGAGTCTGTGTTATCACCGGACAAATTTAACAACATGCTGGACTTCAAGCATAAACGCCACCAAGAATTTTCAAAACCAACGGCTGTGACTCTGGCAGAATCGACCAAAACTTTGAGCGACGAAAAAAACAAAAAGAAAAGCGTTCAAAGAAAACCTTCTGTTAAAAATAATTTACGTAAAACACCAAAGAATGATATAATCGACAAGGAAAGTGTTGCTGTACAAACAGGTATGGGTCAAGGCAAAGGAAGTCTAATAAAAAAACAGTCGAAAAACTGCACATCTCCTTCTCGTCGATTTAGCAAAGGAAAAAGTATACGTTATAGCAAAGATGTTCAAGACAGTTCAGACTCGGAATCGGAGGAAAGGGAAACGGTCGGTGGTGAAGTATTACAAACTGAGAAAATAGTTACAAGCGCTGTTGTTGCTTTGGCTCAAGCTGCGCCAACTAATTTTGTGTTGTCGTCTGAATCTTTGCCAAAACAAACGAGTATGAAACAATTGGTGCAAGATTGCAATTTGGAACCATATAGCAGCAGCAGCAGTAGCAGCAGCAGCAGTAGCAGTGAGAGCGAGGACGACACCCGTCCTGAAGAAACAACAACAAGCAAGTCTGCTGAACAAGTGACGTTGAAGCGCAAACTCCCTCAGATTGAACATTTAAACAAATTGAGAGGTCGCCACAAGAAAGCACGTGTGGAAAGCGAGGTAAGTATTAATAAAGCCAAAGCACACACAGAAAATTCAAAGATTGATGCAGTTGATAATGAGATAATAACTAATACTCTATGTCAACCTATTGAGGATGCAATTAATTGGGAGATGTATCAAAAAGAAGTACGCAATTTTACAGATCACGTAACTCAAGTCAATTACTATATGTTTATTGTGTGCAAAGACAAAAACTTAGCTACCAGAATTGTATATGCAAATTGTGTAGCCGCAGCCACCAACGAATACGCCTCAAAGTATAGTCACATTGATAAACGTGTGTTTGTGTTATCGTTTGACAAGTTTAGATACATGATTTCGTATGATTTGGTCAAACACATGAACATTGAAATACCAGAGTCTGAAGACATAAAAAATAATGGAAACGATGAGGGTAAATGTTACTTTAGTAATGTAAAGGATTATTATTTTATTAACGCTCTTGTAGGTCGGTTAAATATTGATTTCTTTTACAGTCGAGCTAAAATTATAATGTTGTTGGCGTCTTTGGGAGAAGCCAAATCTATGTACATTTTAAGTCAAATTCAAGGAATGGTTCACGACGCTAGTCTGTACACTTTACCGTTTGCATTTAATCGCAAAGACGCTATGTTGATGGTTGACTTAGAACCAAACAGTGTTGATGGTGCGTTACCTAAACCACCAGTTTGCACATATGTACAGGATATCATAAAATATACTAGCGCCCTAAAGTTTCGCAAAAACATTCCTGACGACAAATGCAATGACAGTAATTTGGTCAACAAGTTATTAACCGAATTAAATTATTGGCTAAGACCACGTGGTGAAAAAATGACTGTAGCCGCAGAACGCAATAGTTATTTTACGTACAAATATTCTAGTGTGGCTAGAATGTTATACGATATAAATCGTGGTGATGCTAAACATTTGTTAAAAATTAAAAAAAATAATAGTTGTACAACCAATTTAATAAAACAGTACTTGAACGATAGTTTGTCAAATAAAGAAAATGACAATTTTATTTTAATTACTACTAAATTAGACGAACGTTGTACTATTTTGAAACATGGTTTTAAATATTACTGGATAACCAGTGTAATTAAAGATATTTTGCCTTTGGATTTAATAGAGTACTTTAAACAAGGTAGTCATGTCATTTACAAGCTAAGTAAAAGCGGTCGTAAAGAAGCCAACAATCGCCACAATGGTGTATTAAAGTTGTTAGTTAGTTATTTTCAAGGTGTAGTAGATTATAAAATGTGTGAAAAAATTGCTAAAAAACATTTTCAATGTGATATAATTACAAAATGTTTCAATACAGACTAAAAATATAAAATTGTAAAATTATATCATTTATTATACTGTATTACTATATAATTTTTTTATGTAATTGTTATGTTATAATATATAAAAAATATATAATTTTTTTTATATAATAGCATGTTATATGAAATATTAATTTGTTGTGTGCATTTTTATAAATAAATAAATAAATGGAAAATATATAAAATTTATGTTATTTTATTATCGCTCGATCCTTACTGTCTGCCTATTCATCATTCGTCTAAATATAAAATATGCTATCAACATTACAAATATTACGATTCCTATGATCCATATCACAGGCAATAAACTGTCGAATGAATCCGAGCTTTTGTCAGAGGATCTATTAATCACACCGTTAGGTCCCAAAAGATTGTCTAATCCTAAATCACTAATTAAATCTGCCAGATTATAAGGTTCTATACAAGTAATAGTTTGTCCTGTGGCCAAGTCTGAAATATCCACGTATTGACGAGATGTGGGATCGGCATTAGGGTCGCTTGCCCTGCACACAGTTTTTTCTGTGTCTATGTTAAAACCCTGACAAATGTTTAATAATTGTGCTTGGTCTTGAATTAAAGGATCTCGTTCGCAAATATTAACTGCCGTGTCTGTTATGTTTGGTGGAGGAGCGCAAGTGCGATGCAATAGCAAGCAAGCTTGTGCAGTATCACCACCGTTTTGGCCCACAATATAATAGCTACCGCCCACTCGATTCAAAGCATTGATTATGTCTTGTATCAAACTGGCGGCACTCCAAATTAAATAAATGCCCACGCCCAGCAGTATAGGAGTGCCTATGGCTTTTAAATTAATAAGTCTATTGTTTAGCTGTGGGTGTTGATTGAGTGCATTTTGAATTCCTTCAGGCGTTCGTGTGTTAGTTTCGGGGAAATTTCTACGCACGGCATCTTGGCGCATTTGTCTGCTGTGTATACCGGCATCTGGAATATTGTCAAATCTGCGCAGCTGTGACATACTGTTGATTTGAGCATTAGTAGCGTTTGTAAAAACATTTCTGATAGACGACACATCATTGTTTCTAAGAATAGAATTAATTGTTGCCGTGCTGACAAATTCATTGTTAGCTAAACGATAACCTGGCTCAAAAATGTTGTCGGCTAACTGTCGAGTGGACGGAGTCGAAAACACATTTCGAAAACCTGTAGGTGCCGTTTGCACTAAATTCAGATTATCTATATTAGGAAATTGTGCGGCATTAGGATAAGTTCTATTGACTCGCCGTAAATTAGAAAAAAAACTCATTATGTGTGTAACAGGTAGTGTGTAAGTTAGTAAATGTTCAGTAAATGTTCAAGCTGCTGAACGGCTATTGTAAACTAGTAGCTGTTGTAAGCTTAATTAAGTAAATGTGTGGTGTGAACAGCTGTGAAATTTGTGACGGCAAAATATGTGTGTGTATGTGCGTGGTGTCACAGTTAAGTAAATGTGTACAATAGTAGTGTATACTTAATCTAAAGACTGTAAATAAAAAAATCAATTATTTATGTATTATTTATTATTAAAAAAATATCACACAAATATTACACAATGGTTAAACAATTAATTTAAAAAATTAAATTTTTATTATCATATATTAACAAAAAAAAATATTACATAATGGTTTTATAAACTAATAATACATTAAATTATATTAATACTATATACTATTATACATTTAAATATTATTTAACATGTTGTTCCTTTCCAATGTTCTTACATGACGATTATTTGCCATTCTCCGTCTGCGCGCCTGGGCTGGTGTTTCATAATCCTGCTCATCAAAATATCCTAAGTTACTTGCAACATTCTCATAATTTACATCATTTTCTGTTGCTAGATTGTTATGTATGGGAGCAGGGTTTTCATCTTCCGATTGTTCGTTCTCATCTGTTGATTGATCATCTTCATTTTCTGATTCATTGTTTTGATTGTTGCTCGGCAAATTAGTATGTTGACTAGTTGCACGTCGTTGTATTTCATCAACATCAGTATCAAAAATATTATTGTTTAAATCTTGTGTATTGCTGACGTAATCCATGCTATCTTCTCCGTCACGAGATTCTACAATAGCACCTCCACGCTCCATTAGAAATGTGTAATTCACATTCCATTTATAAGTAGTGTCAATATCGGGTTTCTCTTGTTTCATTACTTTATTATTTTTATCAGGATCGTTAATAATTGAATAATTCTCCGGCGATTCCAAGGGAAATTTCTTTAATAAATGCTCAAATCCAAAGGGTTTTCGTTCTGATAAGTACGATGTATCGCCCAAATAATAGCGTTGTTGGCACTTAATATAAAAATCAAAATAACGCACCTGCATTCGGTCTGCAATCAAAGTCGCCAATGGTGTTATTTTGTTACGAAGCAATTCAAATACATCCACAAATCTTTGGTTCAGTATCGACCGCTGTTGAAACAAATAATGTTGGCGTCTCATAGCTATGGCATTGCTGTAAGCGGCAGTCAAGCACAATTGTCGGAAACGATCGCGAACATTTTCTTTATCATACACATATTTTACTATAATTTGGTTTAATAACTTGTTGTATTTGTTCAACAAACAAGTGATCAGTTTTTTCTTAGACACCATGGTGGTAGTAGTCTCTATGTTGTTATAGGGTAATGCGTAAGCACATACCACCTTGTTTTGTATAGCAGTATTCATGGTGATTGGCCCTGACGGCAAGCTCACACGTTTACCAGTACCGGTGCCAGTAGCAGTAGAAGTAGAAGCAGAAGTAGCAGACATGTTAGTATTTTGCTAGACTTTACAAAATAATAATTAAATTTTAAAATCTAACCTTTTTAAACAATACATATCAGCCTAATAATACTTGATATCAGCCTGCTATCAAGCACCGATAAATATAATCATATCACAATTACTATCAACAGATTAAGATAACCTTAATATCGACTCACATATCAAGATACAGTGGTTGATTAGTAAAGGGTTGTCAAGATACAGTATTTAATTATAATATATAAATGTTTAATTTGTTAATGAACTTTTTTGCACTTCAAAAAAAACATTATAATTATAGTATATTGGGAGCATATCTTACACTGTAGACTATGTAAAATAAATAGTCTACGATTTGAAATAATGTTCTGTATATTGAAGCGTGAGATATAGCGACTTTTTTTGCATTACAAAAAAGTTCATATAATTTTTATGTGTAAAAATAATATATATATATTTATATGTGTATAAATATATATATAATATAAATAATATATAATATATATATATATATTTTATAATACACGCAACCTTACACGCCTGAACCCTAAACCCTAATGACTAGTATTATAATGTAGGTTAATCCCTGATTACCTTATTAACAACATGTTGGCGTACGTGACTGCAGCCATGTCCACTCAATGCCTATCAGGTCGCTACATCCTGGCAGATAAGATAATCGTGTCTTGTTATGGTACTTATCAGTCGACTGCAATATAGATAATATTATCGCATCCGTTCATATAGATAATACTATCGCATCCTGTTAGGCAGTTATCACGTCCTGTTCATACAGATAATGTAATCGCATCCTGTTTACATAGATAATATTATCACATCCTGTGATTAGGCTGTTTATCAGGCAATACGACTGTCGGTTTGAGATAACACGAGGGTATAAAAGGATTGTAAACGAAGTTGGACATCAGTTTAGTCTGTGCGCTCAACTAAGCCTGATTAGCAGCTATTATTAATTGAATTTAAATTTACAACAGCCTGCCTAACTATGGTGCCCATTGTAAGTATTTGAAATTATATCGTATGTGTTTGTGTTGTCCTCTAATGATTTCCTTTGGTCTATCAATCTAATGTAGTTTGTGTATTGGCAGCCGTTTGCAGAACCCCATCGCCACATCAAGTTCCATGTCAACCATATCGAGAACAAGATCAACGTGTATCTCTTTATGGCGCAGAAAACGCAACACAAAGTAGGCGTAATAGACATGAAGACGAAAGTGTTTAGGCACGCCAACGTTAGCATCAAGTCACGCACAGCGTTCACCAACAACTTTCAAGCGTTGTACGACCATATTGTTTCCACGAACATCTCCATTCAGAACCGTAAGAAACTTGAAGCTCTGCTCCTGTCTCTCATCAAGTGCTGTGTGATGGAGTATGTAGTGGTATGTATGCACGATTTCAAGCAGCATTACAATTACCACACTTGCGAGCAGCAGATATACAATCTGGTGCAAAATTTTATTGACAAGATTCGTCACGGCTGCCAAGATTCTGTCATAGTGGATAGTGTAGAGTTTCATAGAGCTATACAGAAATACGGAGACGAGTTTTGTGACCTTAACGCCAATCAGAACATTAAAGAAATTTTAACATATCTCGATTCGTTCGTCGAGTCTAGCATCAATCATGAGCACAAAACTTTGATCGCCAAGATGGACAAGTTACACGCGTCGCTGTCATCGTATTTAAAATTGAATAATCTTGACACAATAATTAGCAGATGCTCTAAATGCAGACAGGATTATGTGTATTTTGTACACGAAAAATGTGATCATACATTGTGTCTTAAATGTGCTGTTGAGTCGATTAAAAGTAAACAATGCGTAAAGTGTACTAATGACGATAATAACGACAGCACAGACATAGAAGACGAATCGCATACCACATCATTGCCATCATCTAAAAAACAGCCAGCGAAAGTCAACTCACCAAAAAAACTATCACAAACCTCCATCACAGATAGTTACAAAACGATCACTTCCAGAAAACGAAAATTAGACCTAACAGCAGAGTCTTTAAAGTCTTCAAAGTCTTTAAAAAAGTCTTGTGAAGACACATCTTTTGACACCGAAGTCTTACCAAACAGCGATTCTTTAGTATCAGCTATTGTAACAAGCGTCAACACTATGAGCAGGAGTAAAAGCAGCAGCAGCAGTAGCAGTAGTGATAGCGAAGACGACCACGATGACAGCAGTAGCAGCAGCAGTAGCAGTGACGATGAGAATAGCGACGGTGGTGAGGATAACGAAGGTAAGAATAGCGATAGCGACAGTGAGAATAACAAGAATCATAAAAATGTAAAATGTAGACCCATTGCTATATTATTAACTAAACAAAATATGGCAAAGAAAATTAAACGTAATGTTATTAATGAAACTGATCACAGCAACGATGATCAAAATGATGATGATGAGAATAATGATTCTGATAACGAATACAATAATGTAGACAATAATGATCCTAATAATAAAGACAATTGTGAAGACAATGATTCTGATAACCAAGACAATGAAAACAATTGTGACAACACAAACAACAATCATAATAATATAAATAACGATTATAACATTTTAAATACAAATTTAGTATGTGAAGTTGATCCTAATATTAGAGATAGTGGGTGTGAATTTGATTCAAGTACGATGGACATAGACAATAATGATAAATGCGACAACATTCAAAACGATTCTAACTACATTCAAAACAATTCTAACTACATCCAAAACGATTCTATTACTAACGACAACCAAACTGTCGACAATATCTGTAATAATGTTCCTGTCGCAACACATCAATCGTTCGCAACACATCAATCGTCAGATGAAAATAATACGTCTATTGAAAATAATATGTCCACTGATGCTGATGTTGATGATGTTCAACAGCGAGTATTCAATTTGTTGTCTTCAATATTTCACGATCCTCACCAGCAACTGGGAACACAACACCAATCTTATGAACCATTAGACCAGTCCATTATAGATTATTGCAGTTTTGAATCTCCAACGGTGGCAGGAGATATGGAAATGCAACCTGTGCTTATTCCGAAAGAAGAAATTAAAATAGAAGATGAACTAGATAAAATCACATGTCGCGTGGAAAAAGTCGAAGCTGAAGATTTGGAAGATGCATTACCTGAACCTGTGGAAATTACAGGAATTACCAACAACGCTGAAGAGGACAGCGACGATGAGGTAGAATTTGTAGGCACAATTCAACTACCAAATCCTGTACCTTTGCCTAAACAACCTGTCTACATTAAACGTACATTTGTTAAAAACAAACACGACCCCTGGTCATCTGAAGCTAAAAAGCACATAAACAAACAAGAGCAAATACATCGTGAAATAGAGCAGCGCAAACTACAATTAAAACAATATAGTAACGATATAATTATGTCGCAAATAAATGCTTACCAAAACAACCAAAACCAGTAATGTAATTGTATAAAAATTGTTGTAATATATTGTTAATGTAATATATTGTTAATGTAATAATTGTTAATGTAATAATTGTTAATGTAATATATTGTTATATTTGTGGGTTTTTTAATAAAATAAAATTAAAAATAAATAACAAGTTTTTTATTTCCTTTCGTATACAGAATTTGATGATACAAATTAAAAATAACATATACATACAAGACTATTTATTAAATCACTATTTTAACATAAAGTCCATTTTTAACATTGCTTCACCATTAATGCATCGATAATTGATGTTGTATTTCAACAAACTGCCAACAAAATTTCTTGCACACTGAGGTACATTAGTCAAATTTATATGTTGGCGCTGTCTATAGTGCAACACGTCAATCTTCAAATCCTCATCAGGGTCTGGTTTATACGGATGATCTCCTGTCAGTAATTCGTAACACAGTACACCAACAGACCACCAGTCAAAATGAGTATCATTCTTCTGACCCAAGATTTTTTCTGGCGAGAAATAATCAATGGTACCGTCGCCACAAGACTCTGTGCCAATCATTTTACACAAGCCGTAATCGCACAAATAAACATTGGAAGGTCGATTGTATAGTATATTTTCCAGCTTGATATCGTTGTGGATTATGTGATTTTTGTGCAACGCCATCAGTGCTTCAATCACTTCACGCAAAATAAATTTAACCTCACTGAGAGGAATAAAGTCTTCTTTCCGAAGCAAGTCGAACAAATCTCCTCCTTTAATATAATCCATGATTAATAAGTGGCCACGCAGTGTATTGAATGAGTAAAAAAGTTTGATAAAATTTTTATGTTTATTCATTAATTGATGAACAAAAATTTCTATAGGATCGTACATTTTGTTGGAAATTTGTTTAAATAAAAAATCCTTTTGTGTGGGAGTGTGGTTTCTAACATACACTTTTCCAAACTTGCCATTGATTAGTTTTATGTCGTTGCGCGGAGTAGTGTCTTCATCAAAGTGTTGAATTTCCGACAGAAAAGTATCCATAGTGCTTTTTAAAGGCAATTTCCTTGTTGCTTCGTTACTTAGTATTAATGCATTAGAATGCACAGCACCGACAGTATGGAAGTAAATGAAGACACAATGTCTATACACACGGTTTTAAACACAATGAACGTAGACTGGAAGAGTTTCTTTAAACGAATTAAATATCCAAAAATTATTTCGTTGCGCGAAAGCGTGTCGCGATCACACGGAAACAAGATTCGACTAACTCGGCGCGACGCTTACGAACTAGTGCAATTGGCCAACAAAATTTATGACGACACTGTAATCCTAACCACAAGTTCTTTACGCAGCAGCCCTGGTGGTGCCGTTGACACAATGGACATCGATGTAGTCGTCGAATCAGAAAATCTGCACAAGTTGGAAACGATTGTAAAGTCATTAGATCGACGCAATCGTTACTACAGTCCTTTGTCTCAAATCGTCAACACCCTCAAGAGCAATCCATCAAATATTAACGACGTGTCTTTGTATGAACAATTTTTTAAACTTTACAAACAATATATTGAGGACATACGAGCTTCGGCTTCAGCATCACAGCAAATTAACAAGATTTTCCAAGATATTGTCAATCTAGACACTAACTTATCACCGACCGTCGCATCGTCACCCACGACTACATCGGTTATCAAAACTACTACTGAACAGCTGCCTACGACTACATCCGTAAGTACGATTGTTGCGGATACACAAGCGATGCCTAGTTTTGTTCCACCGCCGCCGCCACTGCCGCCAACTCAAGATTTTATTTCATCCATCGCGCCGCCACCGCCGCCGTTGCCGATGAGTGTAAGACCGCAGTCTGAAGGGTCACTTCCACCGCCACCACCACCTCCGCCGCCACCGCCGCAATTTGAGATTCCAGCTGAAACATCCAATATGGCAAATATTCTATTCCCGACGACAGGACCGCCGTCTTTGCCTTCCGCGGCGACGACATTGACACCTTCCAAAGATCCGCATGCCGAATTAATGGATGCGGTGAGAAATTTCAAAACGAAACTACGACCGGCAAAAGAACAATCGGCGCTGACACCATCAACGCCGGCGGTGCCACAACTCGATTTAAGAAGTCAATTAATGCAAGACATAAAGAATCCAAAAAAACGGTTGAAGAAAACCGAATCGATAGCTACCACTGTTCGCGAACCAAGCGTCGTTGAGGCCGCCAATCCTATTGCACAAATATTAATGAGAAGATCTAAATTAGCTTTATCAAGCGCTGGCGAAGAAAGCGCCGGTTCGGATACAGGCGACTGGAATGTGTCCAAACAGCGTTTAAAAGAACTACGAGATATTAACGTCAGCTACAAAAATAAAATTCTAGAGTCGGAATTAGATAACGAACGTTTAAACAGTTTGTACGAAGCGGCTAATTCTGTGCTGAGACGCAGGCAGGTCAGCCTAGACGACGAATTTAAGGTTTTGGAATATTACAGGGACATAGATTCTATATTAGAACAAGAAAGCAGCGCTTAGTATGCAGGACCAGTGTACAAAGGCGCATCAGGTGCGAATTCTTTAATCTTAAACACTAACGAAACTTCCATCAGGATTTCTTCTTCCTCAGCTGAATCTGTGCCAATGTACACAATTGGTTTGTAGAAGTTCTCCCAGATCACTTTGTGAATAAACTCTTCGAAGGAGTTGGTGTATTCAGAATGCAGGTTCATGACAGGACAGCCTCCTCCTCGTTTGGCGAGACTGATACGGTACTCGTTGTGGCTGCCCACATACGAAGGCTCCACAATGCGAATGACTTCGTGAGGAACATAGTCAGGATCACAACGCAGAGCGTGTTGTGCCAAAAACCTATAACACCTGTTGGGTTTAGTTGGTCTGAGATTGATGACTAGGAAAACGTCCATGATTTCTTGGTCATTAACGATAGGAAAGCTGTCCTCCATGAAACGAGTCCAAGTCTCTCTCAAAAACTCTTTACCGCTCCAGTTTACGACTAGTTTCATAGTATCAGGTTTGACGTTTCTAATTTCTTTAAATAACGTGAGTTTTTGGTTTTTTCCAGGCCCTAAAAAAGGATCTTCGGCTACCAAGTATTTGTCAAGAGAATCGTATGCACGTTCAGCCACTTCGTTTTCTTCGTGGTGTTTTGTGCGCTTAGCTGCTTTGATAACATGTCCTAAATTTTTGTAGTACTTGTTGTCGTACACGTATGTGCGTCCCAGTGCAGGACTGTAACTGTAACGAGTATACAT